GAATTTTCCATAAAAATGCAAGAGCTTCTATAAAAATTTCTAAAAGTCTATATATTTCGATATAACGTCATAAATTTTGGCTAGTTTTTCAATTGATAACATTTTGACATATATAAATCTCTAAAAATCTATAAGAAATTTGCAAAATTGGTGTAGTGATTGGTGTAGTAGATCAGGATGTTTTCTTAAAAAAATCATCGATGTTAGATTCTTGCATGACGTGGCTATATACATCTAGTGTTATTTGTGCCGTCGCGTGCCCCATAAGATATTGAACAGATTTTATATCCATCCCTGATTGAATCATTCTTGAGCAAAACGTATGACGGAACGTATGAGGAGTGATGTGCAGCTCTTTGCCTTTATGACATGCATTGTATCCATTTATAATAGTGTCTAAATGCTGATCTACATGTTTTACCATCTGTGGACTTCCACGGTTCGTGAGAAAAAGAAATCCTACATACCCATCGACCATCGGCTCATTTTTTAATTGTTTTCTATTTGCGATGACATTTTCAAAGCACTTAACAGCGATAGGCGACAACGGGATAATTCTATTACCTCTTTCTGATTTTGGAGTATCAATATAATATTTGTTTTCGTAATCCCATTGTAACTGATGTGTTATTTTAATCCTCTTATTTTGCAGATCAACATCATTAAATGTCAGACCACATAATTCGCTTGCTCGGATACCAGTTTCATATAGAATCATAATTTCATCGAGTCTTTTTATATAGACTTTGCTTTTACTCGTTTTTATGAATTCTATAAGCGAATTATAATCTTCTGTTTTTATCACTGATTTTTCCGAATGAGGTTTACCTACAATTTCAGAGAGATTAAACGAAAACGGATTGCAATCAATATTTTTTTCTCTACATGCCAAATCGAACGCAGGTCTTATCAAAGAGAGAACAGAATTAACCGTTCCAAAGCAATAACCAGATTCATATAATTCTTTCGTCCACAGAAGAGCGTCGGAATAATTGATATCCGATATTATCCTTTGCCCAAATTCAAGCTGAGATAATAGTCTTAAATATCGCTTACGTTCTTTTTTTGTACCTTTTTTCCACGCATGCTCACGAATTGAACAGTAGGTCTCCACAAGATTGATTACACTTGTTTTTGAACCATTTAAGTTTTTATTTAGAGCAACATTTATTAAAATGTCCTTCTCTTTCTCTCTAAGCTCCTTTAATGATCCAGCATACACAGAATGTCGTTTTCCGAACTTATCCGTCCAACGATATTGGTACAGTCCATCTTTACGTTGCGATTCACCTTCTTTCAATACTTTCCCTTTATTGTCTTTTCTTCTTTTCATGGTAAAGCTCCTTACTCAATATAAAGAGCTCCGATGCGACATTTTAATTATATCACATCAGAGCTTGAGGTTCAAACAGAATATGTTTGATCTATGTATTTTTCCAGGGCTTTGCGCTTAATAAGGCGTTTTTTACCAACCCATAGAACTAAAGTATTATGTTCATCGTCCGTGATTTCACGCAACTTGCATACTCCAATTCCGGTATAAGCTGCAGCCTCCTCTAATGTAAGAGTAGTTTTTTCCCATAGTGGAATCGCTTTCATTTTATCACATTCTCCATTTTCTCCGTCCCATACTTTGCCACGCACATATTATATAAGAGCATGGCGCGAGTCATCAGGCCAACGCCGCCGATGCGAGGGGTTACCTTGATATTCTCCATCTCATAAACAGCGTCAGCGCAATCACCGTGTTGCTTTCCGTTTTCATCATAGTTGATGCCAACATCGATGCAGATCTCTACTCGATCAAGACCAAGCGGTGTGATGAAATTACGTTTTCCGACTGCAGAGATGATCACGTCGACCATATCCAATGCAAGAGCCGTGCACTTCATAAAACTTCCGCTGCTATTTACAGAAATCACATTACAATGGCGCTTAATCAGCATATCAACCAGTGGACGACCAACAATATCAGACTGACCACATACAAGCACATTCTTGCCATCCAGATCGTAACCGATGGAGTCAAAAATCTTCATAACGCCCAACGGAGTACACGGCTGAAATTTGGATGTGGAATTAAAGCCATCAATATCAAGTTCATCTGGAATACAAATATTTTTGGGATCGATATGTTTTGGCAACGGAAGCTGAACAATGATACCGTCCACATATTCCCAGTTATAATCTTCTAAGATCTTGTTGTTCAACTCATCTTCAGTAATACTTTCCGGCAGTTTAATAAGCTCCGCTTCGATTCCAACCTCTTCACAGTCACGCAGCTTACCGCGAATATAAGCGTTGGATGCAGGGTTGTCCCCTACTTGATAAATATGTAAAATAGGAGCATAGTCATCTTCTGCGATGACATTCTTAATTTTGTTTTTGATATCTTGTGTAATAGATTTGCAATCAATAATCATTGTGAACCTCCTTTATACTCACTACTATACAGAATATTTCGTAGCTGATTGATAAAATCATTTACAACGCATTCACTGCAATCTAAATTAGCCGTACATATGCCACAGCTATCAGTATAATGGTACAGTAGATCTTCGATTGATTTTTTATAATATTCTGTTTGGTCTTTATAAAACCCTAATTCTTCAGCCATGTTCTTTCGCTTTCTTTTTGTTCATCACTTCAATACAATGATTATCATATTCATCAATAGCATCCCACGAAACTTGATAACTGCAACGTGGATCTGTTTTCATTAAATCGTTAATGTATTTTGCTTGAGCGATAGCTTCGTCTCGTGTATACAGCAAAGACATAATCAATTTAATATATCGTTTTCTTGTCACAGCAAATACCTCATTCCACTCAAATATTTTTCCTTCAGCCGTGGCGTCAGTGTATCCACCTGTGACAGATGATCTTTCATGTCGGCCAGCTTAACAAACCATGCGCAGAGACCATATTTTTTGAAGTTCAGATAATGAATCTTCTCGCAATAATTATCATAATTTGCTTCGTCTGGCTTCGTTAGAAGTTTTAGTGCTTTCTTAAAATTCTTTGGCAGGCCACTTGGATCATAGTCTGTGTCCTCTAACAAGTCATGCATAATAGCCAAACAACGGCAATCATTTTTCAGGCTGTCTGGAATAGCAGCGTTTGCAGACACAAAGTTCATAACACGAACAGCATGTTCAAATGTTTTGTCGTCATAATACTGGCGTGCAATTTTTAGTGCATCGCCAAGAACGACATAATTTTTATCAAGACTCATTTAATTCACCATCTTATAAATATTTTTCATAATCATATGGAACGCAGCCGAATCTGTTGATATACTTTACTGCTCTATGATGATTCTTTTTGCGAACCTTTTTAGAACGACCGTGTTCTATAAGATGATACATCCTAAGTATTTCTTTTAATGACATCTTGCGCATTTTTACACCACCTTATAAAAGTCTAGTTCTTAATACATCACGCCTCGATCGTTTGATAAATAGCAGCCCTCTAATGAGCTTGCAATTTTGTGGTATCTATTATCAAGCTCAACAAGAAATGTGTTTATCATCTCATTATAAATATGTGCGGCCTCTTCGTAAGTGTCGGCAAATGCATAATATGATTGATTTGTATTCACGCTGATTGTGCGATTTTTTGTTTTAAACTTCGACTTCCAATAATTCTTGTCATGAATAGTCCCTTGTACCGGCTTGCAATTGATACCGGCCTTCGTATCGTCAAATCGAAAGCCAACACACCACACTTCTTTATCGTCTGGAACAGACATAAGTGTATAAGTCATATTATTTATCATCCTTAAAACATACATTCTTAATCGTCAAAAACTTCTTCTCTCAAAACAGGCTCATCGTGACTCTCTACACGACTGCCGCATTCTGGACATTGTGTTTGATAAAACAAAATCATATTCAATGACCTCACAATCCAAACACCTTCCGAATCAGACCAAAATTCACAACCACAACCACATTTAAAATGATATGCAAGTTCTTTTGGAGTCTGCTTATGCTGAATAATTTTAATCGCCATTACTCTTCTCCTTCACTTAAACTTTTTAAGACTTTCTGTATTCTGTAATACCTACCAAACGGTGTCTCAAAAATAACTCTCAGCCGCTCAAAAAGTGTTGGTTTACCGAATACTTCATTATAATCTGCAATATCGATTTGTTTAGCAGTCTCGCCGCATTCAGGGCAAGTGTATCGCAACTCGAAATTAGCAGCTGTGGCATAATAGTCTTTGTAGATTGAATCAAATGTATCGTCGGCATAAAAATCACAATGACAATAAGGACATTTAAACTCGATAGCAAATTTCTGAGGTTCTGGCTCATGGCCGTGCTTGACAATCTTAACAGCCATCTGGCACCTCCACGGTAAAGATATTTTTGGTTGCTTCTTTCCAAGAAATAAACTCAGCCCCAGCAACTTCCGCTCTACATCTATAGCACGCAATCACATTATTCTCAGGAATATCCAAATTAGGATTTTCAAAAGAAGCCACTCGAATCTTAGTTATGTAACCGCAATTCTTACATGGAAATACGATTACCGGATTTTTCAAACTATCAGTCTTATGCATATCTACGCCTCAATTTACATACACGTTATTAGCTCCGTAAATAAACCACAATTCTCTTTCCGAGAGCAAGTTTTCTTTAGACAGAGCGAACTTGATAACTTCATCGATAACTTCATCATCTGTATGTATCTCGTTATATTCTGCCGTGTCGCAAACCTTGTAAGTTTTGCCATCTTTATCTTGAAGCAATGTTCCCTCACCAAGTTTTGACGGAGCTGTTTCCTTTTCTTCTTGAATATGTGCTTTCATACTATCACCTACAATATGCGTGTAAAAAGGCAGATTCTCTTGCAAGTAATCTCATTCTAATTCCACAAGTACATTTATATTCAGGACATTGTATTTCTGCCGGACGCCCTATATTATCATAATTTTTTATCGTCTCTCTAACAGGTCGTGCCGGTAAAGGCCATACATGAAATTCAGATCTTTTAGCTTCGAATATACATCCGCAAGAATCACAAGTCACTTTATATAAATTTTCAGAATCTTTTGCCTGATGTGTTCCATGCTTTATAACATTCATATTCTTTATTCCTCCTCCACCCACCACTACCGAATATTTACGTTACTTTTTCAAAGGTAAAAACCGTGTGTTTGGTCGTGATTTCTACGGAACTTTCATCGGTCGCAATATCCACAGATACTACAGGAGATGTATGCATTCCACCATAATATGGATTACCATCATTGTCTTTGACATATCTGAATTGCGCAATCCAACCAATCGGAATCGGGCGGAACTGCATTGTCATACCAACCCATTCAGGATACCATCCATCAAGACGTTTCCTGCCCGTATCGGCATAGACAGCATTCTTTAAAACGTAATTACCTTTTGGCATTTGAATAATATCGTTCATAAATTCCCACCTCTCGTTCTTCTTCATTCCAATGTGCAATACCATATTTATCACGAATACAATTCAATTCTGTGAGAACTTTTTTATACTGCGGATCACTCGGTTCTGTTCCGAACATTTTCGTCTCTACATTACCAAGTTCTGCGACATACGAATACCCACCATCTCTCAGTTTCGTCCCAAGAGCAATCAATTCGTCATCACTTTGTACCGATTCGTCATAGATACCATTTTCATCATAGTATTTAACACGTCTTTCTACATATGGGGATTTAACTGTATATCCAAAACTACATCGCATAAGCAATACTCCTTGATTATTAAACACCAGTGCTTCCGAAACCCTTATCACCACGCTCAGTTTCGTTCAATTCATCAACAACATCGAACTGTGCCTGATAATACGGAACAAACATGAACTGTGCGATACGATCACCATGGACGATTTCCTGGGGCATATCAGAATGGTTGTAGAGCGGAACCATGGCCTCTCCCCGGTAGTCTTGGTCAATAACGCCGACACAGTTTGCCGGAGCCAGTCCCTTCTTTGTAGCCAAGCCACTACGGGCATAACCAAGAATTGCCCAACCTTCAGCTGGAGCAAAACGCAGTCCGGTACCAATCATACGAGTCTCGTGCGGACGCATATAAATGATAGGATTACCATGCTCGTCAAACAGGTCAGCCTTATTCGCTGGGATATATGCATATACATCGGCACAAGCAGCATTTGCAGAGCCGTAAGTCGGCAGATGAGCATCATCATACAGTTTGTTAACCTTGATGTTTGGATGGTAAGCGGCACGATAAACGGCATCACTAATTTTGACAGTTTTATTTCCTAAATCCATATTGTTTTCCTTTCTCTTCTGGAGCCCACCAAAGGACTGGTTTATTTTGCAATGCACTCTCATAGATATTGATTACCCGCTGGTTGGAACTTCCCATATATGGCAGAGAAATATCTCGTTGAGATTCAATGTATGGACCATCTACAAGTACATTTACAAGGGGAAGAATGTTATTAAAATCATTCCAACTTTGAACAATTTCTTCCCATGTATATCCTGTCCACATCCAAATATTTTTCGTCAAGCCAAATTCGTCCCATATACGCCGGCAAATCTGTTTAACTTCTTTTCTATTTTCTGGATATAACGGGTCTCCGCCAGTGAGCGTAAGACCTTGAATATAATCAGGTCGAAGTAAATCTACAATTTTATCGAGCGTTTTATCTGTGAATGGCTGACCACCATTCGGGTCCCATGTGGTAGGATTTTGACAACCGGGGCAGTGATGATTACAACCCTGCACGAACAATGTGACTCGCACCCCTTCACCATTCGCTATATCACATGGAACGATTTTAGCGTAATTCATGTCAAATCAACCTCGTCCACATACTTGCACAAGCGATAATAAAAACATTCAGTGCAACGCAACCATACATTCCATTCTTCTTATTACTTCGGAAAATATATGTAGAGGCATCATACAAAATCTGCTCGGAGCGAATTACCGTTGCGGTTAAAAGCAAAATAATATAAGCTTTGGCCATAAGCCAAGCAATCTCAGTCAGCATTCACGTCACTCCCTTTCATGATAACTCTCACTCCAATCTATCGCTTGTCCACACTGTCCGCAGAACGAATTTTCTGCGCCGTCCTCATTATATAAATATTCGCCACTACCACAGTTCGGACAAGCTAGAATACTTTTATCGCCATCAGGATATGGGCTACGAAGGATCTTCAATTGCAACGCATTTATCCCAATACAGCAAGCTTCTTCAACCGGATCAATTGTCTCATAATGCTCTCGATGTTTAGGATCAAGAATTTCAATCGCACGTTCAATAGTCATTTGCTTGCTTTTGCTCCTTTGATATATTTTTCAATAAGGACCAAGACTAACCAGATGCCAGTTGCGATTCTTAGCTCAAAATTCAATCTAAACAATTTAAAAATCACCCAGATAAGAGCAGATGTTATAATCCATGATGTAAAATAAGTGGCTACTAAAATCAAAAGAACAGCAGTGAACGATCTAACTGCATTAAAAAATTTTTTCCATGAATTCATTTTAAAATCTCCTGATTATTCGGAATATCGATTGGATTTCCCCACCCACCAGTTGAATGAATCTCAGGCGCTGGGTATTTTGATTCATCAATAAAACACACATCTGACCACGTTTTACCGTCATCGAAGCTAATTTTATCAATTATAAATTTAGTTACTTGCAACTTTGACCTCCTCATGCGAGATGGATTTATTGGCCCACATCACACATTCTTCAAGTGCGTTCAGTGCCAATGCTTTCTCACGGCTTGGTTTGCAGTTTGTATCAATACATTTCTCAAGCCAAGCGGCATCGTGAACAATACCATTGATACGTTCTTGCTGCTCTTGTGTAATCGGTACTGATTCAAAACAATTCATAGATGATACCCCCTCAATCTTCCTGTGCATGAACATGAGCAATTTCTACTTTTTGATCGCTTAAAAATATTGAAGCCTTACCATTTAAGATATCGACTCCTGTATTCACATGATCGCCATCTTCGTTCTTCCAGGGTTCAGCTTTAATATAAAGTCTGCCACAAAACCAGAAAGGGTCTCCAAAGTTCAATGACGCGAACATTACGATATCTCTTAAACTTTTACGAACTTCCATAATATAAAACCTACCCACCCACCCTTCGCTTTATGCGAATATTATTTAATTATCGCTTAAATGAACTACTCGATCTCGAATCTCCTGCGTGCGCCCTTGGTTCCAGAAATTACTTCCGATGTATCCGCAGGTGCGTCGCGCGACATTCATTTTGTTTTGGTCACGATTACCACAGTTAGGACATTCCCATACAAGTCGGTGTGTTGTTTCATCCTCCACGATCTTGATCTCGCCGTCATAGCCGCAGACCTGACAGTAATCGGATTTGGTGTTCAGCTCCGCATACATGATGTTGTCATAGATGAACTGCAGCACACTTATGACGGCTTCCAGATTGTCCTGCATGTTGGGCACTTCCACATAGCTGATGGCACCGCCCGGAGACAGCTTCTGGAACTCGGCCTCGAATTTCAGTTTGGTAAAGGCGTCGATGGGCTCTGTCACATGGACATGATAGCTGTTGGTGATATAGTTCTTGTCGGTGATGCCGGGCACGATGCCGAAGCGCTTCTGCAGGCACTTGGCGAACTTGTAGGTGGTGGATTCCAGCGGGGTGCCATAGAGGGAGTAGTCGATGTTCTCGGCCTTTTTCCAGGCGTTGCACTTGTCGTTCATGTGCTGCATCACGCTCAGAGCAAAGGGCTTTGCACCGGCATCGGTGTGGCTCTTGCCGGTCATATACTTCACGCACTCATACAGACCGGCATAGCCCAGACTGATGGTGGAGTAGCCGCCGAACAGCAGCTTGTCGATCTTTTCGCCCTTCTTCAGTCGGGCCAGTGCGCCGTGCTGCCAATGAATAGGGCTCATATCAGAAATGGTACCGAGCAACCGTTTATGACGAGCCTGCAATGCGCGATGGCAGATATCCAGTCGTTCATCAAAGATTTTCCAGAATGCGTTCATATCCCTACCAGAGCTACATGCCACGTCCACCAAATTGATGGTGACAACACCCTGATTGAACCGACCGTAGTATTTCTGACCCTTGACCCAGTTTCCTGCATTTGCTACATTTTCAGTAGTTCGATCAGGAGTAAGGAACGAACGGCACCCCATACTTGTCCACACACCGCCTTTGAGCTCCTTCATAACCTTCGCAGAAATATAATCAGGAACCATACGTTTTGCGGTACACTGCGCTGCCAACTCAGTCAAGTGATAATATTTAGAATCTGGATGGATATTATCCTCATCAAGAACATAAATCAGCTTCGGGAATGCAGGAGTAACATACACACCAACTTCATTTTTGACACCTTTGATACGCTGTTTTAACATCTCTTCGACAATAACAGCCAAGTCATCACGAGTCTGACCTGCAGGAACCTCGTCCAGATACATAAACACAGTGATAAAAGGAGCCTGACCGTTAGTAGTCATAAGGGTGATAACCTGATACTGAATTGTCTGGACACCACGAGAAATCTCAGCCCTTAGACGACGATTTACAATACGGTCGATAGCTTCCTGCGATGGCATTTTCTTGATATCATCATTCTGAAGCATCTCATAGAACTCAGTGTGAACTTCGTTTGCAATCTTCTTACGTGAAATATCCACAAAAGGAGCTAAATGAGATAGTGTAATGCTCTGGCCGCCGTACTGGTTGGATGCCACCTGTGCAATGATCTGGGTGGCGATGTTGCAGGCGGTGGAGAAGCTGTGGGGTTTATCAATGCCAGTGCCGGAAATGACGGTGCCGTTCTGCAGCATGTCCTCCAGATTCACTAGATCGCAGTTGTGCATGTGCTGGGCAAAATAATCTGCATCATGAAAGTGAATCAAACCATCTTCATGGGCCTTGACGATCTCCGGGTCAAGCAGCAGACGGGCGGTCAAATCTTTGGATACTTCACCAGCCATGTAGTCGCGCTGTACGCTGTTCACGGTGGGGTTCTTGTTACTGTTTTCCTGGTTGATAGCGTCATTTTTTGCATCGATGATTTCAAGAATAGTGGCGTTTGTTTTTTCTTTTTCGCGGATCTCCTGGCGAAGCTTTCGCCAATGACTATATGCTTCAGCGACATCTGTAAACGGACTGTTTTTTAACTGCTCGACAACAATATCCTGAATCTGTTCAACAGAGAGCGTGTCTTTAATGCCTGCAATACGGTCAGCGATAGCATGAGAAACACGAGAATCAATACCGCCGCGAGTAGCAGTCATTGCCTTTTCGATAGCGTTTACAATTTTATCTTTATCGAATAAAGCTTTTGCTCCGTTTCGCTTAATAACATATTCCATAAGGCATTACCTCCTTATCAATAATAGTGCTGGGCGCTCATCATGTTAGCAGCATAATTTTCATACCAATATGCCTTTTCCATGTCCTGCTCTGCACTCACATCTGGCTTGTTACCCAAACGGAAGCGATACTTGTAGGCGTTGCAGATACAGAACCAGCGAACAGCATCATCACCATACAGTTTACGCATATTCTCGATGCATTCAGTTCCATTATAATGAGCGGGGCCATTTACATACTCATACTGCTGTGCTTTTGGCTGCTCTGCAGACGTCTCATCCTCTTCACGCTCATCGATGCCGGCATAATCACAGCTCTCACAATCATTATCACACTCATCCTCAGTGTCTTCATCTTCCGACTCATCCTCGTCATAATGGCAAATACAATTGCCATTATTGGTCATTTCGCCACACTCGCACTCGCTGCAGTTATGATCACATTCAGCATCATCCATGTCGATCTCCTGCAGACTAATAGAATAAGCCAGATCATTCGGTCCAAGTAAATCAATATCTTCAATACCAAAATCATGGCCCAACGCACGAAGCATATCAAAATCCATATTTGTCAGATTAGTATAGTTCAGACGACCAATGCGGTGACCGCGCTCATCCTTTTCCCCAGTATCAAGAACTTCAACACAATTTTTGGGAGTTTCACTTTCTTCGTCTTCATTTTGGGTACTAATGATAGATTCATATAGATCATAATGGTCCTTATAGATATCAGCTAACAGATTGTACCATACGGGGCTTTCGTCACGAATGCTCCATTCAATAACATCTTCAGTCCATTCATTTTTGCCAAGAATCTTCATGGCTTTTTCATTCAGATCGTGATAAGATTTACATGCAGCTAAAACCAGCGGAACGGCCATTTTATCAGTGTGATAAATCAACCGTAAAAATCCATTTTCCATAATGACATCGCAATTTTCAACATTAAACTTCATATGTACTCTCCTTTACTTCTCGACTGGTTTATATACATCTGCCAGCTTCGGGTGACGGCCACAGCAACGGCTACCTTCAGGACAGAACGGATACTTCGGATTAGCCTCACAGGAAGGAACCATCCACGCGGCCAACTCAGGACATACAGTGGCAACCTGTTCCTTAATAGCCATGAACATGGACCGAATTTCAGCTTGAGCACGGGTACATAGCCGTAAGTGACTCATCTCGATCAACGACCGCGCATTGATTGTGACATAGAACTTAGTGCAGCACGCATTCGGCAGAACAGCGCGAGCATCCTCGTTGGCTGCATTATGATATTTTTTTAGGATATAATAATCAGCTGCGATACTTCCCATCATATCTTTAAAAACATCTGCATCTTCATCGCTGAACGGATTCACATAATCAAAGTTGTCCATAGCTACATATCTTTGTGACTGCACGCTCAAGCTGATGTGACGATGCCGACTTAACTGGGCCAGAAGCGCACGGCTCACACCGGTTACACAGAACGTAAACGAGATGTGTTCAAGCACAGAAACGTGATTCGTCGCCTTACATCCCCTTACGATTCGATAGTTTTCAGTCGGCTGAGAATCATAACAGACACTCGCTGCCAATTCTGCGATAGACAAAGGATTTTTATCTCCATCCTTTTTTACCGGCTGTGAATACGCTACTAGTTCGACTTTCATTTACTGTCCCCTCCCTAATAAAATCATCTACCGTTTTCTCCCCTGTTAGCACTTGCTTCATCTGTTCTGGGGATAATTTATATGTAATAACATCGCCACATTCATAATCGTATCGTTTTAATTGACGATAATATTCTGCTACAGCTCGTTCTTTACGTCCGAGTTCTCTCTGATCAATTCCTGAAAACACAGGAACCTCACCTCCCTCCCTTATTCTGAATTTACCTTTTCTATTTCAATCTCATACTGATATTTTCCATTTTTAGGAAATGCTATACTAGTTCCGCATGCCCAAAGGAAATAAAAATCATCAATCTCGCCAACAATTTCTGCCTTCTGAGAATAGCGGAGCTTCCAACATAATCCTTCATCGGGGTTCTTTATTTTTAGATATCGGCGTATCCACATAACGTGCCCTCATCAATATTTCTGAGAGAGCTTCTTCAGCGTTTCGGAGATTATCAATTGCACAATCGATAAACTCAGGCTCACAAAACTCAAAGTGATTCCAAGCAATTTCAAGTTCTTTGAGATCTCCTTTAAATCCACTTTTGATTCGTTCTTCATGACTCATACACCGTTCCTTTCAGTACCTCGAAATATGGATTGCCATCTCGTTTTTCCAGCTGAGTCAATTGGCCATCGTCGGCCACAGAATAAAGTCGGAAATTTTTATAAATCTTATCGCCTTTGATCGTAGCTAGAGACGTGATGATGTAGTTTATATTGTGTTCTTCTGTGCCATCCGTAAGTTGAACTTCAAGTCGTTCTTTCTTTGGGATAGCCAGTTTTCGGAAGTCATTCATGCAATTCCTTCCCGTTCAGCTTTCCACTGAGCATACTTATCATAAGCAATCTTCTGAGCAAGCTCTTTGTTTTCAGCGGTAACATAAATAGTCCATGTCATACCCTCATTGAAAAGAGTGTCCTCAAAATAATCAGGTTTCCACTCCCCGTCTTTAATATCTTCGATGTCTCTGTCAGAATGGCATACGATCCAATCCCCATTTTTTTCGTAGTGATAAACCTTCCAGATCCCAATCGGATTTATAATACTATCCTCATACTCTTCGACATCACCGTCGTAGGCCGCAGCGATTCTTTCTGCTTTTTCTTTATCTTCAGTGATAGTAATAATCCGATAATCCGAATATTCACCTTGGGTCACTGCATAATAAGTTTTCATATCTGCTCCTTTAGCCGTAACTCACTTCGTTCTTATCGTCTCGGAATCGTACAAACGTCGGGAATTGCAGAGACTCAAGGCCGGTCTTTTTGTCCATCGTAACCTCTTTGTACTTTAATTCGACGATGCGTCCGATATAATCACCCGGATTCGCCCACACGGTAGCTCTTGTAGCATCATCAAAACCGGAACCAACACGAAGCTCGTTGTCCTTGTAGCCAACAACCAGAGCACCCATCGTACCAGCCAGGCGGTTCTGACCTTCTTCAATCGCGGTGATTCGCAGATCAACAGTATAAAAACGCTTGATTTTAAGACAGCCAGTGTGACGCGCCCGCTTATAAGGAACCGATGTATTAAGCATGAGCCCTTCCCAATCATGTTTGACTGCATAATCGAGCCACTGAGGAATCTCATTTTGATCAGTTCCTTCATATACCATCGGCACAACCTCGATATTTTTAAGTCCTTTCTGCTCGATCATAGCAGCTAAACCTTCAAGCCACTTGCGACGAAGCTTATATGGAGTGACAAAAGAACCATCTTCATAAGGGATGTTGCCTTTACCATTCTCAAATTCATCAGTGGGAATCAAATCAAACACCACAAATTTGATCTGGCTTTTGTCTCCATCCGAATTCAGAATGCCCGTACCAACCCGGAATGCTTCTCCATCCGACAAACCCTCGTCATTGCGATAAACAAGCTCACCATCGTAGACGTATTCATCAATCAGCGATTCATCGCCAAGCTCATTGATGATGTCATCCTTAATATGATCGAGGCCGGTAAACTCCTTACCTTGACGAGAAATGAACTTGCCACGGTAGAAGGTGCCACGGTTCCCGTTGATTTTACGGCTCAGACTAAACCACGTATTCGGTTTAAGATTTACTTTATCAATCGGATATCCTTGCTGAACTTCCCAAACTGGAATGACCACTTTGCCAAAAATCTTATTGACTGTAGCAGCCTCGATGCCGAGCGGCAGATTCTTTGTGAACACCCGCATAAGGAAGTCTTTGTGTGAAGCATTCCAATAGATGTAACTAACTGCCATTGAGATATCTTCGTCTGCTCCGGTGTTGTGCTCTGCGAGATACAGGCAAATGTCTTGGAAAGTGTGCGGCATATCGTCACGGATAAGTACCTTCTTGTTGATCTTCGCCTTAGAAATTCCTGTTGTGATCTGCGGATCGAGAATAAAATCAAGGAAGAAAAATAACGGATTCTCACCGATCTCGTTCTTTGCATCCAACAGGATTGTTGCCTTATCGGTCTTTTTTGTGGCCTTCTGGAGCTTTTGGGTCAGTGTTTCTAGCTTGTCCAACAGCACACCGTCCAGAATCAGCTCTCCTTCGAAATCAAGTGATGATGTCATCTTCAGTCCCCTTTCTTATTCGTTTTGGCTTTTGCGGTAGTTCATAATGGGTCAGCGCTTCACGCATTTCGTGGAGAAGAAACGTATGGATCAACCATGATGTAGTATCTGGCTCACAGAAGATAATCTGGCAGTTATATCGAGCAAGCTATGTGGTGAGACTGCCCAGCAGTGAAGCGGGTGTCATTTTACTGCGATATGCACCGCGATTGATCTTTTCCCATGAACCGTTTTCAATGAGTATGTAAGTTTTTGCTCCGGCCGCTGCCGCCCTGTCGAACTCTTTAGCGAACCGAATTCGATTCGTTGTGAAGTTACCACAGATCTCAGTTAAATCAGCCTTACGTTCAATGGTCACCTTGTCTGCTAGTGAGAATTTTTCTCCATTTGGCAGTGTTACTTCAGCACTATAATCACCGAAGTTCAATCGCTTACGCATATAAGCACACGGAAACGAATTGAGTCGCTGATGCAGAAGTGGAGTATCCTTTTCGCGGTCATCCACAATAATCACCATTGACTTGAGAATTTGAGTGATTTCGTTATATGTCATTCATTCACCTTCTTTCAAAGCACCACGTCATCTAACGTGTACGTATTTACGAAGAATCGTTTCTTTGTCGGTCTTAGATTGAATCCACTGACCTTGCTCGTCTTTTGACCAACGGCCTTCTTCTCGTTCTTCGTCGATTCGAAGGATGTCACCTTTTTCGATCGGAGCGGCCTCAAGAGTACGGGCTTTCACCTTAAGCCGGCGCTGTTGACCGGTTTTAAGAACATAAGCCGTAACCGTTTTGTTGGAGAACTTGCCGTCGATATCCAAAACATAGACATAAGAATCCTTGAGCTTTGGCATTGTAAGCTGAATGTAACCTAAATGGTCACCCTCATACTTAATTCGATCCTTGATAGAAGTCTTGATTGGATTTTCATGCTCACAGATGTATCGAATCACATCCAGCCAATCTACATTGACATATTTCTTCTCGGTCTCTTTCTCGCAGAGCGTGAGCATTGTATCGTGCGGAATGTAAGCATCAAGAGTAATCTTGTTGAGCTGCTTTGCACCAAAATACTTATTGAAGATTTCGACCTGCCACAGAAGATTATTCGGAGATTCGTCAAACTCAGAGAAAAAATTGAGCTTGATAAGGATTTCCAATTGCCGACTGTCTGCGATTTTTCTTTTTTGGTTCATCAACAACAAGTCAATGAAAGAATCGAATTTATTGTTGCGGAGCTTATAAAACTCACGACTGAGCCGCTTGTTCAAATATTTGATAGACTCCATTCCCTGATAGATTTTCTTATCTGTCTTATCGTAGACATATTCATCCCGGGAATGGCGGAACTTGATCGGCATGATCTGGATGCCACGTTCATTCGCAAGCTTGGTCGCATTGACGATTTTTTCTTGCGTGTCCGCAGTGTTCAGAAGCGCTGTTACAAATTCGTGAGTGTAGTAATAACGATAATACGCACAATAATATGTAAGAATCGAGTACCCTGTAGCATGGTTCAAACCAAACTGATAAGAAGCCGAATTTTCAATAACCTGCAAGAATTCTTTTGCTTCTGTCTCAGCCGTTTCTATTGGTTTCGTTGAGTGATTACAATAACCATTCAGGATACGGGGCATTGCCGCATCCAACTCCGCCTTGTTCTTATGACCGATTGCACGACGAACACTATCTGCATCACCGCCGCTCATATCACAGAACTGTTGGAGGAATGCAATAGTCTGTTCCTGAAAGACAAGCCAACCCAAGCTATCTTTTAACAGCTCGTCGATTTCAGGTGATGGGTTGTGATTTGCTTCGTGCCGGAAGAGCTTATCTCTGTAAGAAGCACCGCCGGGTCGAATAGCTGCTGTGACCAAGCTCAAATCTGCAATGCTGTGAACATCATATTTTTTGAGCGAATCAAAAGCGAAGTCTTCAACGAACTGGAAAATACCAACTGGAGACGTTTTCATATCAGCCCAAACCTTCTGGTCATCGAAGTTCATCTCCCAGGTGTGTGGGTACGGAATATCAGCCAGCTTACAGGTCTTATCAATAACAGACACTGTATCAAGACCGAGGATATCGTACTTTGCCAGACCGACTGCATGAGACGCTTCCATGTCAAGACACAGAATAGGCAGATCGTCTTTATCTTGGAAGACACCATACCTTTTATAGAGGTCGATTGGAGCGATGATAACGCCAGCCGGATGATGAGACAGCGACACAATTGTTCCCTGCAATCCATCAAAGTAGTAGAAGATATCAGGATAGTCTGCACGACACTTTTCAGCATTTGCATCGTATTCCTTTTTCACTTTTGCGATTCGATCAAGGGAATAAGGATTCTTGGATTCATCTACATCTGGGTTTTCTCGCTTCCAGACTTTAGCAAGGGCTCGTCCAATCTCGTCGATTGTCGCCTTCCCTGCCAGAGTGCCCATAGCCAGAACGTATGCACATTTTTCGCGACCAAACGATTCAAAAATGTGGTTATAAATCATGGGGCGATAAGCATCCGGCACATCGATATCAATATCACCAATCTCAACACGGTTTTCATTACAGAATCGTGAGAACACTAGATTCCAGCGAGCCGGGTCAACATCGATAATGTCTGTGACGAATGCACACCGAGAACCTGCAACGGAACCACGACTCGGTCCGAATGGGATGCCTTCATTTTTACCCCAGATCATTAAGTCGCTCATAGAAAGCATAAAGCCTAGCATGTTGGTTTTCTTGAAGACCGTAAGCTCTTCTTCTACATCCGCTCTAAACTGTGCGACTTCATGTTCAGGAATGATACCTCGATGAATTTTGTCGTTCAGCATATCATGGGCACGTTTGATATAAACCCTGGCATCTGATTCAGAGGTTCCGGTCAAAATGGGATACCGCGCCTTTGTGCTTAGAGTGAAATCATTGACACTATCGGCCATCCGATTCGTATTCTCAATTGCTTCCATCCAGACTTCACGAGGGAGCGCATCTTGCACAGTGAACGCATTGACCAGTTCATTATAAGATTTGAAGGTTAAATCAAATTCGTCCTCGCCAGTGAACTCGATTCCCTTGCCCATCATAAGGATCTTGCGGCACTCTGCTTTATACGCATTCAGACTGTGGGTGTCAGTTGCAGCAATCAGTGGCTTGTGATATTTCTTAGAAAGCTCCCAGAGATACTGGTTATATTCCTTTTGATCGTCACAATCGTGATATTGAATCTCATAATAATCATAGGTCTCGCATAGTTTGTCATAGACTTCCTGACGAAATCCATCACATTCTGACGTGTATTTACGAAGTGGACTTGCCAGACAGGCAGAGATTTTGATAATGTTATCAGACAAACCAAAGAACTCTTCAAAAGTAATGCGCGGCTTATAATACTTGTGGTCAGCATCATAAGATGTACCCATTACTTTGTTTAGCTCCAGAACACCACGAGCATTTTTGCAAAGAAGAATCGTATGGAAGTTGTCGCGAACTTTATAGCGCCCGGCATCCATCATTTTACCGATTTCCTCTTGCGCTTCCTGCGGGTCCCATCCCTGATAAGATTCATAAACCTCGTCTGGAATCTCTGGATAGTGATATATCTCAGAAGTAAGATACACCTCGCAACCAACGATAAACTTCAACCCCTTCTTTTCTGCGTACTGTTTCTTTTCAGTCCAGTTAAGGTTGTAACCATGGTTGGTAGAAGCAATCGCTTTCATCCCGTAAGAAGCAGCGAGATCAACATAGTCTTCCCATTTTGTACAAGAATCAAGGAGCGAACCTTTATCGTCGTGCAAATGGTATACAACATAGTTTTGCTCCATGAATCCTCCTTAAAACAAATCGTCTATACCGACCACGCTTGGGTCTTTTGCAGAATAGAATGTCTGTTTATTGATGCAATCACGAAGATATTCACAAGTTTTACGATGCCCACACAGATTGGTACAGAAGAAGTTTGGCTTGCCGTTCTTCTCTTCAATCTCACGTGCAGGCCATTCGCCACTGCGTTTTCGCTCCTCGAACTCGTCCGCTGTTTCGTTTATGTAATCAATACATTCTTTGCGCAATTCATCGGTGACAGGATATGGTCTAACATAAGTAGTCAATTTGAACTGGCAGCGAATATCTTCCGGCAGATCATTGATATCGTTCGACTCGATAAATGCCTGGGTAACAATTTCGATCTGCTCACTGTCATACCCGGCGGCTTTCATCTTGGAGCGAACGGTTGACCGTAGCGTATAGCCAACTTTGCAACGGTCCAAAATCTTTTCAGCTGGTTTTGCTCGTTTTCCAAATCCGGTTTCGTATGTAATCTTGCAGTATTTCACCATGAGCCAACAAGGAACGGCTGTTTTGAATCCTGCCTGTTCAAGTGCCAGAGTGTACGCGACCAGCTGACGGCCATAGTGAAGCAGATCTTCGTCCTTAAACTGACTAGAGGTTTTGATATCCAATACTTGCAACCGGCCATCTGGTAAAATACGAATCAAATCAGCATAGCCTTGGAGATACCGGTTTTCGCCCAGTTTCAATATCAGAAGCTTCTCGATTTCATATTTCCCCTTCGGACTCACCCAATCGCGAGCCATGCAACGCATATTAGAAACCCATCGGTCTCTGATTCCATTACCGCCATCTCGTGTTTTGGGAAAATCGACACCAAGCATGTCGAGTTCTTCTAATCCTGTTTCAATGGCCAGACCAATATCAGCTTCAGTATTTTTACCTTCGATAATTCCCTCAAGCACGTCATGGCAAATACTGCCGAGATATGAATACACATTCTGAGCTTGATCACGCGGCTCGATATATGTAAGATACGCATTATACGGGCAATCATGGACTGTACCTAATTTCGAATAGCTATACACATGAGCGCCCTTGTCATACAACGCTTGCAGCTCAGGGGCAATGACTCTCTGTCCCATTCACATCACTCCTTTACCCATTTCACATACTTTGTTAATCCTTCTTTGTAAGCCTCACGGCCAAGATCTGCGATATTCATCTTGGAACCTTCTGGAACAAGTCCATCTGACCATATGTAACCCACTTGAGTTTTAAGAATCAGATTGTTTGTGATAAGTTTTTTACACTCATTCACAAGATGTTCTTCTTCTAGTCCTTCGTCGTAAGCCAGAATGACCTTTTTAGGAAACAACTTTCGAATATATTTGGCTTGAGTTTCTGATACATGGCAACCACACGTTGCAAGCGCAATATTACATCCGAAGGAATCACATTGTTGGACAGCCTTTTCTGATTCGAACAAGACAATATTTCCTGTTTCTTGAATACGATGATAGTTTTCTGTATAGCCGAATAATGTTCGACTACGAGGACATGGAATCAATGGATGCCAGCGTTTTTCATGTTCGCATTCATAATTGGCACGACCCATAAGTCCAACAAGCTCACCACTAACTGAGCGCTCAGGAATAGTGATTCGATTTGAAATCTCGTCATAACCTACGCCGAATTTTTCTTGTGTCTCCAAGCTAATACCGTCTTTTATAAATTGAAGGTTGAATTTACCTGCATATGGCTCAAGCGTTTCTTCTGGATATATTTTCAAATCCTCTAACTCATCTGAATAATCCGGCGATAACTTCAAAAAGAAACCACCGAATGGCCAGTGAGTTTTGATATTAAGTTCGTCCATCGAAATTTCAGCTTTAACTGCAGCAAACTTCAAAGCATCGGGGAAAGAGCATCGCTTGACGTCCATAATCAAGCTGAAAATATTACCTTTTTGATTCGTAGAAAAAACAAAAAAGCGAAGGGTTTTACAGTCAACGAGACAACTTGTAGGGTTGCGTTGCTCTTCGCGAGCAAACCGCAAATTATTCTTCTGAGGGTTAAATTTGATATTTTCAAACCCAAGAGCTTCAAGGATTTGGATGATTTTGTCTGGCTGGTTTTCAAGCTTAGACATCAATACGTTGACATCCACATAACCACCCCTCCCTTCAACTCATCTGCGGTCGTACATTCCATGATCGTTTGTGATCGTGCAATATCCAAGTTCACGCCAAGTGTTCCACGCACCGTCAAACTGGAAAATAATTGTCTGTCCATCTTCATCGTTTCGAGTTTTGTTAAGGAATCCGACGACGTAGGTTTTATCTTTATCCAGCGTGATTGGCATTTTTACTTTGGGATTATCCTTAGAGCGATAATATGGATCACAATCGAACTTTTCACCGGTATATTCGTCTTGCCATAATCTTCTGACCATTAAAAGTTCGCTAACGACCTCTTTAATCTGTTTTGAGTTGCTCAAACACGATGCGTCAAGCCAGCGTTGATTCGTAGTATGTAAGGCTAACTGAAACGTACTGATAAAAGCGATTTGTTCTTTATTGACGATATTAAAAATACGTCGGCTGTTCATAAGAAGTGCTTGCCACATTTTATCGTCAACTTCATCATCGCTCTTAAACGTATCGTAAACGATAGCTTTCGTTCCAGTTCGTGCCAGCCGCTTAATATGCTTCAATAATTTGTTTGTGTTGTTTTCGAACATTTTTACAAAGCGAATATTGCTATATCTTTCTTTTGTAATTTGAGCAGCCTTTCGAAGCATGATCCAATCTTCGTCAGAAAAGTGTCCCATTTTTAATTTCTTTCGAGTGATTTTCCAGTAATTTAATTCTTTCGTAAGAATATGAACTAAGAGCATATTTTTGTATGCCTTAGACATCATCTCATTTGAAACAATGGCGACATTTATACCTTTATCAGCAAACGGAATCACCATCATTTCAAAAATGAAGCTGCTCTTACCAGCGCCGCTGTGGCCGGCAAGCATGTACATATCACCAATTGGAGCACCAAGCGTCAGATAATTTAAAAGAGGAGCGCCAGACGCATAACTGATTCCTTGATCTTGACCTTCGTTACATTGTTGAAGATAATTTTCATCAACGACAAGCGATTCAATTTTTGCTTCTTGGCCGGTCGTTAAAGAAACATTATTGTTCAATAACTCAAAAGCTTCATAAACCTCTTCGTTAGTTGAATTATCAAACCGTTCCGGATGGCTCAACATGTCTTCATAGCGAATGGCTAGAATTTTTAATGAGTTCATCTTTGCGATTTGATCGAAATATCCATCGGTGTTATCTACATCAAGCAAATCCATCATTCGTTTACAGGCTTCCCAGCCGTTCAACTCTTGATAATGCTTTCGTAATGTAGGTTTATCTGCCAGATATGTATCAACTGTGATATTATCGATATTTTGAAATCCCTGCTGACGGATACCGCGGCCTACCAAGAAATAAAAAACCGGCTCTTCACACGAAAGGGTTTTATCGGTTCCGACGTTTACATTCTTGTAATCATCATATCGCTGCGGATCTTTCCAGAGACAGAAAACAAAGCTCGCTTCAGTTTGTTCACGATTTGCTTCGATTTTTTCAATCGTCTTGTTTAGATCCACAAATCGTCACCTCCAAGTAAACTGCTTACGTCATTCCCTTTATGCACTGTGCCAACGTCTGATAAATCAACCATCGTATCCAGATCAGGACGAGACTCTTCCTTAACTGTTTTTTCAGTCTTATTTTTCTCGCGGCGGTACACGGCAGCAATGTTATTTCGAACAATGGCCATTAAATAATTGGCTTTCGCTGTATCATCAGAAAAATTCTTGTTCGTGATTGCCCATTGAATTGCGGTACGTTTCTCATCCAAAGTCATCTGAATGATTTCATCAGAATAGAACTCCAATTCCTTTAGCCGGCGGAACACCACTGTTGGCATCGGTTGTCCTCCATTAAGATCATAACCAATCAAGCCAGCAATCGTGTCACACAATTTTTTATAAGACTCTGCAGTCCGCCCGGGCTTCTTTTGAGGCTTGGGTTTCTCCTTCCGAGCTTTTTCCTTCCGACGACCTTCAAGCCACGCCTGATAAACGGCTTCAGACTGAAAATATCTATTGTTGGGAGCCTTGTAGAATTGCTCTTTTAGACCTTCAACTCCCGTGGCCATACATTTGACCATTTTTGATTTCGCCATATTTCCTACCTCAAACTGCCCACCATCCCACCACTACGCAAATTAGTTGGTCGTCAAAATACTATAGGTTGTATCAACTGACCAAAAAATAAGCGCTCTTCAGTTCGTTGATAGGAAACGCCGGATCACTAAACTTCAGATTGACCTTGTCTCGAATCGCTTTGATCTGAGCTTTGACATCATCAGAGGCATTGCCGTAACGATCCTGAATAGCACTGACCCACTCAGCGCGATGAGGTTCATCTTGAGCTGCACCAACATACTGCTTTGCACGCTCGGCCTGTACGGATTCGACTTCCTTCTTATCTGCCGCCTGCTTCTTCATGTCGGCTTCATAAGAGCGACCACCCTTATCATGTTCTGCCTTAATTGCGTCAGTCAGAGCTTTGATGAATTCATCCGCATCCAGAGGAATACGGTCTACAATATCAGCAAAACGACTCTTAGAATCGACGGAGAAGTTGTCATCACGGAAGCAAATCACACGACGCTCAGACTTAACCTTGCCGACAATTTCTTCTTTTCCGTTGACAACATTCTTACGACCAGTTTTTACCTTATCAATGTCACGATCAACATAAGCGACACCAACGACATCAACCTTGTTCTTCAGTGAGTTAAAATACCGCTTGTCCATATTGGTGGACAGCATAGAATAGCTTGCCAGCGTCACAGGATCAGTAATGTCAGTCTTCTTGGTATGACCAATAATAATCGGGCTGATACCAACACGCTTTAGTTCCCACAGACGGTCAACAACAATTTCAGTTGCTTTATCAGTAGGCCCATTAAAGCCACCATAACATGCCTTAAAAGACTTGGTTCTCTTATCAGCAGGACAATCGCGGTTCCAAAGTCTAACAGTTTCCTCTTCCGCCATCTGCATCAGCTCATCAATAGTATCAATGACAACGACCTTTAAATCCTGATAATCAGAAAATCGATTTTCAATAATATCCATCGTGACATCATCGAAATGTTCCCAGTCCCATACAGGCTCCTGAACAATGCCCTCGATAGTAGCCTGGTCTGCTTCCTTACCGCATGTCAGGAAGATATAGCCTTCGTCGCCAACCATCTTTTCACAGACCTGTTTGATCACAGTAGTTTTACCGATGCCGCCTTCACCCATCAGATAGATGCTGTAATCGAGCGGATTCAGGCTAATTTCGGTTTTCTTACCATATTTACGCGCCATTATGTACTCTCCTTTTTATTCATTCCACGGAAGATCAACCAACTTAAAACATAGTGTCGATATCATCATCACCGTCTTCCGATGCCTCGACTACAGGATCAGCCTTTGTCTTGATCTTAGCCTTGGAACCGCCCTTCATCATATCGTCCACACTCTCATCGGATACCGGGACCCAGACCTCATCTTCGAACTCGCGAGCGGTAAAGTCAGACTCAGCGGCAGTCTTACAAGTTTCAAACTCTCCCGTCAGAATAGGCTTTACCAGACGCAGCTCATTGATACGCTGACCATAAATTGGACCTCGACGGAAATCCTCCAGCTTAGAAATACCTAATTCAATCTGCTCCTTCTGCTGCTCGCTTAGAGTATCCTCGCTAAATTCAACCTCTTCAGCACCATTAACGACAGCAAGCTGCCAATTCATATGTACAGGATTACGAGACTTAGTTTCCAGATAACGCATCTTGTAATCATGGATAGCCTTGTGCTTCGGCTTGTCCATATCAAAGACTGCGGTATTAAAAACGGTATCGATTTTGAACATCTTACGAGCAGCATCCACCTTAGACCACATCGGGGTGTAACAGTGCATAGTAATCTTGCCGCCAGTCTTCAGGTCACTCTTATCCATGCTGTCCTTGTCGTAGTACAGATCCAGATTCATGGTTAGATGCGGAGTATCATTCTTGCCTGGCATGAACACATTCTGAATCTGAAATTCACGATAGACTTGATTGCTGTACTTACCAGTACCGGGACGCAGATTAAAGTTGCCAGTGACGACAATATCGTCTTCATAACCAGCCAGAGCAGCTTCCAGATACTCAATCATATCCCACTCAGTAATGAATTCCTTGTGTTCACCAAGATTCACTGTAAACTTCTTGGTGCCAGAAACCATCTTGATAACGTCTTCATCCAGACGGTCATCCCATGCGACTTCAATGTTGTTGCCATCGACGTCGCGAGTCTTAATTGTATCATTCTTAAAGCCATTCAGCGTGACGTAGCCCATATTAGTGCCAGCCTTAACTCCAAAATTGATAGTAGCCTTTTCATTGGAACCAAAAGTTTCACGTTTCACCATTGGAGCCTTTCGAGAAACGGAAACTTTACCGCAAAAATTAAAACGTGCATAAACGTCGTTCTTCTTATCTGCCATATGTACCTCCTGTTATGTAAAAAATTAGTAATCAGCTTCTTCTGTGGTTTTATTTTCCCAAGAAGGCAAAATCGTGCCGAACTGAATAATTTTTGGCTCATGCTTACAGCGAGAAATAAATTCATCGGCCAATTTGTCGATGCAATCTGAACAAAGAACAAATCGCATTCGATCTCCATCACGTTTACTTCCATACGGAAAAACGACTTGCTGTTCGCCCAAAACGTCTTCATCGATATCGCTTAAGGTTTTACCACAAAAATTGCAAATCATATTATGTCTCCTATCTAATTTGATTTGTTACTATCGCATTAGATTCGGAGATGCTCGTCCATATAGCATCGGTAGTCCCCTTTCGTTTTTTATTTATAAATCACTTCAGTTCTATGATATCAACAAAAAGCATCACATAGTCATCAGTGTATTTATCTCCATGAAAGTGGCCAAAATACCACATCGGTTTTTTATTCGCCGGGAATTGCTCGTAAAGATCATCAAAAAACTCTTCTGTTGACGTATCAACCGTACTCTGGTCAATGCAATCCAGGAACAACTCTTTTGGTTCAAAACGTAGCGGACAAGTATGGGTCAACATAATGTCAATAGGAAAGTCATGTACCATCAATCTGACAAGACCCTTAATTAATTCATTTGGTTGTTCATCCGGCCACCAATTCCAGTGATTTTGCAGTCGGTAATACTTATCAACAGAATAAGCGCCACCACATACCAAAGCATTCAGCCAACGCTCAGGTGTTTTGATTTTATAAATTGCACCGTCAATAGCAAAATACTGATTAGGATATTCTGGATTCCACATCATTGATCCTTGAATAGAGCCTTCAGAAACATCTACCTGTTTATATCCATCCGATTCACTCGGCCTCCGTTCATGGTTACCGTGGATACAGAACATCTTGATAGGGAGTTTAGCGGCTTCATTTTTGAGAGAAATTTCTTCTTTGGATTTTGCCCCATAGTAATTCAGGCCAACATCACCGAGACAGATCAACCAATCGTCGGTTGTTGTTTTATGGTTGTTGCAAAAGTTTTCGATACTCCAAAAGCGCCATGGATCACCATGAATATCACCTGTCATATAAACGCTCAAATTTAAACACCTCTTTCAATATATCATCACAGTTGTTTTCGTATTTGCATCCAGAACAGTCTAAACCGTCATCGGCACGCTTAACACAAGTGTCCACAAGTTCTTTATATTTTGTTTCCATCAATTCAAGCTTAACTCTATTCATATTACTGTCACCTTTTTACCATTACCCGAATAGAATTTAATTCTTCACCCGTGAATATCTTTTATTCTCCTTTGATTTTATTTTTTTGGTTGCGCCAGCAAGGATCGAACTTGCGTATGGCTGAGTCAAAGTCAGCTGCCTTACCACTTGGCTATGACGCATCATATAAGGCGGTACCCAGTGCTACCTGAGCACCGCCGAGAGTTTTACATCTTAGGAGTAGGACGATTGAAGAAATGTCCTGCCAAGAACGACACGATCATTAATGCTCCAACAATCCAAATTGCTTTACTGATTTCAATCCAGATCAATCTGAATCACCTCAGTTCTCAATTCGCATGAAACTGATATCGGTAGACTGATACACACTTGCATCGCCGCTCAGAGTGCCAGCCGCCTTATCTGCCTGATACTTTGCGTTGCCGGAACCAGTGACAATCAGTCGATTCTGATCAATGCCCTGAGAAGCTAGATAATTCGCAACGGTCTGCGCACGATTCACAGATAGCTGAACACCAAAATCGGTCTGAACATCTGCATTGATATTGCCGTTGATGACGATCATGGTGCCATCCAGAGTCTTAGCGATGTCAACGAAATCATTCAGAACAGAAGCAGCACTTGCCTGATCGGTAAACACAGAAGAATCCGGTACGAAAGTCACATTGGCGGTCTTACTCAGCATGGAATCATAGTCCAAATTGCCAGTGACCTGCTGAGTGATGTTTGCACGGGTCTCGTCGCTTACAGTTACCTTTGTAGTAGCATTTGCAGCAGAAGTAGACTTGAAATCACTCTTGAGCGCATCGATATATGTAGTATCAAACAGCGTATTTACGAGATCACGATTAACGGTTTCACCCAGACCCTCCCAAATATCGCACATCTGGTTATAAATCATCGGAGCGGTATCATTCAGAATATTGTAGTTGTCTTTCCAGCTTGCCATCTTAGCGTTTGCATAAGTCGCATCAATATCGGCATCAGAAGAAGTAGAGTACATCGGGAACACTTCACGAGCTGCATTGTAATTGATAGGCTGGTCATAAGACATCAGAATGCCCTGAACGAACTTCTTGACGGTATCTTCATGAGCCGCTGCCCAATCTGCGTCAAACACAATACCGTCCATAACCAGAGAGGAGGAAGACTTCGTATCAAACACGACAGTGCTATTGGTGTAAGTCTTGGCCTGAGTCAAATAAGGTTCCCATGTTGCAGCTACATCAATCTGACCAGCGAAATATGCCTTAGCGGTATCGTCTGCGGTGCCGAACATAATCAGATTGTTCATGATAGTCGCCTTGTCAGCATCAGACAGACTGGAATTATTAACGAACCAAGCAACCAGAGTCTCCGCCTCAGAGAACTCAGGGACACCGATCTTGGCATTGACCCACGAATTCACATCCGCAAACTGAGTGGAAGCGATAATACCATCGCCGCCGTAGCTGTAGTTGGTAAAAATTGGCATGATAACATTCTTGCCAGCGTCAGTGAACTTCTGAGACAGGAATGCGACACGGTTCGTAGTATAGCCAGCAGCCTGCAGATCACCAGAGATCAGAGCGTTACTGGACTCAGTAGCGTCGTTGATGACATTGATATTCACCTTGATGCCGAGCTGATCAAACACAGAACCGGGCTGAGTAGTGAGACCACCATTTGCCGTAATGCAGCTCAACCACCCCGCCCACTCATCCAGAGACAGATTGATCGTATCATCCCCAGCGGAATTAGACGGCTTATCTGTACTGATAGAAGTGCTCGGCTTTGATGTAGTCGGCTTCTTCTTATCGAACTTAATCACGCCGCTCTTGATGCTGCCAACGACACCAATAGCAACAGCCACCGCAAGAACCACGCCAACAACAGCACGGCCAGCCTTAGTCAATTTGAACTTAGACATGTTATTCTCTCCTATTTGATTTTTAATTTTATTTCTTGGACTGAGTATTCAATCCAGACGATTTAGTAAAGGCATTGATATCCTTAATGTCGTATGTGATGGGTTTCGCAGTCCCCTTCTTTAGACTCTCCAGATAATCATTCACCTTATAATCAGCAGTTTTCGCATTGGCCTTATCCAATTTACCATCACGACTTGATTGATACAGGACCTTTGCGCCAGCTGCTTTCTCGCGACTCTCCTGCAGACCATCACGAGTAGCATTGAGCATCTTATCTGTACCAGTAGCAGAACGAAACTTACCAACAGAATCATATGCGGCCGAAATCTGCTCATTAGCCTGCATCTCGGAGACGACATCTTTACTCTCACGTTTTAGAGCTGCCAGCTGATTTTCTAACTTTTCTTTGATGTTTTTCATTTCTTCAACTGCCGGGCGCATTTTAGCATACTGCTGAGACAGATTCTCCATAGCGTCCATTTCTTCCTGAAGATTACGAGCAAAAATAGTAGCAGACTCTTCGTCGCCACGACTCATAGCGGACTTAGCGCGTTTATCGTAATCTTCAGCTCGTTTCTGCGCGGAGGCGAACTGATCTTGAATCGTCTTGAGCTTGCCAGTTAAATTTCTCAGAGTGTAGCACGCATCGTTATATTGATCGGTTGCCTCATCAATCTTCTGTGCATAGATTGCCTTGGCTCCTTCAGGAGTCTTAGCTGTGTCCTGCACAAACTTTTGAAGAAATCCACCAGCGAGAGTCTTAATTTGCTCTCTCCAAGACGGGAACAGAACCAGACTGATTACAAATGCACCACTGACACAAATGACCACAAACTCAGGAATGGTTAAAGAAAACATCAGACGCCCTCCTTCCCGGCGGGCTCCGTCTTATCCTCTTCGATAAACTCCTCAATGGAAGAAATCATTTTGAGTTCATCCTGAACTGTATTGGTGATCTTTTCAATGGCCGCACTAGCTTCAACGTTGCGATTCGTCAAAGCCTCGATCTGTTCCTTCATAGATTCGATCTGCTGGTCGTTGCCCTTCATCTCATCAAACAACGCATTCATCTTATCGTTACCAACAGCTCGCAGAAGCTCCTTGCGCTGCTTCGCATCAGAGATAATCGCGGTTGCATCATATCCCAGTGTCGCCATCAGATTTTTTACTGTGGCACGCTTAGTCTTGGTGGGCATCTCAGACGGGAATGTATCGATCACATCTTTGATTTTGTAGACAGTAACTGCATCAGCAGGATTCATACCATTGGTCTCGTAAACCGCCTGAACATCGATGGTGTCGCCCTCAGGAACCTCGGCCTGAACCGGTTCATCTATTGGGAGATCTTCGTTAATATAGTGGTCACCAACGTCACCACAAGCGCGAAGCTCATTCGTAGTATCCGGCATATCATACTCAGAAGCAGCTACACCCTCAACAAGACCGAGTTTTTCAAAAAAACTTTTCTTTGCCATAATTTTCTCCTCTTTAATCTTCTTCTCCGACATCTATTGATTCATAGTGGTCGTCTTTAAATTCATTAAAGCCGCCACCAAAATACCAGCCGCGATTTTCTATAAATGCTAAGAATTCATCTACAACGTCATTCAAACTGACAGTGGTTGGAACGTTCAGACAGCCATCTATTTCGATTTCGTGTGTCATGTGTCCTCCTTATGAAAATTTCCACTTAAAAATCTTCTTGATACAAGCGTTTGTGATCCAATCAAACAAAATACTGAAAACCACAATCGCCAATATTCCAACAAACACCAACGTTGTGCGACCACGAGCAGACGAAGTATAGATCAGATATCCGATACCATACTTTGCATTCACCGTTTCCGCTACTGCGATGTAGGTCCAACCGATGGCGTACATTGTAGCGAATGACTGACAAATAGATGGAGCAGCCATCGGAAGAATGATTCGTGTAACCATGCTAAACTTCCCTGCCCCATCAATACTAGCTGCTTCAATCACATCGTCTCTGACATCATCCAAAGCAATCAGTACACTTGGTAACATGAATACGAAGCTGGCCACAAACAGAAAAGCAATTTTCATCTGTTCCCCTATGCCGAACCACATCGTAAGCAGCGGATAAAAAGCAGTCACTGGCAAAAATCTCATTGCCCGAATCGCTGGATACAACAGGTTTTGAATCGGATGACAGATTTTCATCAGGCAGCCAAGTGGAACTGCAATACCGGCACTCAGAAGAGCTGCTGCTGTAATACGAATCAATGAATATCGAAACGCTTTGAGCATCGTGCCATTCTGTATCAACAGAAAGAACTCACGGAACACAGCACCTTTCTGGGGAACAAAAATTGGCGAAGTCAGAGCCGCGCCAATGTCCCAGATAATCGCCAACAGAATCAGAAGAATCACACGATAGATCCAATCTTTCTTCGTCGTTTTCATTATTCAGTTTTCTCCTTTGGTGGGTCTTCTGGCAGAGGCATCCAATGTGTAACATGATTTAAATACCAGCATTCATTTGCATCACACCACTGGTTGTCATCATCAAGATAACCTTTGCGCTGTCCGCATTCTTCGTCATAAATCCAAACGACATCACTCGAAGCCCATTTCTTATCTTCTTTAGGTGGTAAGGAGGTTTTTACAGAGATCCAATCACTTGTTTTCATTTTGAATACCTCATAATATTTAATTTTCAAAAATGGCCTGTACCGGAATTGAACCGATGTCTCCGCCGTGAAAGGGCAGCATCTTCACCTCTTGACTAACAGGCCATATGACGCGGCGAATCCGATTCGAACGGATGGAGGTTTAACCCTCAGAAGTTTTCAAGACTTCCGCATTAGACCAACTATGCTACCGCCGCATATAAAAGAGGATTATTCACCCTCTAGTTTTTCTTCTATCAATTTCTTTATTAACAGCGTCTAAGAAGTTTATCCAGTTCGCTTTGTCAAACTCATCTCCGAAATCAAAGAAACCATTCTTACGCTCTTCTAAATCTCTCTGGAAGCACCATAACGTTTTATCGCTCAGCTCGCCTAGATGTGGCGTAATGAAATCGATCACAAGACTTGGCATATAGGTTCTGCGTCCTACCGCATATCTAACAGCACAATTGCAAACAGCACCGAAATTATCATTGGCAGGGTCTACCATTCCTTTAGGAGCATCTGCCCTCAAATCATCCACGCTACATTCAAGGGCTTCGGCGAATTTTGCTAGTTGCGTTTCCTTCTTTACGCCACGCTTTTGCTTTTCAACAGCGCTGACATACGCACCGGTCGCTCCAACTATCCTTGCAACGTCTTTCTGTCTGATACCAAGTTCAAGCCTGCGCTTCCTGATTTTCTCCCCTACTGTCATACTCGTCCAGTTCCTTTCTGATTTGCTGGCGTTCAATTTGCTTCAATCTCGCCTTTGCCAGCTTGCGATTGCCAGCCTTGCGGATAGCCCAGTTGTTGCGGTGATTCGCCCAGCAAGCGTATCTATGGCTAAATTCACTCTGATCATACCAGCCTTTACCAATAAGACCTTTATACGTCTGTTGTTGTTTCATCGTCGTTAACCTCCCACCAAATTTCGTTTTCAGGAACGAATTTGTCTTGAACTGGAGAGAAGTTCATCCAGTCAAAAGAAATCATCGACTGAGCCTTATCTTTAGTTAAGTGGCGAGTGATTTTATTATGTTTCCAATTTGTCTTCAGTCGTTCTTCGACCGCTGTATATGTAATAGGGTTGATTTTCATCTGATAAACGTTTTTAATCGTACCAGATTTTATCGTGTCGTACAGATTGATTGCTTTGTAAAAATCATTAGAAGTAACGCACTTTATGTAATCATCAGGTTTGAATTTTACGACGTTCACAAACTCAGCTCCTTTTGTTTTCTTGGCACGCCTGTTTCGATTCGAACGAAAATCCACTGGGTTTAGAGCCCATTCCTTTACCAATTAAGGTACAGACGCTCATATAGCTGTCTTTCCAGCCGCCATCGGTTTATGTTTTTGTTCCGCAGAACTACTAACAATACCATCACATCAGCCGCACGCGCTAATGCTGGCTACAATAGTTGCAACTCGAAAACTACTTACCGCGTGGTGCAACCGGCGGGTTACGATCAGATTAGATTAGTACCTAATCTTCATTTGAGATAAGTTTAATATCCATGACTCTGCATGGCAAATTATAAAACTTGCACCATTTCTTTACTGAGTTTCCAGTAACATTAAACATTCTTCCGATTTGATCAAATGGAGTGTCTCTAATTAATTTTTTCAGATTTTCTCTTGTTGGCCAACAACTATGAAGTTTATTTTTATGACAGGAAACACAGAGCTTTGCTTTTCTGTCGATAATCACTCCACATACTTGACATCGATTTATTTTTTCTTCACACCAATATGAACCATCTTCATATTGATGACACATACCAAAGTCTTCGTGCAGCATGTGGAAACGAGTATGGTCGCTTTGGGTTGCAAATACTATAAGATTTTCTGGACGATTATCGTTTCGGATATGGTTTATATGATGAACCACTTCTTCACGTTTCAACGGCCTCCCTATTTTTTGCTCTGCAACCAAAACATGTTCATACACCATTCCACTGGTATTTGCATGTAAATGATTTGGGCACCAAACTAATATGTAACCATTTGCTATTGCCATATGATAAACCTCCCGCCAGTAACTGGTGTGATCGATGGGGCTCGAACCCACGAAAACCCTCTGATTAAAAGTCAGATGCTCTACCAACTGAGCTACGATCACATATACAAACCACAGAGGGATGTCACCTGTGGTCTTTTGTCCTGGCTTTAACGGGTCAGGCGTCCGGCATTTACCGTTACTCTTCAGAGCACTATTGGCGATATGCTTATCCACTGCGGTTCTCAAACTCGATCATCCTTTTTGGTCAAGCCTCTTCCGGGTTATAGCCGCGCTACATAAGGTTTTCAATGTTATTCCTTCATTACTGTTTTCGAGCTGGTGAGACTTACGCACAGTTGCGCTCGGAATGCGGATCTTACATCGTCAGGGCACGCAGTTTGACCAAGCTTGCTACATCGGTCCCTGATCAGGAGTGTGACTGCCTCGCTAATCCTGTTGCAAACATCATCGATAATATCATTTGGGTCTGTGGATTTATCTCAGACGGAAAACGCATTATCAATCGGAGGGAATTATGAACTCAAATTCAATTATCAAATCAACTTGCACATTGGTGGTCCCGGCCTGAATTGAACAGGCGCACACGGAGCTTCAATCCGCTGCTCTACCAACTGAGCTACAGAACCGTAATTTATATCGTCAACCATTCTTCATTTGTATAATTTTTTATATCGCTAGATTTAAATGGCAAATTATAATACTTGCACCAGTTCTTTATGCAATTTCCAGTTACATTGAACTGTCTCCCTATTTGTTCAAAAGGAAATGATCTTATCAGATTTTTCAAAGTTTCTCTTTTAGGGCGTCCGTCTCGTCCTTCCTCCCTGTAACATTCTCGGCACAGAGTAGCTCCAGGATATATAACACAACCGCAACGCACACAATGATTGATTTTTAATGGGTTGCTTTTACACGAAACCGTTCCATCAATATCAAATGTACATAAAGTAAAATCTTCTTCATTCATATGGAAAATCGAATGATCCTTTTTGGTCTTAAAAATCATTAAGTTGTCTGGATTATTATTGGACCGATTATGATCAATATGATGCACTACTTCTTCAGCAGTTAGATATCTTCCAAGTTTCTTTTCTGCAACTAAAACATGTTCATATACCATTCCACTAATATTCGCATGTGGATGATTAGGCATATAAATTCGAACATATCCGTTAGCATATCCCATGATTTTATCCTCCTAATTTATTTGAAGAAGTAGGATTCGAACCTACACTCGGGCTTTCGACCCAGCTCTACCAGTTAAGCTATTCTCCCATATAAACGGCAGGTTTTGTTACGCCCCTGCCTTGGCGCTCACCATTTATCAGCCATGCGGTAAACGACGGGGCTTATGTAATCGACCCACGAACCTACGCCCATGGATTTTAAAGACCTTTGACCTGTATTCGTTATTATTTGACCGTTGATAAAAGTTTAACCTTTGAACTTTCAACCTTTAATCTTTAAATAAATAAACTTTAACCTTTCCGAAGAATTTGAGTCAATTACGTGTTGGCCCTCAGGACAACTCCTCCTCTTGACTCGATGTTTTTGAATATCGGAATCGAACCGACAAGACAGATTTTATGTCTGCGCCTTAACCATTTGGCTAATTCAAAACCCAAGTATTGTTAGAATATATTTATACTTGATCTTCATATAGGCTTATCAGGCCGCTTTTATATGTGACTATTTGCTTCTTTATTTATTTGATTTCACTCTAGCGCCGCCGTCATTGGCAAAGAGCGAACAATTACAGTTTGTCGTTTTCAATAAACAGTGAATATGTATCAATGATTAGTATTCGATTGTGATTTCGGTAGTTGCATTAGATTCAGATAAAACCGCGTCAACCTCAGCTTTGAAACTATTGATTTCGTCGGCCAGATTTTCCTTAGTTTTTTTAATGTTAATACCGTCAATCAGAATCATAGTTTCGCGCTCAATGTAACCATCTCGCATATCGCGAATTGCATCAGGAGACATCCCGTCTTTGTCGGCGGGGTTATTGCTTCGAATGACAAAATCATCCGCACGATCACTCAGGCGAGAATTCGTAGTTTCAATTACACTGACTGCATTGGAATACTGTCGCTCCATCTGATTAAGCAGATCACTCAAGAAGTCGATTCCGTGCTGATTCATCCAAATAATTTGAGCGATAGTGTAGTCCTTACCGCATACAGTGCGATGGGTAACAGCGTTAGACTCGGAGATAGCGCGCTTAATAGCATTCAGGCGAGCAATTAGGTCTTTGATTTTATCCAGTGAACTCTGACCATTTGCCTTATACTCTTCAATGGTGACACCACCAAGCTTCTTCATGCTCTGCTTAGCAGCTCCGCAGAAAACAGCTTCACGAGTCAGCTTAGAAATCCGGTCTTCCAAAACGTTAATTTCAGCCAGTGCACGATGAATTGTCATAGTTTCAGTAGTCATAGTCGTTCTCCTTTAAAATATATAATCTTTAATGCGGTAGCCCGCTATTCAATGGTGCTGGGGGTGGGGCACGATCCCACAACCTGAAAATTACAAATTTCCTGCGCTACCAATTACGCCACTCCAGCTTATGATGTGAGCATGTCTGCCCACATATTTAAAATGGATTCGATTGGATCTTTCGTAACAAACCCATTCAATTTTGATTCTTGCGATTGAACCGCCAAGTGATTTTTATATGTATCAAAGTACCTAAGCACCTGTTGATGAATGCTATTTGTTGTCCTTCCGTCCTTTAAGTACCGACGGTACTTCCCTGCTCCAATTTGATATCGAAGCAATGCTGACGAATCGTTTTCTGTGAACTGTTTATGATATGCAAGGAGCGCTACTCCGCACCGAATTCCAATCTCGTCATCCAACAATTCCCTCATTGAATTGATACCAAGCGTCCGATGTAAAAAATCAAAGTTAACTTCATTAACCTGCATCAAACCGTAGTCAATCGTACCGTTAGAATTTTTATGTGTCAGTCCACTTTGAAAACGACTTTCATTATATATAACAGCAACAGTCAAACTGTAATCAACGTCATATTCGTTACATATCTCCGCTGTATATCTTTTTAAGTCAGGAGACCAGTTTTCATATTCTTCAATTGGATTTTCCGCATTAGCAGCCGTTGAAACGACGGCAACGCAAAACAACATAACTATTACCGCACAAATCCATTTTGTAATTGTAATTCTGTACTTCATGCCAACTGTTATTATCTACCCTATACATTTTTTAAGAGAAAGAGCCTCTCGGCTCTTAGTCTTATCATTAAATTTTTTTAGCTTTAGATGCCATCATACAATAATCTGCGTAAGTCATCTCACTGCCGTATGATTTCATATGGCTTATTACATAATCAGATCCGTAAGTCAATTGATCCAGTCTCATCTGGTGAAAACTTTTTAATTTTCGAATCACGGAACTTCTTATATAAATATCTTTATACGGAGAATTATCTGGCAAAAGCATCGAAGCTTCTTTTTCGAAACTTATTAATTTGTGTGCGTAATGTACACTTATCTGATCCTGAACCATATTTCTTCTAACGACATTACGCACTAGATATGGACTATCTACATATTCAACTATTCGTGTTGTTTGTTTATCGCCAAGGTTTACAATTGCTTCATATCCAGTGCTAATGACTGAATTCCAAATTGTACGAAACGCAAAATCATTATCGATTGTAACAGTTTTAACTGAATGATCTTCTTTATTTACATCTGTTTTTAAAAGATCTCTTATACTGTCAAAGTCAAATTGGTAATATAACAAAATAACAACCGTAGCTGTCATTGCGTATCGTCCACCGTAAAATAAGTTTTGAACATAATTCATAAAGGATTCTTCGTCTTCAAAAATGAAATCGCTTTCATATTTATCATTTTTCTGAATCGCTTCAACTTGTTTTGCGGTTATTTCTGATTTCGTACCAAAAGCATTCTTTTTAGGACTTGTCCTATTAACCATAACTCCATGGGTTTTATATGTTCGTGCATTAATATATTGATTTTCATAGCACCATAACACATAACTTTTCATTACGGCTGCAAGCCTTCTTTGTGTTCCGGAACATAAACTATTAAACCATAAAAGATATACATCGTCCATTTCTGGAGAACCCAACGAAAATTCGCAAAAATCCTTGTTGTACCTTTTTTCAATAGGCCCAGTATGTCTGAAAACAGACAATACCGTATTCTCCCTGGATTTTTGTGTCTTGCCTGTTTCGCCCTGACCAACGTAAAAATCAATGAATTCGGCCTTTCTATCACGATTATAGATTTTATCATCTACATTCATTTCAGTTACTCCTCACACAGTGCGGTTTGTGTATTATTTATATTTTACACTATGTAAGAAGGTTTTGCAATGAAAAGATTTAAAATCTACGGTTATGCGATAGCTTTTGGGTTGGTAGTTTGAGCCACCACATTCAGAAGCGGACATTGAATCATCATGGCGTTCACAGCCTTTGCCCAGTTTGCTTCAGTAAAAATGCCAATCGGCTCACTAAGCTGCAAATTGCGAATCGTATCTCTGCCCTCAACGACAAGAGTAGAGTCTTTCTTTAACCCTTCAACTTCGCCAGCCTTATAATCAACATGAACAGGATTGCGACTGGCGGTTCGTTTTGTTGTAAACGGAATGACCTCGCATTGTCCAGATTTTTTGTTGTAAATATTGTTGGATACGATTAGATATGGATGAATTCCAATATACTTATGTACACTGGTTTTCGCTTCGCTTTCAGCTACATAGCCAAACCTAATCTCTCCGATCTTTGGGACGCTCTTGCCAGCCATGAACATATTTATGACCTCCTTGTTTATGGCTTGTCTTTTCATGGTCCCATTATATCACTCTAAAGGGTAGTTGTCAACCGTTTGTGACTATTTGTGATGATTTATTTAAATCTACCTTTTAGAAGTTCAAACCTTATAGATTCTTTTGAAAGATCGGATTTTGTAATAACCTCAGTTTTTCTCCCATTTTCAAAGATCTCGCATTGGAATTTATTTCCAGTTATAACAAATCCAGCCTCTTCTTGTAACTCAGGGTTAACATTATAAAGTGTCCCCCAAATCGCGTAGCTTTTCTTTCTTTTTATCAATTCAAGATTTTGGGACCGTATTCTAACATAAAGACCATTATCTTCATCACCTCCTCCCCATATAAATATATTTGAAAATGACATAAGATAATTAAAAAACTCTTCCGCAGTAAAAGTCTTTATCATTTTTTTGTTTCCCCTTTAAACAACCGCATTTTGTTAATTCTCTGCGGACTTCTCTTTTCGGTTGTTATTTTACCATATTATAGTTGTAAAATCAATAGAATTAGTTGTTCTTTATCTCAGCTTCTGCATCCACTTCCGCGAAATCTCGTTCTGATGTAGATAATAAGTAACTCCCGTCACGTCATTCACAACCACATCATCATACGGGATACCCTTTTCATTAAGGTGAGCGATGAACCAACGCTTGGTCAGATAACACATCGGAGTTTTCCAAGGGTCGCCATAATCCAGTTTGCATTTTTTACAAGCATTATAATGGTTGCCGCACATATCCCACCACTCTTTACGAACACGCTCTCGCATCCGCAGCACGTCTGGTGTGCCGACATATCCCATCTCTTCAACAGCTTTATGTACGGCTTTCTTCTGTTTGATGGATTGACCGGCATTGATGCCCGCACTGGCACCCAAACCCAACAGACCTAAAACGAACGAAGCAGCTCCACTCATGATGTTTTCCTCCTTGATTATTCCATTGCAGTTTCAAGATCAAAAGTCGCACTCTCGAAGTCTCCATCAAGAGCATAAAGTATATTTTCAATATGATTAGATGCGCTAGAAAGATAATCACAGGCTCGGTCTGCTTTATCATATCTTTCACCATCCTGAAGATTTTCTGGGATATTGTCTCGATAATTTTCTTCTTCATCCAAAATGTTATCGATTGTATCCTTTGTATTTTCTAAATCTTGCAATAAGTCATTCATCTTTTGCTCAAGCTCATTTAGATGGTTAATAGTACCTTGAATTGCTTTTCTACGTTCTTTATTCATTATTATTCCTTATTCAAACAGATCATTACGAATCCTTGGACGATATACACGATTTTCAGACCAGTCAATTGCTTTTTGGACCTTCCCTGTTCCCCAATCTCTTAAGGTGAAATAAGCAATACCTTCTAAAAGCTCTTTGATATCTTTACAATCACGTCGTTTCATTCTAGCTTTTTTCAACTCATTCTCAAGATAGCATCGTCTTACTGCGTTCGAATTTTGGAGTTCTATTGCATGTTCAATGTCTGTGATCTCCAAACATGCCTCTTTTAATTCTTTACAGATGTCATTATATGTATCATTCAATCGCCCCAGAGTATCGTCAACGGCTAAAAGTCCTGCTTTTACTCCAGCCAATCTTTCTGAGTCCGGAACTTTTGTACGCACTCCTTCGACATGTTCGAACTCGTTATCTTCAATTTCGCAGGGTGGAACTGTTCCGCCATTTTCTGCGATCTCTTTCTTAGTAACAGCCCGATATCCTTTTCCTCGAAAAATATTAGGAAAACAATTTAACTGCTTTTTTACCCTGTCTTCATCGTAAACACAGGCTTCACTCAGTTTTGGAGTTTCAACTAGAACATTATCCTTGGTTCTCTTTAAAAACGTGGTCCCATTTGTGATAACATAATCCAAAAATTATCATCCTCCTACCTTATTATAATAGAGGTCTACAAATTAATGTTCCTTTAACACTACTGACTGTCCTTTTTCAAGTGCCCAACAATTTTTGCCTGCATAAGCGCAATCTTCACAATGACCAGAACATTCACACGCATCTGTAGGAGCTTCACATATACCATTCTTGAATGAAATGTATGCAACTGGAAGATTGTAGGGATTATTCATATTATAATTGGGCCAAAAAGAAAACAGAATATGTAAATTATTGGGTATTTTATTATCTGTAGCCAAATACTCGTTGATAAGATCATATTTTTTAGTGAATGCCAAAAACTGGGTGCGAGGCAACTTAATTGCAATTCGACACATCATTTCAAAATAGCGCCTGTCCACGATGTCGCCACTTACATGCCATCTAAAATAAAAAGACCCATAGGCGGCCGCAGTTGCTTGAACTTCAAAGCCGTCAGGGTCTGATAACCACAAATTCAAATTGTTGTCATAAGCGTTCCGCACAACACCTCTCCAGTCGAAATGACGGACATAACATGTCTTTGCGCATGGAACGCCCGGAGCACACGTTGCAATACGAGGCATCGAAATTGATTTGATACTCCCCATTTTGCTGTTTGCGTTCGACACTGACAGCTTTAACATATTCAATTCTTCACGGCCTCTCTCCGAAGCCGCACTCCTTCCTTATTATAATAGCACTGTATTAGTCCAATAATTTAGATATCTAGAACCGGTTCATCAGGCACCAAAGGATCGAATCTCGCTTCCACGTCCAAATCGTAATGATATGGGATGCCAAGACGATCTAGTTCTTCCTTGAAAATTTCAGCCAATTCATCCGGTGTATAGTCTTCGATTTTCATTTCACACTACCTTTAATGCCATTCGATTGATAGTAACAACTAACTCGTTGACACGGTTTCTATCGATGGTGTCCGGCAAAGCAGTGTTCGCCTTATCGTACTGCAGGCGTTTTTCATATTCTTTGTGGAAATCTTTTACATCATGCTTGATATAACCGTTTGTAGCCTGGAATTCACCGTTTCGAGCCATCATCAATAGGTCGTGGTTTTCCGCTCGATTCGTAATGATTTCACCCTTTTCCAAGATGTCAAATACCGTGAGATAAAGACGAATCATATTCATGATGGTTTTGTTCATTCGCTTCTTGGTGATCTGATCTTCTGGGTGTTGATTACACCATTCGCCCAAAGTGACTGCCTTCTTGAACAATTTATCTGCAAAGCCACCAAACGAATACACGACCTGTCTGGACAGGAACAACTTCTTATTATCTATCAAAAGCTTTGTGGCCGGATGATAGCTTATAACGAGATCATCAACATTTCCAAGCTGCTCCAGCATGTTCGGATTGCCGCTACACATGAGCTTAACTGCTTTATTGAAGCTAAATACCGTTGTATCAGTGGTTTCATCGACCCAGTGATCGAACGTGTCCATGCCAAGCAGCTCATATTCTGTATTAAGCGCGACACCACGGATATCCACATCAGATCCTGCTACATTCGTTCCATAAGCATGGCTACCGCCAATAGTCAGAAACATCAAATGCTTGCTTAGGTGTGGATCAGTACGTAGAAAATCATACGGTTTGCTATCAATAATACGTTGTAATTCTTCTCGTGTCATTTTTACCACCTCTTTACGTTTTAGATTATTAACATCACAGCAATAAAACAAAATGCCCACATCGGAACAATTAACCATACCCAATCAAGGCAAAAATCAATAAATTGAGATAATAATCTCAAAATAAAGTTCATCATAACCCTGTTTGCACCGTATCAAATTCGATCGTCTCTCCTGTTTCTTTATTGACACCATACCCTACCACATGAACGATATAAGCCGGCCAGCGCTCTTTGTTTTCATCAATGGCGATACGAACAGTACCTTTGAAATTTTTGATCCAAGTTACACACCAAGGCTTTTCAAGATGATCATTGTATTTTGGATTAAACTTTAAGACGGAGACCAAATCAGCCACACATACCATACCGGCATCTGCGCAGAATTCGCCCAGTTTAACCTTCGTTTCTGGCACGAATGTAGTACAACCCCAATCACCGTAGTAAGTATTGGACTCTATTCCAATGATGCCATGGCTGCTGATATCGCAACATTCAAATTTTCTCCGCTCGTCATTTGACATATTATGAGACAGATAACATGGATCTGTAATGATAATATCCCCATCAAACTCCATAATACCATCTTCTGCTTCAAGATAACGATCTTTATATTCTAAGAATTCTTCATATTTTTCTGCCATATCTCGCAGTTTTTCAAATTCCTTCGAGATTTTCTTCAGCGTTTCATCGGGATCTGCACCCCTTTCGATATCATGCTTAATATACCATTTCACAAAAAAAGAGCCACTATCCGTTTCTGTAACCAATCTATGTACATCGAAACTGTCTGGTTCCTCGTTAAGCTTTGCAAGCGCCTCAAACAGTTTTATCTCGACATCAACAACACGACGATCAATAGTGCTCTTAACCCATTCAGGAATTCGATTCCATTCATCTACCAATGCCTGTGGATAATCTTTAAACTGTTCATGATATTCTTTATTCTTCTGTTCTACCCATTCATGTGTCATATTTATTCTCCTATCAGATTCGGATTCGTTGAATTCCAAATTTCTTGAGACGTATTTTCGCCATCATCCGACAGTTTATCGACCCAAGCATTGAGCACCTCACGGTACACTGTCATATTTGGACAAAAATGACTGTTGGTGAATACCGGCATATCGTCATTGCACAGAATTCTCATGATAGCAGCACACACAGCGGCGGATCTCGATACACCAGCAGCACAATTCACGCAGAACCAATCGGTCTTATCTGCTTCGTGGTTATCCAAGACAAAATTTACAATATTCCTAGCTTGAACATTCGTAATACATGTACCTTCCAGATTGGTGGTACAATCATCAAACTTCAGTGGTAAGAACGTAATGTTGCCTTCGCACTTCTGAAAATTGATATGATAACCATTCGCCTCAGTAATAGAGATAAACCGAATTCGTTCAAAATGCGATTCTTGAATAAACTTTTCTGCTTCGTCGGCGCTCATAACGGAGAACTTCCATTTGCCACGATACATGGTAATCATTTTATCCCTCCTCGATACCGAATAGTTCTTCGCCAAATAAGAAAAACTCTCCGCCAGTCAGTTCGTCATTCACGTCATTTAATTGATCAAACCTAAAATGAGACGGATCAATATTGATATGTTTGAAACCGGCCTCTGGCATATCCAAGTCATCACCATAACTGGAAATATAATCATCCAGACATTCGTAATACTGATAGCAACTGTTATAAATCTCCTGTTCATCATAATCAATCGTCATTTCTCCACAAGCAAAATGCAACTGATCATTCATTCCAAACTCGGAAATAGCAATCAAGCCGTCACTACCATTTACATTGTCCTTTTTAATGACTCCATTTGGATACACATCTTCAAAATAAGACCAATCAGATGAATCAACGCCACCACCGTTCTGTTCGATATGATGCTTCAACTTGAGAATTAGGTCATCTTTTGTTGTGCAGCTCCCCCAGTTAACGAATTGTATGAGTTCATCTGCAATTGTTAAAGACGGCCATGTGTATGCACCCCAACGATAATGAATCGTAGCGATATCTTCGCCAAAAGCGTGAATCTTAACAACTAACGGTTGACTCATTATTTCAATTTCCCTTCTTGATATAATCTTCTTTTATATTCTCGAACTTTTCGAATCGTCTTTGCCCGTTCTTCTCGATCTTGCTTATAATTCATCCAATGATTTTTTATGTACTCATCGTTTTTTGCTTTTGATTCTTCATTTACAATCAACAAAATAGTTTTATGAGATACATTATACTCTCGTGCAAGTTTTCGAAGTGAATATGTACCAGTTTGATATTTACGAAGTATTTCTGTCTTTTTTTCGGAAGTTAATTTTACACGCCGATCTTGTTGCTCAGACAAGCGAATATTCTGCCACTTACTCGCCATCTTCCTCAACCACCGGTCCAAAGTATTCGCCAAGCACTTCATCCCAAATTTCGTTTTCAGGGACATTGCAATCAAACTCATCCATAAAACGACTGGCGAGATAGTCAATATCTTCAATTGCATCATCGTAAGATACACCGTATTCCTTTTCAAACGCGTTCTTATCGCCGTCAAGCCATTCTAGGCGCTCATCAATAAATCGCTTTGCATCCATTTCACGATAGTGTGCTTCCTGATACCGATACGCCGCTTCAATCTGATCTTCATTCATGACATAAGATGCTCCAGTAACACTGCTTACAACCACGATGTCTTTATCCATAATTATCCCTTTACTGCCTCAATACACACTAACTCATCTTCATAGTCGTTCATTTCGTTTTCATCGTACATAATCTTAGCAATTTTTTCAGCTTCTTCTTTTGAGTTTGCTTCAACAACGGTTTCATAATATCTAATTGCTGAAGCATAAACCGTATATTTATATTTCATTAAAAATACTCCTTCAGTGTTTCCTCCAAATATTCAAATCCGTTATAATCTTCAATGATTTCATAATGCCCTGGTTCTACCCATCCACCACAGCACAAACACAAAACTCGATCGTCATTAAAAATAATGCCAAAGTGAATATCATCCGGTTCATCGAGATCCTTAAATTTAATCAGGCTCCTTGCTTCCATCTTTACACCGTCCAACAATTGTCTTATACTCCAGCAATATGACTTGCCATCATGTCCGCTGTGTGTGTCCACAACACATTCTGAAATTGACCAATGGCTCGATTATAATACTTCCATTCGTTTGTATCTGTCTCATAGGCACCCATATGCCATCGAATGCATGCAACTTCTTCCTCTGTCAGGGTGATAACACTCGCCAGCATACAGATGGATTTTTCGCCATGATGACTGAAAATAGAATCGTTCAGATACTCATATGTTCCTTTATCCGGAATAAAAAGATACTGATCTGTTTTGCAAACATCATGCAACAGCCCAATTAGATACGGAGAGCGTGGATTTCCCCATTTCAGTCCTAACTTATCTGTCAGCGAAACAAGAGCCTTAACAACAGCGATGCTATGCTCTGCCAAACCACATGGATGAGAACCATGATATTTTGCAGATGCAGGAGCTACCCAAAAATTATGATGATTTAGCCACTGAGTGAGTTTCATATAATCATCCCATGTTAAATACTTTTTCAAATCTTCATAAATTTCGTTTTTGAGTTCAACTTGCTTCTTTTCAATTTCTTCGTTCATTTTTATTCTCCTTTGCTTTTTAAAATATCTTTACGTACCCAACTTTCAAAACTCTCTACTACTTCATCGTCAAGCTCGTATTGATAATAAAAATCAACTTCACCATGAACATCAATACGATACATAGCCATAACGAAACCGTATTTTTCATTTGAAGCGTTAACATATCCGATTGTGCAATATCCTTTATGTTGCTCGCATTGATCAAGTTTCCACATATAAACCTCTTAATCCTGACAAATATCTCCGTCCTCAAATCGAACCGAGGCTACATAGTTTTCATCATTCTTTTTATATCCAACAGTTTGAATATTGCCAAATGTTGAATTATATTCCGTTATTGATACCAAATTATTCCAGTCTACATTCACACCATCTTCAGAAAAGAAGATGCCGATACCAGGATAATCTTCTGTTTCACCAGTTGGACGGCACACAAGGTATCCACCGGGAATCTTGATTTTCATATCTATTTCATTAATAGGGATCATATTATCATCTCCAACAAAAGCATGATTCCATTACTCAACATCTTCGAACTCACAATTTTCTTCATCTAGCTCATCACTGTCGGTAATGTATTCAAGAGTTCCAAGGGGAATTTTAGTGATATGTTCTTTCGCATATTTAATAGCTTCATCAATATTCATACTATCAGGAACATCAATAAAACTATTATAAACGGCCATACAATTTACAGTTACAGCCAATCTTTTCATACTCATCTGCTCCTTTATTATGTTTTATTGTTTTGTATTGGCAGCGGTTATGCCTGCCCCAGTACCGCCAATCACCTGGCATACGATTTTTACTTTAGCATCCCTTCGATCTTGTCAACCAAGGTCCAATACTCCATACCATAGAGACACGCTTCGTTATCGCCCTCATGTCGTTCAGCTTGCTCGTTAGAATCTTCGCACGGAACTTCAATCCCCTTCTGATACAGAAGGTCATCAAAGAGATCGACAATTCGTGCAGCAAGTTCTCTTTTCTTGTCCATCTGATTCACTCATTTTACTCCTCAAAGTCAATATCAAAAGAAGTAGTTCCGTCTTCGTTTTCCCGATAATTCATTTCAGCGAGAGAGTCCATACACTCCTTTAACTTCTTTTGCGTGTTCTCTACATCCGGATGGCTTAGAAGATACTGGAGTCGTTTTGCTCCATCAGCACTCAAAATAATATCTCCATTAACGTAGTGCATTTTATTCCTCGTTTACAATTTCGATTTGACACATCTTCATGGCGGCAAGTGCATTCTTGTGAGACTCAGGAGTAACGCCGGCACAGCAGCTTGCATCCACAATGATAGGTACCGACGGTAGAGCAGCTTTGAGCAGCATTGCATTAGAGATCACGCAGATATCAGTACAGAGACCAACCAGAGTAATAGAAGTGATGTCCGCACTGGTGCACCAAAAAACATCTTTCAGATCACTTGCCAACCGGAATGATCCAAATGTGAATTTATCGTAAACCGGATTATTTTCACACCAGTCTTCATCGGGGATCGTTGCATCGACCTCATCGACAAGCTGCCAGCCTCGTGTACCGCGCAGACAATGTTTAACAGGAAGGCGCTTGCCCTCTTGGGTTTCGAGATAATTGTTATGGTGAGTATCCCGGGTATACAGGACCTTACCTTTCCAACTCTTGATCTTCTCCACAACCTTCGGCACAATTGCCTGAGCTTCTGGAGTGCCAAGAGCGCCGGTCACAAAATCGTTCTGCATATCCACAACAATCAGAATATCAGCCTTTGTCTTTTCCATAAGAACTCTCCCTTAATTGTATTTCCAAATATATCCACCTGCTGATTTTTGTTTTCCTTTACAGCAGTTATAAATATTCGAGTGTTTGATGTTGTAATAGTTCGCAGCATCCGTCATACTGCCCCATTCTTTAATTAAATTTCCAGTTTTATCATATTGGAGTACCTTTCGCTTTCCGCCGATATGCTCTTCTTTGCTTTTCGCAAACGCCACAACGTCATCAACGTCAAGTCCGTCCTCGTCATAAGCCCAAGCGTATCCTTTTGCCATATAAGCTTTCCGGTTACAGCACTCAGAAATTGCTCCATCACTTCCATTTACGGCTATAGCAGCTTCTGTTATTGTGTCATACCGCGCAACAATTTCTTTAGAATTCACATCTATTTGACAGACTTTTGCCCGATATCGTTTGTGTTTATGAACACGCATTTCTTTTTCATGATATTCGTATTTATCAATACATTCTTCATTGAGCATTTGTTGGTAGAATTTTTGAAATATTTCTTCGATACGATTAAAATGAGTGTATTTAATATAAAGGATTGGAATTTTATGTTCTTCGCAATAATCGGATTTTATTTTGTCCAATCGTTTTCGTTCTTCAAGATTCTTTTCTTTTTGCTCTTTACATTCACCATTGAATGTAAATGGGTAATAATGCTGTTCGCCTTGTAATTCTACAAGAAACAGTAACTTTTTACTCTCATGGTGAAATATCGCGAAGTCAAAAGGTAAAGCTCTTGTATCTATACAATCAGCAAATTTATATTGCTGAATATATAAGATATTATTTTCAGACAGATATTGTTGCAGAATATATTCTGCTTTTGAAGAAACACAGCCGCATGATATTGTTTGCCCTGTAGTTAAAGCAGATATTGATACATAAGCGTATCTCCCACAGTCACATTCACATGTCCATATGGTTCTTTTTCCCGGTTTTCGTACAGGGCATAAAGCCACTAATTTACCAAAACGCTGACCAGTAACATCAACAAACTTAATCTTTGATGTGTTCTCACTTTGAAAACATCCACATGATCGTGTATGTCCAGATTTTAAATGTGTGCCGGCAACGACAACTTCGTTTCCACAATCGCATTTACAAATCCAATGTGGTTTATGTTGACCAGACGGTGTTATTCTGTCTTCTGCAGGTCCTATAACTGTTAATCGACCAAATTTTTGACCTGTTAAATCCTCCCTACTCATAAATCACTCACTTTCTATTGTAATTTTTTACAATTTACTTGACCCAGTTTCTCATAAAGGTAGGCATTGGAAGCATTTTAAACATATTTGCATTGTGAAGCCTATCGATTTTTGCTGCCGTTTCAGTATCCCCACCAAAGTCTCCAGTACGAATATACTTATCCAGAAATTCGTATGTGAATCCAAGATTGTCTTCGTCCGTTTTACCACTCAACCCATCCTGCGGAATTTTGTTGATAAACTTATCAGGCAAGCCAAGCAAAGTTCCAACCGCCTTAACTTCGGTTACTGTTAAATCGCCCAATGGACTAAATTGACCAACAGTGTCACCAAAAACACTTCCATACCCGGTGTACCGCTCACTATAGTTCGAATTATTGCTCACCCGCCCATTCCTGCTCTGTGCCACCATGAACAGAGTTGCCATACGGATGCGAGCCGGCAAATTCACACGAGCCTGCTTGGTATCCACGATCCCACCAGTACGGCCAGATTCCAGCAGTGTATTCACCGTGCCCGCGATATTGATCTCATGTGAGTCGATGTCGAGGTACTTCACTACCTCACGCGCCACATCAATATCGCTCTGAACACCCTGCGGCATCAGAACACCAATGACGCGATCCTTGCCAATGGCCTCACAGCACAGAGCCGCCACAATAGTAGAATCCTTGCCACCAGAGATTCCGACGACTGCGTTGCACTCAGGGCCGTTCTTACGGAAGTAGTTGCGAATCCAGTTGATCAATTCTTCCTTAGTTTTCTTTGCATCGAATGTATAATTCATAATTCATTCCTCCTTACAGTTTCCACAGCTCCACATCAACACCCTGGAATGCAGCATCAATATTCTTTTTGACCGTATCCCAGTTTGCACCGCCACGGACACAGCCGATCTTATACGGCATTGCTACCTTGAGGTTTCCAGCACGAGCGATATCTGCAACGGTACTGAGCGCTTTTGTCAGAGCATCGATAGAGGTGTACTGCTTCCCGTTATAACCGAAATCTTCCTGACCGAAACAGTTAGCGATCCAGCGGCTCCCCTCTTCATTCACAGGAACTAGCTGTGCTACACCGAGATTCTGAGCAGGATCATTCATACAGCGCTCACATAGATCACGATACTGTTCGTATACGGCTGGATACCGTTCACGAACTTCTTTAGCAACACCGGACCCCATAACACCCTGACAATTGACCTGATGACAGATAATGTCAGCATCAGAATCAAATACGTTGCCCTCTTTGATCACAACAGCCATCAGCATTCACCTCCGATTCAACTCTTTGATTCCAAAATATTGCGCTCCTCGTTGACTACGCAAATTAAACTGCTCAAGCTCTGGGGTCCATACAACCACATCCATCTCATCAAAAGCCCCTGCATGAATTAACTTCAGAGCTTCTTTTCTATCGCATTTGCGAATAACTTTTCCATCGTACCAAAAGCGAATTAAGTTATCAGTGGGTTTATAAATCATCAAAACTTTCCTTCCCACAGTCGATCGCGAACTTCTTTCAGACTGTACTCTTTTACCATCTCGCCATTACGGAATACAGTCTGCAACAGGTTGCCGTCGGAATGAGCAGCGTGATCCATCAAGCCATCTGTATAGGTCAGTTTTCCAGAATCATCCTTGGTGACATAGCACATACCCTTCAGACTCTTCTTAAAGTGATCAGTGTCGGTTTTGGGGTCTTTGAAGATTTGAATCTCCTTGCCATTGACCACTCCATAAGTTGCCTTAACTGCCATGCCAAAAGTATCGCGGGTAAACGGCTTCAACTGACCATTCTGCTCGATGCACTGCATGGAAAAAGAACCAACACCGAGACTGACATTATTGCAGGCGAAGCCGTGTGCTTTGAGTTCGGCATAAATCTTTTCACAGCGCTGCACAGTAATCGAATCCCCGTATAGTGCCTTCACATGCGGGTCGAGCACCTTGTAGCCCTTACTGTTGACTGTGCCACCGAAGATATCCCACAGATGGTAAACAGTCTGCGTGACGATTTCTACCGGATCACCAGAGTCGCCACGAATCAGCAGCGTGCCATTGTGCGCCATAATCTCGTCTTTGAGCTGGGGTAGGATATTATCGACCAGATTCCAATAGTCGTAGGAATCAGATACCATACTGAAGCTCATATTGGGATACAGCTCAGTCAGCGCCCGGCGGATGAAAGTGATCTCGTCTCCATCGACAGCGAAGTTAGAACACATCACACTATGCTCGGTGCTAATAGCGCCAAACGCAACGGGCTCCTTAGTGCAATCACAGCGATACATTTCTTCCAGATACGGAATCGCAGGAACAGTGGCCGTATTCAAAAAGCTCAGACACCACCCAGCGCTGGATTTGACAGCAGACTGCATACACTCCTGACCACGGAAACTGAAATCGCCCAGAGCACGAGCATGAGGCACGCCATCCTCCACGGTTTCATCGTAATATTTGTCCACGATATCGCGGTACAGGGTGCCGACCGTTGCAGAAATCATCGGATGCCACAGCTCAGAGCTCATAAAGGATTCGAGGAACTGCGGAACCCATGCGAAATCAGGATGCGTATTGCTCATCTCAAGGAACGGCACATGAATCGGGCAGCGAGTGCCCTCGGGCAGTGCTTTGATCTCGACAGGAAGATAGCCCAGGTCATGCAGGGCAGCAATCTTATCGATATCATAAGCGTCTTTGCCAATGGTTGCGTCCAGGACACGCTGATAATTTGAGACAACCCACTCCTTTGGGAAATCAAAAAACCAACGTTTAAAATAATTCTGCAGATAATTCTTGCAGAACGCCTGAACACCAAACACGACGACTTCATCCACGCCATCCAGACGGCTCATACGAGGAGTAAAGTAACTGACCAGCTTGGTAGTGCCAGCCGGGAACTGCTTACTGTGAGTTGTCTTGTAGAAGTCACACAACAGCATCGGGTTAATATTGATCATTTCAAATCCTCCTTAAATCTCAGCTTTTATCGGCATTCACAAGCGTTCTTAATGCAACAATCCCCATTGAACACGCTTCATACTTCTGTACATCTTTTTCGTCAAAGCAGTTAAATCCAGCTCTCATATCAGAAAGTGTATGAATCGCATTCCAAACTTCTTCTTCGGTGTATTTATATGCCATATCTATTCAACCCATTTTAGAACTTAACTTTTATCGTTAATCCTCCAGTCCAATTTTTGACCACATTGTCTGCAGTAGTGATCATATTGACCAATTAACGTTGTATTGCACTTTGGGCATCTGTAGCTTTCATATTTTGGATCGACTACGACTTTCTTGCTCTCAATCCGATTGAAGTAATCACTCAAAACATCACTTATCATTGCTTTTTCAGACCAGTATGCATCTCCGTATTTGATACTTTTCGTTAAGCGCTGATATGCACTAAGGATTTCACCTTTTGCATACTTCATATCAGTCCTCATCCCAACGATGCTCCAATACAGTAATTTTGTCGTGCTTTCCAGTGAAGATACTGTCCGTAGTGTAAACCCCGTGAATCAGTTCCGGATCGTCAAACAGATGGCCGCGTTCCTTATCCAGGATACTGTTCTCGCAGTGGCTGACATACATATCGATATTACCAGCACCCAGTTCCTTCAGCTTCTTGGCCGAATAGAACATGGTACCGCCGTAAGAGCAAATATCGTCAATCATCAGAACCTTTTCGCCAGGCTTCACTTCGCCAACGACATCCAGACCGAGAATCTTACCAGTCGCCCAATCGCGCTTTTTATCGCCATGGATAATATAGGCACTGCACTTTGCTCGATCCAGTGCCCAGTGAACAGTTTCCTCGTATCGTTTCATTGCCCCTGCATCTGGGAAGTAGATCACATCCGGCTTGCTCTCCTCGATTACCTGACAAATCTCACGAATCGGAGTGTGTACTTCACACCGATCGATCAGAGCGGGAGCCACGTCGCTATGAGGATCAAATACAACAACGCGGCTGAATTCACATCGATTGATCTCCTCTGCGAACCACTTGAGAGTGAATACATCATCGTCACTATGAACGCGATCCATACGGGCGTTCGGAATATACGGCATAAACAGCTCGACTTCTCCCCCGTTATCTTTTACATCCTTTGCAATCATAACGACGGCGGGAAGTTCAGCCATAGATTCAAATGTCCAGACGATGCTGATCACATTCAGATAATTGATAGCTCTATACTTCTTGATCAGCGGAGTGCCGTCAGGGAAAGAATCGATTTTATAATAATTTGCTTTAACCATATCGAACCTCCTTAAACTGCGTAATGCAGGCTACGCCCACCACGACGTTCAAACATAATATACTTAACCGTTTCCTTTTCAAATGCAGCGTAGTCTGCCTTTTCCCACTCATAATCTCGGTCATAGGGATTTTCGACTCTGAGATTCTCACCAGAAATCTTACACTTACCAGTCTGCTGATCGAATTCAATATTATCCGTATTGAACCGAATCAAGTAGCTGTCCTTGCCCACAATCGGGGTGAAGTAATCAGAATAATCATGACCGCCATTAAACAAATCATAACTACCATGGCTAATAGACTTTTTACCGCTTTCAGTTACTGCCGTGACAGTATAGGCCATGTCGTCCAGATTGATGATGTTCAGATCCATGATGGCATCCTTAAATGGGGTACCGAGATTCAGCTCGAAAGCGATGGACCGCAGACAATCGTAATTCAGAGTGACACGAGAAGAGAACTGAATAACAGATTCAATTTCGCCATAATACTTTGGATCAAGCTTGTCCTGCAGATAAGTACGAATCTCTTCAGCCTGCGGATAATCGAAGCGAAAATGATAATGGAAACGACCCGGACGGTTTACCAGATAATCATTCAGACTTCGCAGTTCATTGCACGTGACCACAAACAATTTCTTGCCTGCGGTAGTGCCGTCGAATAGACTCAGCATAGTATCCTGTGGCGTATTGTCATCTGTTTTGCGGAATGTTTTATCAAACTCGTCAAACAGAACCATAACTTCCTGCGTGATTGATTCAATAAAACTTGCAATACCGGGGACGTATTCACTTACCAAAATGACAGGATAGCCCTCATCAATAGCGGCCTTAGCGATCATTTTAGCAGTCATAGACTTACCGATACCCTTATCACCGCTGAGAATCACACCAAGATTTCGAGTAAACACTTTAAACGTACTCATTACCTTGGCTGCCTTTTCACTGGCGACACCATACACCTTTTCATCAACAACCATATCAGGACGACGAACCAGATAAAAACCGGTCATTTTGGAGAAACAGATGTCATATGTGCCTGCTGGAATTTGGTCATAAGCCTGCATGTCATCGCCGTACAGATGTAAACGGCCAGAGCTTTCAACAATTTTCATATTGGCACTCCTTAGTTCAGCTCTTCCAGCTTCTTCATTAGGTCGTCGATGCCCATATCTTCCAACTCTTTATCCTTCTTCTTAGCTACGATCTTCATAATTTTATCGCGCTGTGCCTTCTTCTCGGCTGCGCTCGCACGAGCCTCGGACTCGGCCAGCTTGACGGATACGATATACTTGACCAGCTCAATCTTGTTTGCCAGTTCGGTATCCTCGGCGCTCTTAGCCGCCAGCAAAGAGTCTTCGTCGGCGGTTTTCTTCTGGCGGTTCAAAGCTTTAAAGATCGCATCCAGAGCCTCAACGTTCAGATCCCACAGATCTTCAACAGTCATAACACCCTTATAGGTGAAGCGATAGCGGTTACGAGTTGCGATCTCAAATAAATTCTTCTCCATCATAATTCTCCTTTTACAATAACGAGTGACAAGTTAGCCGCTTAGAATTCTCAAACATATCATCAGACCACAGCCAATTCATAGTATCTTCTTTAAGCTGATATCGGTCTTCTCTATATCCACCAATTGTCACAATTTTCCCGCAGAATTTTTTCATGTCTGAAACAAATCCAACTTTAATATCAGGGCATGGCCCAGATCGCATGCTATATATTTTCAGTTGTTCTAAATTCTGTTTTACACGCACCCTATCCCCAGGTTTGTAGCGATATTCCATTATGATTCCCCATTCGTCATGTTCCTTCCACAATGAGGGCAGAACCGAGATAAATGTTCATAATAATGTTGTGCTAAAATGTTATAGCGACAATCAGCGTCGTATCCACATTTTTCACAAAAATGCCATCCGTTTTCATCTTCCACCCATGTAGAAATATCGTTCTCGTTCATAGAATCTCCTTATAATAATGATTTGCAAGATAACAGATTTGCTAAGCCTAAAAACATCTCATCTGTCCATAGGATATTGTTTTGAGCTTCTTCTATGACATATCGATTTAAAACATACCCCATGACCGTCACAGTTTTCCCCTCAAAAGGTTTTCTTGCTTTAAAAGATCTTTTTACGACAACTCCAAAATCTTGGGATAACATCTTATAATTATGACCTTCTTCGAAGCAATCTATCACGCGAACATGGTCTCCGGGTTTATATTGATATCCCATAATCTCTCCTTTACAGCAGTGACCGACACGTAAAAGGATTAGCCAGACCGACAAACATATCATCAGACCAAATAGTGTCTTTATTTGACTCTTCGATCATGTATCCGCCCAGTCTATATCCGGAAATCGTTACAACTTTCCCAGCAAGACGTTTTCTTGTCGGCAACGACACTCCGATTGTCAGAATGCTTTTACCAGAAGACATATAATGGTTTTTCCCTGGTTCAAATTTATCTATCACGCGAACTCTATCCCCAAGCTTATATTTGTAATCCAATTAAATCACCACTTTCAGAACTCGCTCAGTAGCTCCCTGCACCTTGACAATGAAGGAGTCATGCTTTGTCTCAGAGAAACCAACGCCAGACAGCTGGTCATCGACAGACTGGACCGCCATCTGAGAACCGAGAGCTTCAAACACCCGCTTATGCTGCAGAAGTTCTGCTTTCAGAAATTCGTTGTAGAATCCGTTCGGCTTTTCAGGGTTGACACAATCCTTCAGCATAAAGAAGTAGTGACGGTTGCCGTTTCCGGTCTGCTCGTCCCAGTAGTTTGGAGAGTACATGGCCACAGAAACAGGAACGAACTGGTTGGAATTCACACTCCAGATTTCGCGGGTGCTGGTAGAACTGGGCAGCTGCTCCTTGATAGAGAACTTGCCATCCTTCAGCGTGACCTTTGCCACGGCGACATTCTGACCCTGATGCAGCGGCTTATCGTAGTTAAACGAGTAGATGTTGCCATCGAACTCGATCTCAGCACGGAAACCGGTTTTTCCGCCACGACCAGCGAAACAATGAACATAGAAACTGTATTCGCCCTCCTTCATCTTTTTGATATCAGGCCAGGTGATGTTCTCGACTGCGACACGATTACGACCAGGCTGCATGATGTCAACATCCAGAACACCGCCCGTAGTGTAATTACGTTTTGCGCCAAAATAGATGTGGTTCTTATCGGGTTCAATGCAATGAGCATCCTCATCGTTTTCGTCCCACTCGCACGACATATCATTCCACTGAATAGAGAAACGCAGAACGCCGTCGATTTTACCGCCAGCATTTTTGACGTTCTCCCGGATCTGGCTGTCAGTCACGTTACCCGTATATGCCCAACTAAAACCGTTCGCCCACTTGAACATAGATGGCGCAGCCTTATCCTGCGGCGCAATCAGAGACACCATATTCTTCTCGAAACGATTCTCCATGAACAGTTCCAGCCCAGTCGCAGTCGGAAGCACGTCCTTGATGAACTTGTCGATGCCGATTTCCTCTGCACGACCAAACTTCTTAGGATCAATCGCAACAGTCTTAGCCATTGCTTCAAACGGATTTGTAGCACCAGCAATACGAGGAGCAGCGTCACGATTACAGAACAGGATATTGTTGGCAGTGATATCGTCCAGAGTAGCAAACCGACGACCCAGACTGTTCATATAACCCAGCTCAGTGACGGTTTTCTGTGCATCCTCCAGCATCTTCTTGGTGAAAATCGCCTTGGGACGCTTATAGTTAGCTGGTGCAACCACCTTTTCAAAAGCAGTCACAGCAGAATCCACATCCATACCTTCACTCAGATTAATAAGCAGAGTACCGATTGCAGTGTTACGAATACGAAGCTGTCCCATATCGCCCCATGCCGGTGCCAGCCAAACATAAGCGGCCTTGTTCTCAGCCGGAGTATTGTCATATTCAATCTTGTTAGTCTTAAATACCTTGACGGCGTTTTCAAATTCCTTACCGCGATACAAACTATTCTGTGCAATCAGCTCCAGAACAGTATCAACAGCATCCATGGTCAGTTCTTCCAGAGAACGCTTGTATACGTTTGCGGAATCACGCCACTGAGCCATCTTGGTAGCCACATCATCAGGCCGCACAACGAAACGCTGCGGAATCTTGACTGCGAAATGATCCCAAGTACGCACATCCTTGTGGTTTTCATCGTACTCATAGTTCATCTCGGTGCCGAACATATTACCAGAACCGATCATATTGCGACTGACAAAGTACGGATTCACAATAGTGCGGCTCTTCACATAAGCATCCAGAGCGTCCACAACAGGCTGATACTTGGCAGACTTTGCATCGAAATTCCACACAGTAATCATTTTTCCATCATCAAACGCCACCAGCTTGCCGATATTCTTCACAAAACGGCGGCAGCAGGAACAATCATACTCACGGCGCTTACGGAACAGCTCATTCATACCGGCCGGGAAGCTGTCAAGATACAGATTGTACAGTTCATCCTCGTCTGCATCGGTGATAAACAGTGGATTCTCACCCTTCACCATCTCATTGAAGTGGTCCTGCAGAAGTGCGCGAAATTCCTTAAAATCAGACATTGTTATTCTCCTTTGCTTTCATATAATTTTTGAGAAAAATACTCAAAAGTTCATCGGTGACTTCAAATCCTTGCCAGATTCGAGAGCTCTTATCTGTTCCAACTTGAGCATATAAATTTGTATTGCAATCAACCTCAATTGTAGAATCCGGATATTTTTCAATCTCGTCATACTCATCAATTGCACTATTATTTATATAAAGATCAGCCTCATTTCTGCTATCAAAAAAACGAGGGAATTCGCACGATCCTTCAGAATCATATTCAAAAACACACCAGATCTTGTTCATATAACCACCTCATAATAATGACTTGCATCTAAACTGATGAGTTATTTTTTCAAACATTTCATCGCACCAGAGCCAATTACACTCTTTTATTTTATACGATCCAAAAGATGAAATATGGTCAATATGAACTAATTTCCCACGCATTGCCATCATCTCTTCAATAACATAATCGCTTTCCTGTTCAGCATATGGCCCAGATTTCATACAATAAAGATGACCCATACTTAAATCTTTACGGACACGAACTGTATCTCCAGGCTTATATAGATAATCCATATTTTCACTCCTCACAAGAGAGACTTACATACAATTCGACCCTCCGGTTCAAACATTTCATCTGTCCAATGCCAATTAATTTCGTTTAAGAGATATTGACCGCATGAAAATCCCTTGATATGGACAAACTGACCACGGAATTTCATCATATCGTCATTGGTGCTATTTGAACCATACTTGTAATCAGGGCCAGATTTCATACGGTACGATTGTTTGGTACTCAAATCGGCTCGAACCCGAACTCTCTGTCCAACTTTATATTTGTAATCCATATTTCACCTCAAAGAAGAGACTTGCATGTAAGTGGCGTTAACGGTTCAAACATTTCATCGACGAAATAATTGCACTTACCATCTTCGATGATCTTGTACTTTCCATTTGCTTTATGAGAAATATGAACTATCTTTCCTGCCCAATTTGTTCTAATGCTGTATGTAGCGTAAGTGCTTGCATATCCTGGACCAGACTGCATTTGATATACATGTCCACCTTCAAGATGCTGCTTTACTTTAACAGCCTGTCCATTCCTGTATTTATATTTACTTTTCGACATTTTCTTTTACCTCCCAAAATTTACAAAAGACTCGTACAGTAAATAAATTTTGCAGGCACGAGCATTCCATCACGTACTTGTACCGCATCGCCAACTTTATACATACACGCCATTTTTCATTCTCCATCAAACCAATCAGAAACTCGATCCGACATCCTGTCCATCTTTTCCTGTGCAGCCTTACAATACCTCATTGTGATTCTTTCATCGCTATGATTCAATTTCATCTGGAGAAGCTGCAGAGTATTTCCTTCGTCTTGAGTCCCCTCTGCACTCTTTAGCGCTGCCATTGCATATGTTTTTCGCATTGTATGTGTAGACAATTCAATATCAAGGCCGCACATTTTACCGGCATTTTTCAGGATACCATATATCGATCGAACATTAAGCGAACCGCCCTTCTGGCTCTGGAATAAAAACACATCTCGTGAGACTTCAAAATGCTGCTCGTCGTAATATTCTTTCAAAACTTCGGCAGCCATTTTAGGAATTTTACAGATATTTCGCTTTCCTGTTTTCTGCTCAAAAACATCAAGATGGCTCTTTACTTTACCATTTAGTGTATAAACATCTTCCGTCTTTAGTTTTACAAGATCGCTGCAACGAAGACCGACAGAACAACCAAGAATGAACAGCGTTTTATTCCTGATTCTATATCCGACCTTACCGTTTTTACCAAGATAATCTACTACTTTTTTGAACTCCTCTTTAGATTGAATCGGACTAGCCGGAGTCGGCTTCTTTCGTCCATCGCAAGTGTAAAGACTTGTTGTTTTCGTCTTCTTTTGTTTTTTTCGAGCAGCTGTTACGGCGTCACGAATCATCTGCTGCAATTCATCTTCAGATAACGTAATATGAGCTTCGTCAGAAGAATTAGGAAATATAATCAGCTTATCTTTTTCTTTTACCGCTGCTTCTGCCATATTGTAGCCTCCTTATATGTGTTACATTTACAGCAAACTTCGACACGAAAACGGTGCAGCACCTTCAAGCATTCCGTCCGACCAGAGATAGTTTCCATCATCTATATCGAGAATATAAAATCCACTTTTGTATCCTACGATTTTAGTAGTCATCCCTTCATAACTCGACATATGTAAACCAAGTCCGCAGTAATTCCCAGGACACGGTCCAGATACCATTGGAAGATTTTTTACCGGAGATTCTATTTTGACTTTTTGTCCAATTTTATATTTGTAATTCATACTATACCTTTCTTTCACACTCTCTTCTAATTGGTTGGAGGCCAGAGAGGAGTTCAAAGCGAGAGGATTTAATTTGATTGGCGAAGCGATAAATTAAATACGAACGATTTGAATCCGCGCGTCCGCCGAAGGATCAAGGGCGACTCCAGCTTCGCTGGGTCGCCTGCGATCCGCAGGTCGGACCTGGCTGAATGCCAATGCGGGTGGAAGATCCCCGATGCGCTCCTCCCGGAGGGCGAGCGAGGGGATCGACATGCCTTACCATTATCTCAACAGTTGGAATCTCCAGCTGCCTAAATTTCATTTAGTATTCAAGAGAGATCAAACAGTTTTACTTTTCAACAATAGAATCCGAATCATCTATTTCTTCTGACTCTTCATCGAGAGCGTCATCTAGTTCCAATAAATACTGATTCAAGGCGTCTCGGCCAGCCTCAAGCATTGCTCGATGGATTTCAGGTTCTGCATCCTTTAAAAGATCCCCACAAAGTGCAAGATCCTCAGCTTCAAACCCCGTAGATTCCATATCCTTGATGGCATCCGCGACATCTGAAGGGGCCCAAAATACCATAGCACGATGTTCGTCTTCATCGAGGACTTCAACATCGTCATTTACCACTGCTCTCACATAATCAGCGACATTTTCAAGCAGCTCAGGTGGCACAGAACCGTCACGACACATAATTTCAATCATAAATCCTCCTTTGTTATGCGGCATCTTTTGGACGAAGATCGTCTTTAATCATAGCCATCACATCAACATGGTATTTGTTGTTGGCTTTTGAAATCAACGCTTTGATTTTGTCTTTTTCTACCATTTTATAATAGCTGATAAGACCATTAAGCTCCTGAACGTCTTCAATTGTCCAAGGAGCATTTTCCTTTTTACAGCGGATATAGTTGGACATCATAATCTTGAATGTCTTGATGTTACGCCATCCAACCGTGATTTCATTGTTCTGATTCCACATCAAGCCGAGCACCCAGTTTTTACTCGAATGACGATTGCCGTAATGAGTTTTTTCTTCATTCAGAGTAAATGGAGCATGGATATACGCCAGAATATTTTTGATTACATCCTGCATCTCCATATAGTCAAAACTCAAATAACAACTAATCGTGATATCATCCGCATATCTTGTATAAGTAAAATCACGAGTAATGCCATCTTTCATTTTGAAACCATGACGAATTTTTCGACTCAGCAAATGATCAAATGGAATCATCATGACATTCGTAAGCCAAGGACTCAAGGGGCTTCCCTGCGGTAATCCATTGCGAAGAAAAGCAATCTTTAATGCATCACTCAACGCTTCATGGCCGCCGAATGGATCTTGCATGATAAGAGCGAACGGATAAATCACACTCAACATTCCCATAACAAACTCTGGATTAGAGCTGGGGAAAAATCCGTGAAAGTCGAATTTTACAGACCAGTTATTTTCATAAATAACCTGCTCTTTTTCTCCTGTTGTCGGGTTCGTTTTAGTCCGCACATGCCCTTCCTGATGTTTTTTCACAGCAGTCAAAGTAGACCGATGCGGAACATAAGCATGTGCCGCAGTATGATAGTCTGCAAGCATAAAGCTTTTTAACAACGTTTGCAGTTCGTTCAATGCGTCACTAAGGATTTTGTCTGGAGCATCAATTGGCCGCATGCCACCTGTTTTTTTGGGAATTTCATAGTGAGTATAGTGAACAGACATATCCGGTTCAGATTCGAGCTGTTCGTATTTCTTATTAAACGCTTCGAGTTCTCGAATCATTCGGTTAATATCTGTCATGGCTCTCAAACGTGGGGTAAGTTCGTCTCTACAAACAGTCACAGTCGAAGTAACATCTTCTCGATATTTCAATTTCTCAGACTCGATAATGCCTGCAAGAATCTCATCGATTGTGATCTGTCTCGTTTTAGGGGCTGCTTTGTATGTAATATACATATTATCTTCCTCTTATCGTGATCTAAATAGGTCTCAGCTCATTCCAAGCCTGATCGCAGTGCGGATCTTGACTATGTTGTTGAGCGATACATCGTAAAATTTCACCCTGCAGTGACGCTGATGACGTCGACTACCTGGAGGATGGCCGTTGCCTCCGCGGTACCTCCATGGCCATCGGCGGCTCGCGGGGCACCTCCCTCGTTCTACCTTTGCGAACCAATCGGATCTCCGGTTGGACTGTGGTTAACAGTAATTCATCACGATTTTATTTCAAATTTTAACTTGCAATAACACTATGCTGATAAGGATCAACAACAATCATCTTGTTGACTTTATTCTTCCCCATAGCAAATCCGATGAAATTCGTAACAGCCTGACAGCAGATTTCACGAACTGTCGGAGCAAGTCCCTGAACAACGCCACATGCAGAAACGGGCGTACTTGCCGTGGCTTCTTCGTGAGTGAAATCCATAGAATTTTTGAGATTTTCCTTCATGGATTCATCCATCCAATCAGCCGCCCAACACTGAGCGTCGTAAAGACCGGTTCGGATATCAAACACGCCCTTAATATTGGGATTATATTTGTTCTTCTCCATGAAATCTTTTCGAATTTCAATGTTGTCAACAGCCAGGAAAACATATCCCTGAACCTGTTCACCATGCCAACCATTGGGTTTGATGATGATATCGTCCTTCGCGTCAGGATTAATCATGCAGATGAGATTTGCAACAGCTTCAACCTTCGGATGACCAATATCCTGCTGGAAAAACATTTGGTTCACGATATTCTTCGATTCAACGATGTCCATATCCCAAAGCGTAAAATTAGTGAGGCCGTATCGAGCCAACAGCTCAGCCACAGTCGAACCAACAGAACCACAGCCAATGATATGCACCTGGCCACGAATTTCTTTAGGATTGAAAATCATCTCAATCTTGCTCAGATTCATTTGTTTATCCTTTCTTTTTAATCCTGAAATGCATCAATGTCGTTATAATACGGCCAGCAACTCGAATTACCGACTGCTTCCAATTCTTCAGGATGCTCTTCGTAATACTTGGCGAGATTGCTTTTTGCCGGCACTTTCGGAGCGGCGCTGCCAGTTACCGTCTTCTTCGACTCTTCTTTTTTTGTCCCGACCAACGGGGTTTTCGGGTACGTAACGGTGGAGCCGTATACCTTACTTGCACCCGCGCCTCCTGCAGAATATCCTCCATTGCTTCCAATTGCGTTTGCGCTGTAATTGGTATTTCCGGTCCAATTCCCTGTCGCGCCATATACAGGTGTTGTGGCAATTTTGTTCTTAACAATCTGGTCTGCGTTTTCGAGAAATCGAGAAGAATCAAAATCACCAACGGTGACATTCACATCCTCTCCTTCATAGATAACGTTTGCCTTCAGATCAATAACCCGAACATTATACTCACGCCGCTTGTTCCAAATCATAAAGATTTCATAGCTATCCATCGGCATAGTATCAACGAAACGCCACTGGTCTTCCATATCTGTAGCACTCGGGGTGACTCCCATATTGACATGAGAATGACCTTGAAAATGCAGACTGTTAAAATCCTCATCGGGCAGCTTCGCGTACCACATAGAATACTCTCCCCAATCGGTATTCACGGTCGCTCCCGTGACAGTCTGGGGATAAAGCAGAATCTTAGTAATCTGAAAGTGAGTATCATCGATTCGATTCACCGTGCCACACCACGCGACTTCGGACGAGAAGTGGTTAATCAGAGCGAACATCTGATGATATGCTTCGTAGGTGAAATTCACTGTGATTGCATTCTTCTGCTTTACTGCAGGAAATTCTGCGCTATATGTAAACTTATCACTGCGGATATAATTCATAGCCATCAGCTGTTCATAAAGCTTCTGTGCTGCGTTCTTTGCGTACTCCTGTGAAATCTTAATCGGCTTCATTTATATCTCCCCTTTCAAGCAGCCGCCGTTTCCTTTTCTTTCTTTAAGATTTCGAACACCTCTGCGACTGTATAAAGATTACCAGCATCGTCCTCAAGATATTTCTTGGTAGAAATGGTTCGTTCATTGAACAGATCATGCATCAATTCGGAAACCACCGTAGAATCACCCCAGTTCAGGTAAGAACTGGAGCAGATAATAGTAGTAAGAGTCCCAATGAAATCATGATTCTGAGATAACGATTCAAAGGTCGCTTCATAGCCACCGTAGCAAGCATGGCGATCAATGTGCGGCTGACGGATACGATTTTCCATCATCTCCGGATGATCTTCCATATCACACTGAGTGACAACACGAACACGATCATCAGAATTCACGCGCCATTCACAATATGTGCGGATCTTAAAGCGATGTTCTTTCCAAATAGCGCAGAAGAATTCTTTCGTTTCCTCAAAAGAGTACGGGCTCTTCTGATAGATGTAGTTTCGTGCATCCCGTTTGTTCTCGACACTGTGCCGGAAAGCGCCTTCATCACAGTCATTCAAAAAGCCGGTGTAACCAACATACAGGTTGTCATCGCTCTTTCGGAGAAAGCTCAGAACTTTATTCGCTTTCAGATAATTTACAATAGCTGCCTCGTCTTCGTCTGTACAGCAAGCACGATTACGAATTGCTTCAAGACGAATCTGCGCATCGTCCAGCTTGCTCCGATACTGGCGAATCTGATCGAAAGTATCCGTGATCCGACGTTCATAGCTGCGGATTTCTTCTTCTCCGCGACTAATAATCGAGTCATAATTGGCACTGCAGAATCCCTTCAGGCTTGCAGCCAATTTCTTTCCATAGAAATCGCCAGCGTCATAGATCTTCTGCATGGCATCGCAGAACTTGGCATCCTCTTGATTGTATAAAAACTGGATAATGGCCTTTTCTTCTTCTGTAATCGGCACTTTCTTAAAGCACCAAGGAGTCAGACGGGGAAAACAACTCGCCGCCATATGCATAGCCTGCATAATTTTTTGACGGCCAACAAAGATGATAGTTCCCTTCTTTTTCTCATTCTGGTAAACCGTTACATCACCAGCCTTATCAATGTACTGTGAGACATCATCAAGTTTCTTCCAGCCGAGCTTCTTATAATCCTCGTTATATTCTTCGCTCTTTTTCATGATTTCTGTAGCATTATCGGTATCGAGGATATTAACCAGAACACCATAACGGAAAGTCTTAAAAGGACTGTCTTCGTGAACAAACGTCTCTTTCGTCAGTTCGCTCTCCTCAGAGCTAAAATAACTCGTGATAACCTGCAACTGAATGCGGCCGCCGATCTCATTCATCGCCTTCAAACGTTCCTCGTTCAGAAACATTCTCATAACAGCCAGCAGCGTGTTGTCTTTCACTTCGGTATCGTTCTGAGAAAGGATATTCTGATAAGCATCGTCACACTCATTTGTGCCAAGCTTAACAATAATCGGGTTGAAAGCCATAATTTTTCCTCCTATATGTAATTTTTATTTCAGGAGCCCAGATACTGGACATATATAAGGCAGACTTTAACCGGCCTGCCAGCGGCTGCAATGCTTAGAATATCGTTGTAACCAATAACGATTTACTTTTTATTTGCGATTCTTTTCGTTAATCGTTTAACGGGCGTTATCATGCTTCGCGACGACCGTGATATAGCATGCATCACCGACGCCCAGAGCAGTCAGAGACATGTTCAGCTTGTCGGGGGTCAGGATCGTACCATCCAGAGTAGCCTGAGCAGCGCTGAAATCAACGCCATTCTCAGTCAGGATCTCACGGGGAGTCTTAGTAGAAGCAGCGGGAACGGTGTTACGGTTGCCATTGGTAACGAGAGTAACGAAAGTCATAATATGTACCTCTTTCTAATTTGAAAAATATTTTGAAACGCCAATCAGCGAATCATCTTAATGAATGCCGGACGTATTGCGCTGGAACATCCGGCGTGGAACCAATGCTCTGCTTAGCTCTTACTCAGCGTCAGCAGTGTGCTCAGGCTCGACCTCGTCATCGATGTTGATAGCTGCATTCATAGCGGCCTCATCAGCAGCGATGCTCTCCATTGCCGCATCAATCTGAGCCTCGATCTTCTCGCAGTTGACAATGGTCAGACCCAGATAGTCGCGAACCCATGCCTTGATGGCATCAGGAGTCTTCAGGTCGGCGGGCACCGGACGGCTCAGAACTGCAACCTTCTCACCGGTAACAGAATCGTTTGCAAACACGACACCGTTCTTGGAGATATCGTCCTTAGAATCGACCATCATGGCGCACACCGGAGTCTTGTCCTTGCCTTCGCCCTTGTACAGAACCAGAGCATCAGGACGGAACTTGGTGACCTTCTTCAGAGTCTCAACATTGAACTTGGAAGCGACGAACAGGGAATTGAACTTAACAGTTGCCTTCATAGTGTTTTCTCCTTTTTAATAAGAAAGTTTTTATGTAAACGAGCAATCACCCGTTTTACCTTGTTTGTAACAGCTCCTTCATATCATCCAGAGCCTCATCCCATGTGTCAGCAGATTGAATAAACTGGCCATTATCCGCTGACACGAGTTCATAATGGCCGTCAACATACTTGATATACATACTTTCCTCCTTATCAACTGTTATTATCTACCCTTTAAATGGGTAAAAATTATAATAGCGACTTGCAACAAATCTGATCGGAACATGGTTCCCATAGCCAATTAGGACACCATGAAATATGTATTTCACCATGTGAAAATGGATCGATCATATCAACAATAATCTGTCCTTCTTCGTCAACAGCCACAATTTTCCCTCGCTTATGATAGTTGGTATCAGTGGCCGAGCATTCATTTCCAATTCTTACCATCTGTCCGATACGAAATTTATATTCCATATTTCCCCCTCATAGCAAAGACTTACATTCAAACGAAGGGCAGCGATCAAAATAGTCTGGTGATTTTCGCCATCGATACCCTTTCTTTAGCGGCGGATAACCAACAAGTGACACTTCATCTTCTAAAAGTTCCACAGTGAGTGTTCCATTAGGTGCAATGTCGACTACTTTGCCAAGTTTTCTTTGTGCCTCATCGCACCACATGTCATCAATATCAGTCGTTCTGACAAGATCCCCAATTTTAAATTTAGTCATCAGCTAATCCTCTCACAACAACGATTTACAAACAAATGGCTTTGTTTTTACCTTCACCCAATTATCAGCAGTGAGCCACCATTCATAACCAGCCCCTACGTCTTCTCCGCTGCCGATATCGGGCATTGCCTCAAGCATTTCAACAACGATATAGTCAACGTCTACTGCCTTCACGATTCCTTTCTTCCCGACATTCCCAGGAGCCCACATATGGGGAGCCGAAGCGACAATATCACCAACCTTAACCATTTTTTCACCTTACTTGAGTTTCTTCAAGATATTCTCCTTCATGACTTTGCACAAAGACTCAACGTATGCCTCCTTCATTTTCTTGGACATTTTCTCATTATTAAGATAATCTGCAGTGGTTTCAATCATAGAATTGCCTACGATCTCCATCACATCACCCTTATCTTCGCCTTTATCCAAAGTAATGTCAGTCAACACGCCGTTGAAGGGAGTAGTGCTAATAATCAGTTTCATAATACTTTGTCCTTTCGCTTTTATTATTAATATTCGAACATGGTGCGGCTAGAGGGACTTGAACCCTCACCCGAAGACCAGATCCTAAATCTAGCGTGTCTGCCGATTCCACCATAGCCGCATATAAATTAGGTACACCTGCACTCCCGATTCTCCAAGCAGGACAACTTCCATTTCGGACCACTACATCCGAAACATTAGGGCGCAACAAGGAAGTCGTGGCTATTTTATTGATCGTACTTTTACCACTATGTACCTATTGGTGCCGCAGAGCTGAGTCGAACAGCTACTGTGCTCACATCATCATCCTCTACCCTATCCTTGTCATGACTAAGAATTCGCTGTAAAGGAATCACCATGATTATTGCATTACCTCTTGCGGCATATAAAATGTTCAGGCCGGATCATCTTGCTGTTTAACCACTGTTTCGTATTCCCGCTATCGTTCATGAACTCTCATCATCGATTGCTTCGTGGCACCTGAACCCCCATTTTGTTAGAGACCTAATGGGCAAAGCTGTCTACCTACACCGGTTGTGAACGGACATACCCGGCTGGATTCAGACACTGGAGTCTCAAACCGTTTCGTGTCGTGGAGCAGTCAACGAGAATCGAACTCGCCCATCCTGCTTGGAAGGCAGGCGTACCACCACTATACGATGACTGCATATAATTCCCAGCTCAACTTTCATTGGCTGGGCTCGGCTTAACTTTGGCCTATTGCATTCGATACAACACGTTCGCAAGATTATATCAAAAGAGCCGAGAATAATAGACTTCCTCTGCAGAAAGGTAATAGACAGAGGCTTTCGTTAACCCCTTTCGGGGTGGTATCCCGCACAGGCGCGGCCGGATCTGACCGCTAAAGACCCTACCCATACGAGATTGGTGCTACCGACCCGACTTGAACGGGCACGTCGTTACCGACAAGAGATTTTAAGTCTCCGGTGTCTGCCATTCCACCACGGTAGCATATCAAAGCTGTCTGTCCAGCAGTCAACCGTCTTTCCGATTTGCCAAACCGTTTTACCCAATAGACTCCCGACTCGATCGAGCCGGTGGTGTTTCGGATGGGACTTGAACCCACATGCTTGCGCAGAAGTTTTTGAGACTCCCCTGTCTGCCGATTCCAGCACCGAAACATATATGCTCGTCTTTCCGAGCCGCCACTGCTTGCGCAGGTTACTTCATATCATTCAGTACAGGGATGCTGGTATCACCGCCGACATAAGTAGGAAGCTTACCATCCCACTTTTCATACATCTGCTGCTGAATCAGCCGGTCAGTCAGAGACTCAGAGATGATTTTATTCGCCTCGGCTTCTGCGTTCGCCTTGGAAATCTTGGTCTGATTCTCAATCTCCTGCGCCTCGTCATTGCGCTCGGCCACAAAAGACTTGTTAATAGCAGCCTGAACAGACGCATCGTCGTACTCGATGCCATCCTTCATACCAAGAACAGTAATCGTGATACCGCGCTCTGCAAAATACTCAGTCACATCCTTGCGGACATAATCCATAATCTCGGCCTTCTTCTCAAGGATCTCATTCATGGTGTACTTAGCGCACATTTCAACAAAGTCAGCTTCAACACGAGCACGGATTTCAGTATCCATAATCTCGGAGAGCTGCTTGTTATTGTAGGAATACAGGAACTTGACTGCATCGTTTTCAGTGTAGATCTGAGCAGAGCAGTTCATACCGACGGAGAAGCCAATAGACTCTTTGCTTTCGGCAGAGATGGACTGGTTGACAGTGCTGGTGCCACTATCCTTGCCCTCGGACCATTCACGAGTAACAGGAGTTCTATTGACGACGACTAACATATTATCCGGAACCCAAGTACCAATAATGTCAGTCGGCGACAGATGTCGCTTCGAGTAAGTAATGTACACCTGCTTGGCTGCCACCTTTGCCTCGGCGAGCATTGCCTCACTCTCAAAGGACGCCTGATTTTCCCCACCCTCTGAAAGTGAAATCAGAAATGCAGTTTCATGAGGTTCGATTGTATGCACCTCTTTCTTAGTGCACCCCGTAAATGTCATCGCCATCACGATTGCACATGAAACTACGAAAATCTTTTTGAATTTCTTCATTCGTTCCTCCTTTTAATTTTTGAATAGAATATATACCACAGCTCCAATCGCAAGCGACAGAGCTACAGACACCGAAAAAGCCAACTCGCTAATACGGCCGTAAAGAGAACTTATGCTTCCTGTTGCCATTTGAACAAGCGAGATGTGCCGCAGGAGCTTTTCGAAAATATCATCGAGACTCAAAAACGAAACAACCGATGCGCAGGCTGCCAGCAATAAATCTTTATGTTTTTTCATAGCTTACCACCTCAGAATCCGGTCTCAGCTTTGCCATAAATTGGGTCATGATGACAAAACTCACACATTTGAATTACTCCTTATCAAAGATATCCGTGTACTTCGTGTACAGTTTACCGTTGTGGAAGTAAGTATTGTAATCGCACTGTTCAATATACCACCAGCGTTTCTGATGACCGGCCTTCAGGAAGTCATGCAGATGATAAGTTGACTCGTAGTTCTCGTCCACACGCTGCCGGAACGAAAGCTCGTCAATCTCATCTGACGTTTCGACGTAATCAGCGATTCCATTGATTTCGTCCTCAGTCATATCGTCATCCACAACAAAGACCACTCGAACGATTTCGTTACCTCGACGACAAACATTCTCAATCTCATCTGTCGTATGCAGGTGATATACAACACGGTCGAACTTATCAAACGGAAACAACATAATCTCGTGATTGTTTTCTGCATCAAAGTAACTGGTATGCAGCTCAATCTTGCGAAAAGAACGCCAACACGTCTCGAAAAAGCCACGCCACCATGCCTGATGCTCCCACCAGTGGAAAAGTGGATCGCCTCCTCCAGAAACAGACACCCAGTTGCAATCGTTGCATTCGTTATGAAGAACTTGCCACAGCTGAGCATAAGAAGAATACTCCCCTGTCGGTGTCATCTTGAGCTTGTTATTACGGACGATACACTCAGGGCAGCTGTAATGGCAGCCGAAGTTCGTGATAATACTGAGATACTTGTCAGTCATCTTGATTTACTCCTTTTTTAAATTATGCATACCACTTGGGTTGTTCCATATAAATTTTTGCTCCTTTGGTAAATCCAAGTCCCATAAGAAGATCAGCGATTACTGCATCCATATCTTCATGGACTCCGTCATAAGGAGGATACGGCCAATGAAGCTCGTCCATCAGTTTGTCGAACTCGTCGATAATTTCTTGAGGAATCTGAATTTGCCCTTTGAATTTATCAGCCCATGCTCCATATTCGGACTCTGGTTTAAGCTGTTTCTCATTGTCGTAAAACATTTCATTTTACCTCATTTGTTTAAATTGTTTCGTTCGTACATTATTATGGGACGTGTCGGATTCGAACCGTGATACATAGACCCAGTTATGAGCTGGGCTCTCTAACCAATTGAGATAACGTCCCACAGAGAGGAGGATTTAACCATGTACACCATCAGCGAGGAGCAAGCGGCTTACCAATGCGCAATACTCGGTCGCGTCAGTAGATACAACACATAAGCGATTAGGTCTCTTATGGTGTCCATCCTCAAAGGCTGCCCTTTTCAAATTCACTCTCCGATACTCTGGGCACCGAGCATCTATGCCACTTTCGCAGGCAGTGCCAAATTCGCCTACTCATAATAGAGCCATGCACATCCACTGTGGCGGGTAGCTACTCCCGTTGCATCATGGTTATTATTTTCGGTCAGAGCGTTATGGGTGTGTCAGAGGGGGAGTATGATCACCCACGGTGGAATTGCGCCACCCCAGCGACCGCGCACTACACTACGCTGCCGCATCGAACCTAGCTTTGCGGCTTGCACCGCTATGGACCCGGTGGGATTCGAACCCACGTCCAAAACTAATACTCGATTACAATTTTCTTACGCAATAGCCAGCATTTAGAATTTTGAAAAGGAATTCATGCCGCCGACACAGCAACCTTAGGGACGTAACGGTTGTTACATCACTCCACCACTCGGTTTTGACGTCCGAGAACGCTAGTGTTTCTTACCGTTTACATCGGGTTCCGGGATTTATTCTTTGAACCGTCAAGCATTTACCTGCCTATCAGGATGCTGTTTTGGGCACGGCATCAAGCCGCGCAACGATAACTGTTGTTGTTAGCGTTTATTTGTTTTTTGCCTCGTAAGGTGATGGCCGACCTGCGAATTGTAATTTTTCTTAGCCCTGTCGAAAACCTTTCGGGCCCATATAGAGAGGTCTCCAGGAATCAAACCCAGAAGTAATCATTGACCTCATATAAAAGCAGGATTATCGTACCTGCACAGCAATTTCAGCTACGGCAATTCAATCAAAAAGAAATTTGCAAAACATACGAAGCAAATGAAAAGGAGGTAATTGAATTGCTTTATACACAGGGGAATGCCGAAACCCTGCGCAATGGTCCAAGTGACAGGTTACGATCCTGCTGCCTCATGCTCCCAAAGCACGCGCTCTGCCAATTGAGCTACACCTGGATATATGCCGGTCTTTCCCGGCCGTCAGCCCCGCGCAGGGCAATGGAGGATGAGAAAATGTCTTAGTTAGGAAACCGCATCCAACGCTTTCGCAGCTTCCTTGAAGATTTTCATGTTCTTCTCCGATTCTGCGAAGATATCGGTTTTGGACTTTGGTGGACGGTTATGAGCACGAACATATGCTTTTGTTAAGCGATTCATCTTTGCAACGCCCACAATGTCATAAATCTTCTGATAGGTTACCCAGTATCCAACTGTCTTGTCACCACGTTTTTCAGCGATTGGTTTAATAATCGGAAGCGTGATGCTCGCTTTATAGTATTTCTTTTTCTTAGATTCAGCAACAATCGAAACCGGCTCTTCGGATTCAACCACGCGACATTCAGCTTCAACGACAGGTTCGGGTTCAGCAGCACGTCTCTTCGGAATTGCATCAGCCGGAATGATAGGAGGCGTCTTTGTAAGCACCCCCTTAATTCCCTTCTTGACTTCGGCATTGTGCTTTTCGTTTTCACAGCGGTCTTTCATAATCGACATGAAGATCGATTTATACATCTCACTTGCCTCGATTACATCCAAACCGCTGATGTTTTTGAGACTTCCCTTATAATCAGTTTGTCTCACGAATTCTTTACGTGCATCCTCAAAGAACCAACCATAGTTGCGCCCCAGATAATCGTACCCCTGATGCAATACGCAATTCAGAGTCAAACCTGTCAGGCTGACGATTTTGTTAGCCAGATCGTAAACTTCAGTCCGCCATTCACTACGCCCTTTCGGTGTCTGCCTCGGAGTGTAGGACCCAGGCTGTGTGCTTTGAAGTTTTCTTTCGAGCTGTTTGCAAACGAATAAGACATTATCAATGGCCTGTCTGTCCTGTTTGCGGGCAGTCTCGAATGCATCAAGCTTGGCCATCATCTCGTTTTGAATTTTCTGAACCGCAAGGACTTCTTGGTTCATCAACTCGAACCTTTGCTGACCCGTTGTTTTGACTGTGTAAGAGCCAGTCTTTCGAATCGCAGGAAGCACTTCACTGGTAACCCAGCGTTTAAAACGCTTGGCGGAATCAAGCTTACTTCCGAAAATCAAAGCATACAGACCGGACTCGTTAATGACCGTCATAAGCCTGTTTTGGCCTGACCCGTTAAAACGACGGGTCAGCCTATCTTCCGTATCAACGTGCTTTCTTAACGCCTGGTCTGTATCTCCATACCCAAGCGCAGCTGCCACGTCTTTCCCTACAAACCAAGGATCAGAGTCGATCATAATAGAACGAATACTGCCAAACTCCTCGCTCGCAAACGCCCTGAGTACAGGCGGTTCACACTGTTTAACACTCTCTACCTTTTCTGCATTCATTGTCCTAACCTTTCTTTTGCAACTGTTATTATCTACCCTCTACGAGAACAGAATACCACGTTGTCCTCTACATGTCAACTGTCATTTCGAACAGTAGATCATAATTGTTTTTGTGTGTTTTATGTTATTTGTTCCATTTTTATAAAAAGTTTTCAACATCATCCTTCCATGTATTTTTGTTTCATCGAGATCTGATGAGTGCTGAGCGGTCTTCAGGCTGCCTGAGGCTGCAGGAGGTTAACGATGATTGGATGTCTTACCTGCGGACTGCCGGTATTTGGATTATTTCCTTGGCCAGGAAAATGCTGCTAGGTCGGACATTGGTACGTTTGGCCTGTCTAACAGGTGCCCTGAAGAAGTGAGTACCTGCGTGGGTCGACGTCGTCGCCTGGAAGGCGACATCTCGGTGCGGGCCTACCTCGTCCTACCTTTGCGAAACAGTTGGATATCCAGCTGCACTACTTTCGTAGTTATTCATCTCGATGTCCTTGATCAGCTTGCGTTTATTGTCTATGCGGAGCTATCAAAATCGACCATTAAAATCACCTCTTTTCAAGTATGCCTTTTTGTTCCAATAATTATGCAGGCAAAACAGGGACAACGTGCACCAGTAGAGTAACTTCATTACTGAACCCCGTTATGTTATTTTACCCCTTGTTTATCTTAGACTTTTCAGGCTAAAAATTGATTCTGGCTTTTATTCAGCAGCCGCAGTTGCTTCTCTATACCGTTTAAACCGTTCCGTGACCTTAGCTTTCTGCTCTTCAGTCATAACACGTTTAGGCTTAAACCCAACCAGCTTCTTCGGTACCGAGTACCAACGAGTCAAAACTTCGCCAGCAGATGTCTTGTACTCTCTGACGAGCTTATAGCTTTCAGGATCACGCTCGCACATCTTGTCAAGCCGCCTCCAAAAAACGGGATCAGTCGAACAGATCTCAGCCTGTTTACTGGTCGCGCCGATCGTAATAATAGTCTCCTGCTCTTCGCGGGTAATACCAGGACCACCCTTTGGAGTAGTATTCACAGTCATATTTTCCACGCATTATCGTTCCTTTCTTACCGTGACGATTATTCGTACCACGAAATCACAATAACATTGTCGAGTCCAGTATCATACGTCACACCGTCAATCTCAATCGAGGCATAGCCATAGTGCCGCCCCGATCGTGCTTTTGAGCACTCGCCTTCAACCAGCAATGTACCATCAGGATTGTAGACCTTGGCATATTTTACTCGCGTACTCTTTTCAGCATCTGGGTTCGAGTTTTTGACGCAACCGGTCAACAACAGAACAGTAGCCAGTACGATCGCCGCGAGCAGCTTATGAAATCGCATAAAAGGGTTCTCCTTTCTTTCCTTTCTCTTCTTTCGCTCTTTCTCCTTGATGGTTCCTCTTCTTTTCCTTCTTCTTCTTCCCCCTTACAATCCCCTAATAATAATAACTATAATAACATCTCCTTAATTCTCTATTACACAATCATCACAATCTAATTAATCTGTTCCTAAAATTATTTCTCGCCACACTTCGCTCGTCGCTTGTTTGGCTTCGAATCAGAGTCGCTTCGCGCTTGGACTTCGCCCAAACCCGTTTTGTTTTTGTTTGATTGAATTCGAGTAGTGATTTCGTTAGGAAATTGCATGTATTTTTGTTGTGTTATGATTTATGTTTTTAATGCTTTCAACAGAGTTTTCAACATTGTTACAGAAGCGACTTGCAATAAAGCGGCTCTTTATGACGTAGAAATTCGTATTGTTCACTATATAAACAATCTTCAATATATCCGTCTTTAAATTTCATATGTGGACACCGATCGTTATAATCCTCATCCAAATCATATTTGTCCCAGCCAAGAAATTCACATTCTTGTTCATTATAATAATCAAGATTTCTACAATGAAGTCTGAATATTGAACCTGGAATCCAAATTTCTTCTTGCGCCGTTACTTTCGTCATTTGCTGGACCTCGTTTCAAGTAAAATTAGGAACAGAAGATTCGTATTTAACGATAATACGTTTCATGGTTTGACTCTTTAATTAACTTTTGCATACATTATACAACCGTTAGGCGTATTGTCAACCCCTTTTTGATGTAATTTTGAGGTAGCAGAACAACTTTTAAGAGTTAAGAACGTTCCAAATTTCAGTAGCTTCGCTCATATATAGTGCCATCTTCTCTAATGATTGTTACGTTCTCTAGGCCAAAATTATAAGCAGCGATGTGCTTTGCTTTAACATAATCGCGACTCAGATGTAGAATTTTGTTACAGTCACGGACTCGCCGCTCGTAGTTGGATCGTGCAGTGATCTTCCAGCCACTCTTCTCGCAGTACATGACGAACTCACGCATTGACATTGGCCTCCTGTAACTCAACGATCTTAGTTGATTTGTTTGAAGATTTTACAACTGTATGGAGTGAATTAAGTAACACTTAAAGAAGTTTAGCTAATGCGAATCAGCCCTGCTCCAACGCCCATCTTCACACCGATTGCGCCAAACTCACTGAATTCCGGTGCATTGTAGTTGACCGCATAAACACAAGGACACATATTTTCAATGTCGCCCCAATCCCACGGCCATTCATCTTTCTCGTCGCTGACATAAAGCAGATTGTCAATGACGCCGAGCTCCTTATGGAATGACCGGATCACACTGTAAACAAGTCCGCCGTACTCTTCTTCAAATTCGTGGACAGCTGCTTTCTGTTGGTCGTCTAGAGCGTAAAAAGCGCCCCAAGGCGGCTCACTGGATAGCGGTGTACCGTCTGCCTCGAACAGTTCAATTGCTTCATGAAAGAATCCAAACGCTTTCATCCGCTTGATAGCTTCGGCGCGCTTCTCTTCGATTGATACCTTCATTAGTTATCGCCTCCTTCAGGAATCACTTCGATCGTCTTGATTGAACCCGGCGAAAAACTCCGCCCACGAAGATCTTCCAACTTCGACAGGAAATCGAGAAGCGTATGCCAGCTAGTTGGCTTGTACTTCTGTTTTGCTCCCGCACTCAGGGTTGCTTGAAGTTCGCCAACGATATAGTCATCAAGGAAGTCCAGTCGAGCACCCGCCTCGCCGTCTTCCCAGCGACCTGTTTCGCTATTCCACTTAGCGACGTCATATGTAACCAGAATCGATTTCATTATACTTCGCCCCTTTCAATCAGCATTCTCGCCGCTTCTTTCAGGATACAGACACCCTGTGCACAACTCGCCACATCGATATTATGCTGTCTGTAAAGCATCCAGATCCCGCCAAAGAAACATACCGGGTCGCCAGCGGTATAACCAGCTGCATTCTGCCACAAACCCAGACCGGTATTGTTGAACAGCTTGTCCTTCTTATAGGCCCGCCGCAGCCCTTCCGGTGAAATAGGAATGTACTGTTTGACCTTATCTAGACCGCCAAAATAGTCGATATAACGAGCATAAATTTCACGATGATCGAGTTCCATGCCCGTTCGCTTATCGATAGTGTTGCAAATGATACCGCATGCCTGATCAAGTGTCACAACTGCGTCCCTCCTTATTTATTGGATTTGCATTGATATTTTCGCTCAACTAATTCAGCTTCAGCACAAGTCATGCCATATCGCCATCGGATATCAACAACGGATTCGACCCAGTTTCCAGTCTTACGATTCTTTATGACACGAACCTCTTCAACATCTTTGTGAATCTGTGTGCCGGGTTTCGGGAGATAAGTCAAAACGGTTTCCTCAGAATGTTCCAGATCATATGAGCCAACAAATGTACAATCACGTTTGATCAGATCAAAAATTTTCTTACGGTTCTGTTTGGACAAGTTTCGCACAGCTGCGCCGCCTCCTTACTATTCTTCGAGTGTGATATCATCGTGACCAGCATCTTCAAGTGGTTCATCTGTTGCAAGCGCAATGATCTCGTCAATGTTGTTTTCGATTAGATATTTGACATCTTCCAGTCGCTGATCCAGAATTTCTTTCATCTGGGTTCTGACTGCTGTTTCACCGATATATGCGTAATTGCACTTCAGAGCCAGAATCAGGTCGTCAAACGTAACGGGATCGAGAATCGTATCGCTGGTGAGCATGTCTTTGCCGAGTTTCCATTCAGACATCTTGCGGGTCTCCTTTCTGCGACAGTCGTGCTTAAAATCTCCTGAACTGTACAAACTTGCCGTTAGCGTAGCAGGGAGAGTAGCACTGAATTCTTGTACCGTATCGCTCAAGGAATGCGTTTACAAAAACAGGTTCGCCCTGAAGAATTACAGCTTCCGGTTTCATGGTCATAACTGTATCAGCCGTATCCCATGCGAGAACTCGGACTCGGACAGAGGAATCAGTCGGCACAATAGTAGGTAGCGCCCAATCATGAAGAGTGCCATCTGTGCACATCTTTCGTGCTGCATCGAGCTGAGCGTTGGACCATTGGGCGATAGAAAGTTCCGTCATATTGAGAACCATTGCTACGTTTGCCTCCTTATTCTTTTACGGATAGTTCTTTTGCCATAATTCTTTCGCGCATCTCAGCTCCAGTTGAGGAAAAGTAATCGCGAGTAAGAACCCATGCATCTTCTTCGCCGCAGATTTCGGAAGGCTCTTTGAACAAACGAATTGCTTCGTCTGGCTTTTTACCACCAAAGATTTCCTTCTTAGCCGCATCTGTGATACAAGGATCATTGTAGAGATTATGCCACCATTTTTCTTGTTCTTTAAGATACTCAAGTGCTTGTTCTTCAGTAACAAAAAGATCGTAATGAAACTTGTCGTCGTGAATAGTTTCGTCACGGTCTTCATGGGACATAAAAATTCCCCAAACAAACATACTGCGCCGCCTCCTTTCATCCCATTTCGATCGTGACACTGTTATATTCAGGGGTTCGATACATCACATCAGTTTCCCACTTCTTGGCACAATCGTAACTGGCGAATGCACGGCGGACCACCTTGAGCGGGATTTTGCCATTGTTGTCGGCGTAGAATGTAATCTTGTAATGCTGGAGCCGATAGCTAGCGTCTGCATAATCACCCATGCTGTGAACCCTCACTTCACTTCTCTTGATTCGATCTGGACAAAACGCTCAAGCTCGTCGCCGTCTCCGTTCTTCCAACAATAACTAAGATTGCGTCCATCAGTATCGAACACAACGTCATAGCACTCCGGGTCTGCACTCACCGATTTTGCCATATCGGTCAACATTTTCATAGCACAATCGAGACTGCTATAGACATCCCCATTGTAATGATTGAACATCACCCACGACTGGCCTTTGACTCGCTTGGAATAGGAATTATCTAAAATATGTACCATCATTGTTACAACTTCCTTCTTTTTATCCGCTGCATTCTCTGTGGATTATATATAGCGACGCTCATACCATATAGAAGTAAGAATACTTGATTTCTGGAGCGTATTTGTACTGGGTGACACACTCCAGCCCAATGATATGTTTGTTGCCTTGTAGGAGCGCCTTCTGACCTGGCGATAAAGTACAGTCAAGCAGCACCCGCATTGCCGGCTGACCACCCTTCAAGAGAACATTCTGATACTCGATCACATGGCTTTTGATCCTTGGCGGAAGGGATTCAATCCGTTTCGCGGTGTTCATGTTGATTTCCTCTTTTCTTTTTGTGTGTGCTATTGTATTGGATGTGGTTACGTCTGCCTCGGTACCACCAGTCGCCCGACATTAACTCACCATTCTGCGTTTTGTATCCCATATTTCAGGCGAGGAACATGGTCGGTGACACCAGATAACTTTTTACAGCAATTATCAATACTGTACACAGAAAAGACCTTGTACTCCAATAGACATGGTCACATATCTATGTAAGAATGCGATTGATTGACTTGCCATTTATTAACGCCCTTATACAGGTCTTACATAATCATTAATGACTACCGTCAATCAATTTTGCAGCGATCATAAAAGAGGCCGCTGACTTTTGGCCTCTTGAACGGTGTCCAGAGGGGCACCGAAAGTCTATTCGTTTCATCAAGTATATTGTTAGGCGTCAAAACAGTTTGTATCGCCATGCCATGAAAACTTTCTCATTGGATTCAGACGCGACCTTGCACCAATGGCAATACCCTATCGGCTTGCTATTCATGTCTAAAAACATGTAATTTGAACCTCCTTTCTGATGTGTTCGTTCGCTTACACGACCTTTAAGATACTTACGAAATTCAATTTTGAATCCGTGCACTGACTCGCGATCGAAAAACGTTTTCACCCTCGGGCGGAACGCTTGCTCTTACTGCTACGCTTTTTCAACGTGCTTTTAAAACTGGGCTTGGAACCAGCACGGTTCTGCAGAACTCGTGGCCGCATTACACTCCGGCACTATTGCACCGGAGCGTCCTCTGCGTTATTCATCGCAACAATCGAAATAAACGTCATAAATTATATCACCAATAACATCTTCGATTGAGCGATTGGAAATCATTGTATGTAGTAAACTTTTGGCAACGGTGTACCGCTGGTCAGGACCGCACCACTTTCAACTCGCCGCGCTTACGGTTAGGTTTCGTGCCAGGCATGTAAATTGGCCTTGCAGTAGCCACCTTTGTGACCTGCTCTTCGACTGCAGGACTCAGCGGCTTAACATCCTTCGTGCTCCGTGCCGGCGTAATACTTGCATCGTCATTCGGCAGACGGTATGGGCCAGCAAAATGAGTCTTGCGCAAATTCACGTCAACCGCTTCCAGGTCGTCCAGACTGAGGCCACGCTTGGCGACCTCGTTCGGAGTAAACAATTCTCCAGCAACAATAGCTGACCAGTATTCGATACCGCCGCGCCTCCTGACCAGGTAAGGCTTACCATCAGACGTTAATTTGACACGATAAAACAGCATTTTTATTTACCTCTCTTCAAATTTTGTATATTGCAATCATGAGCACCGCAGCGATCATGGTTACATACAAAGTAGCTACAATCGGCTCTTCGTGAAATATTTCCACAACTTCATACCAGCATTTTTGGCAAACCTTGCAAAGCCGATTGTATGTTTTAAAACAGCCCAGATAGTAAAATCCTCGGCCGATCTGAATACCTGCCGTTGAGATTACAAGAACTCCGATTGTTCCGAGAATCCATTCAAACACGAATCGCGCCACCTTTCAGATTTTAATAAACTGATCCAGATATAAACGAAGGCCGAGCATTTTGAAAAACGCCCGACCTGTTGTTGTATATGAGATTTTACGATAGCCGCAATCCCGTCGACTTTCACCGTTATTGATTGCTACACGGACGCGTTCTTCACCAGCTACACAATCGTAACGAAGGATTTCATATCCGCCATGATTACAGACCGGATACACAGCGATCGCCCGTGACAGTTCGACTGTAGCGCTTTTCATAAACCATTCTCGCCTTCTTTCCAAACATGTTTCGTCCACGTTTAGTCATCTGTCCATCGTCATGAACAATAAACCCATTATGATCTGTAATAGTCGCAATCAGCTTGCCGCCCCGTTCAATTTGCTCCCAGACAAGATGTTTTGGAATGTTAGATTTATAGCTTGCAAGCTCTTTGAATCCATTTCGTGCCTGCTCAAAAAATTGCGGACTGAGATACGTGTCATTGAGTTTGACGATTTTCAGGATTTCCAAATTCTCATTGATAACGACGCCAAACATTTCTTCAGCGACGTTTTCATAAATCTCGCTGATTATCATTTTAGAAATCATCCCCTTCTTCGTCTTCGCCAATGTAACACATCTCTTGTTTCAAGCCGACTTCTGGAATCACCTTAACAATGGAAGCCCGGCGGATTCGCCCGACTTTCAATTCGTATTTGAGCAGCTCAAACGTGGATCTTGCCGCTGCTTGAATTGGAAATCGCAATATTTGTTCTTCGCCAGTCAGGTGGATGATGCGAACTTGATATAACCCCTGCGGCTTAGGCTCTGTCGTGTAATCTTTAGGAAGAGACCGTGCCAGGACTTTATATTTGCCGTCTCCAGTCTTTTCGCAAAGGCACACCGAGTAGCAATTCATATTTTCATTGGCTGTTTTCCAACCAAGAAACTCCTTATTCGCTTCTTCAAGTGTAGAATAGAATTTCTTACTGATACCAGAACCTCTTTTAGAGCCTTTTATAAGTTCGAGCTGAACCATATACTCAGGCGGGGATTTTTTGGTTTGTTGCTGTGTTGCCCTGAGTTCTTGTACTTCGCCATCTTTTAGATTCAGAGCAAAGAACACAGCGGTTTCAGTGGCAGGATTCGAACTAGTGATATAGTTCTCTTTTTTGTCGAGCTCGTCGCAAATTTTTCTGATTTCTTCGAGTTGTTTTAAAGCATTTTCTGCCAGAGAACAGTTACGATATTGGATAGTATTTTCGTATTTGTGTAATGCTCCAAACCATGCAAGTTCAAAGATCTGTTTCACAGTCAGCATTCGATTTTATTCCCCTTTTTCTGCTGCTACCTTGCAGTGTTCTTACTCGTCGGTTTACACATCGCCTCGCACAATGCCCATCACGGGAACACGCTGGCCTTCGCCCTGTTCAAACACATGAGCCTCGGTAGCGCGACCACCATAAACTTCACGCTTAGCCAGCTCAAAGTTTTCTTCAGCTTCCTTGTAGCTTCTGCACGGGTATTCAATTTGACCAAGACAAACCCATTTGATAGCAATAACATAAGGGGCTTCAGCAATCACCTGCTTATATGATTCCCGTCCACGATTCATGGAATCATTGCGCTCTTTAACTGCTTCTTCAGCCAGCTTGATTGCCATATCGGCACTGGTCGGGTGCTGCTTATGTTTTTCTTTCAGATAGACAGCTTCGATTGCATTCAAAGTCCCTTCACAGTCTTTTACAAGAGCTGCCGTTTTAGCACAGGGAATCGAATCATAAATAGCGCGTGCCGATTCGTATTCGTTCATTGCGCCCTTACGTGCATACTTGAGAATAGTCAGATTATCCAGCATTTTTATTTACCTCTCTTTGCTTATATATATATCAGTCTGCTTTAGTGCAGTCAGACCACAGAACATCTTCCACGAAATCGTCAGAAAAATCCGGAGTTCCATTTGAATTGATAACGAGTGTCGCACTTTCACCGCGCTGCAGTGGGCAGAACCCGTAAAAGAACCAGTCTTCACCGTACTGGTCAGAAAACCAGACGCATTCACTTTGATTGTAGATGCCGAAGACAGTTCCCTTCAAAATATAACGGCCAAGCGGTCCAACGGCCACATTGGCATAGGAACTTTGAATCGGATTTACCGCTACAACTTCGTCGTCGTAGATATACTCGGGTGTACCAGCGTCGCTCATTACGAGCTCGACTTCTTGCCCAACGATAAAATCAGGGTCGGCATTAAAAGCCCAAAGCTGGCCACGTTCATCCAGCGCAGTAAATTCACCGTCGATTTCGCTCCAGATTGTTCCGGCTTTGGTGTATGTCTGCTGAGGCATGGTGCCGGCAGCGTTTGCACTAGGAACAGGAATTGCGAATATTGTAGTGATGAGGATAACGGCTGCGATGATAACAGTCATTCCTCGAAGCGAACGCATTGTTTTCATAATGATTTACCTTTCTTTAATTCAAATGGATTCGTAACAGTGGCACTTTTAACGGCGGTGCTTCTCTCGCGCTTCGGCTGCAAAGCCCAGCTGCATGAAGAAAATTGCCAGCAGGATCAGCACCATAGCCGTAATAAACGCACCGTCCGAAACGATGCCGCCGGTCTGACAGGTGCCCTCAAGGCCCATGCTGTACAGCAGGCCCACGCAAAAGCTGCTCATCGCCAGCAAGTACCAAACGCCAGATTTGATTCTCATGTGGATTTTCCTTTCTTATTCTATCCAGCTTTTTGCGGAGCTTACATAATCAACACCCGCATTCTGCAATGCTTCACGATATACAGTGGCCAGTTCGGTGTCGCCAAACATAATCGCTAAATCATAGGCGGATTCAATTGCGATAATGGACATGACATCACACCTCTTATGCTTTGTAATTGCGGCACTTCACACCGTTCTGACGGCGAGAACAAGTCATACGCTTACAACCTTCACAACCGCCACAAGCTGCAACTGAAATCAAATCATACACAGGATGAGCGACAATCAGGTCGTAACAGCCGGGTGTACTAGGAGTGTGCCAGCGATTTGGCTCGATTTCGATTGCATTTTCTGGCAGAGAGTCAATCTGAGTGGACAAACCCTCTTCGTCATAGCGAATCAAAGTGTATCCAGTCAGCCTATAACCGGGTTTAGCCGGAAATTCAAACGATTTCATAACGGATTCTCCTTTGCTTTTGCATGGGTAAAATGCCTGCTGGGGCGTACTGGGGCGGTATACTATCTTCCCCGTGACCGCCAATCGCACGGCATAAGAAAAGAGGTAAAAGAAAACGCCAGCACTTGTGTCTTGCGGACGCACTTGCTGACGTTGGGGTTGGTTATTAAATTTGGGCGGTTTTATGTCATGCCCGGGACGTGCAGGGTCAGAGTTCGTTGATTTCTACTCTTATAACGGTTTGGTTTTCACCGTAATTCAGCTTCATAGCATACAAAGTCAAATCACGAAACTCTTCTGCTTCTTTCTTCGTAGCAAAATTAGTTGTCGTTAAGACTTTCGGTTCGTCTCTAAGGCAACTGATAGTTTTAACTACGAATTTATTTTCAGCCATAAATTTACCTCCTGCGCTGGAATGGGATTAAACTAATCGCATTATAACGAACAGCGGAAGTAAATTCAAGGCGAAAATTCAACGTTTACCAGATTTTACAGGAAACTGAGGATTAAGAGGACGGTAACCGTCGGTCGTATTGCCGTCCATATACTGGGCCATCTTATTATCCATAAAACGAATTCGACCATTCACATCAATCTGGCCACCGTAGATTTCTTGGCTCGCAATCTGATACTCTTTCGAGAGGACAATTGGTGAATTACCGGCACTACGACCGATACCTTTGCCTTTAAACCGACGAATACAAGATTTGCAATTGTCAGAAAACGCACGGTTATACATTGCATTTTCACAACGCCTTACAGAATCGGTTTGTTTTTCAGATTTGGATTTGATTTTCCAAACCTGAATACGATGCTGGTGGACTGCTTCAAGAAGGAACGCGCTGATTTTAGTGGGACAAATTCGTACCCACTTAGAACCATTGTTCAGGATCACCATAGAAGGATATACACCAACTGCTGTCGCATATGGCTTAGTGATGAAATGAACACCACCGAACGAACCATAAAGTTCATTCAAGTTTACAACGTTACCACAGAACAGCGTGGGCGTTTTTGCTTGAATAACCCATGCCTTCTGCGCATTGTCTCTGTAATTCGTTTTCATTGCGCATTTACCTCTCTTTTCTATCAGAATCTTAGTTTAAAGCCCCCGCGCCACGTCAAGGCGTTCTGAATTTGCGGGAGTGAGCAGTTTAACGTCATGCCCGGGACAGCGCTATTAAACAGCAGGAATAACAGACTTGAGTTCGTCTACATCAAGAAGTTCTTTTTCGCTGATGAGCCCTCGATTGTACAGTTTGAAATGATGGTCACACTGCTCTTTTGCGAGGGTCAAAATAATATCAGTTAAACCGTATTTGATGCAGGCTTTTTCTGCATAAGCTAATTTTTTTGCAGAATAAGAATTTGCGTACAATTTATCTGCAAGGTACGCTTTTTTATACTCAGATTCACACTTTCTTACAAATGCACGTTCACACAATTTGATTTTGCGCTGGTGCTCTTCTACAGACAGCATACACCACAGCAGCTGCCCCAACAAAATTTCTTTCGTATCGGCGTTGACGACAGGCTTATTCTCAGGCCGTGTATACATGATATACCCATCCCTTGCGTTCTCAACGTACTTGACAGGCATACCAGCACTCAGCATCTTGAACACCGTGTCGTCATTCACATTGGAAAGCCTCTCTCCGCCTTCCATGACGACATTGTATGCAGGACGAGCGACGATCTCGACATCTGCGCTTGCAAAGTCGTGGGTCAGGTCATAAACCATCTCGTCAAGCTGGTAATAACCATGCTCACGAACATGGCCAAAACCGATGTTTTCACGAATGATGTAAGGGCAGGACATAACGACAACCTCTTTTCTGAGTGTACAAAATGCGCCACACTCTAAGACGCTACGCATACTGCGTTGGAAAGGGGCCGCTTTGAACGGTGCGACCCCGAAAGGGTATCCGTGAGCTGCGTGGTTACTGCTTATCTTCGGCGGCTTTGGTCTCTTCGGCCTTCTTGGTGCGACCGTACAGAGCGTCCAGAATGGCCTGCTTCTCTTCCTGAGTCGCATGGCTCTTATTGACGAGGGTCACGACTGCCACAATGTCGATACTGTGGGCTTCGTAGTCGGCCACCTTCTTCTCCAGCTGCGCAATCTTGTCGTCTTTTTCCTTGGCTTCTTCTGCGGCCTTCTGCTCTTCTGCAGCTTTATCAGCGGCTTTTTTCTCGTTAGCGGCTTTGGTGTCTGCAGCCTTCTTTGCCTTTGCATCGTTGGCGGCCTTGCGTGCTTTCTTGAAGTCTGCCGCGCTGATACGGGCAAGAGGTTGACCGTTCAGAATGCGGGCGGTCTCAAAGATGAGGTAGTTCAAGAAGCAGTCAGAAATTTTGCTTGCATCACCCGCGGCATCCGCTCTTGCATCTGCGGACACTTCGCCCATCAGCACAAGGTCAGGCACGGTTACGCTATACAGAGGACGCCGCTTCCCGTCTGCCTTGTTAGGGTCGCGACTGCCCAGACCGTAAAACCACATTGCCATAGACTTGCGTGCCTTTTCTTCTGCGGCCTTCAGCGCGGGGAGATCTTCTTCGGCAGTGCCCTTGCTTTCGCGGAGCATCACCATTGCCGCGATATCAGCATACACTGCATCCGACACTTTCTTGATGCCCTCGACCGTGCCAACGACACGGAAGTCCTCAAGGGACTTTTTGGTGATAGCGGACACTTCCTGCTCAGGGTCAGCAATTGCCATGACCAGAGTAGCCAGTTCAGTCAGTTTTACGTTCTTTGCCATAATTCTTTACCTCTCTTTTGCGATTGTGTACAGTGCTATCCGTATGATAACACTTGACGCGGTGCAAACTTGCGCTTGCGCCGTCTCAAGTGCCCGCCATGCTTTTACACATGACGAACACTGAAAAACTGTTATTTTTGTACGCTAAAGTGGTAGTTTTAAGCCTTGCTTTAGCGTAAAAGTGACTGCACAAATTGCGCTTGTATTCATGCAAGGCATTCCAGCTTTTGACATTTTGCAAGCTTGCGATTGCACGTCCACCACTAAAGAGTATAGTTAGGACTTGTGCAACGGCTACTTTTGTGCGTGCCAGCGCTTTTCCGACACTTATCGGGCGGTATCTGGCACATCATCACAGTGCACCCTATTAAGGCGCACCTATAGCTTATTTATCCAGTCGGCTATAGTCGGCAAGGTATATGCTATCCCCACGGAAGGCGTTTGAAATGGGACGCAAGACGAATACACACAAGTTGCAACGTCCGGCATAGTTCCCGCGCCAAAGCGTGGTCGTTCTACCTGTTTAAATTTTCAAAGTGCAACTGCTCCCCGGAAGCGGGTGCCGTTCCGGTGTTTCCCGTTCCCTCTGGAGTGACTACAGTATAGCCTAAATAATTTTTTTGTGCAACATGTCTACATGCCAGTTATCAGAACGCCAGTATAAAGAATGGCCGTGCCAGCCTATATATAAATAGGTATAAATTCCGTTCTGCCAGCAAAGTAAATAGCACCTTTTAACGGTAGGTACGATTTTCCGAAAAGCCGCATGATTCCTAGAGAAAATGGACATTCGGCGCGGCACGTGGCGGGGGTGGTTAAAAATCGAGAAATGGGGTGTGCCAGCCCTAAAGGGCTAAGTTGTTTCATCTCCCCATCACCAAATTATCTCTTCGGTTCCACCTTTAGTGTGCGTCATTTGTACATTAGCTTCGTGCTTCAATTCCTGTCCACGCATCACAACTTTGCTCATTTTATTCAATTAATCCGCTTAACAGCCCGCTTTCCTAAATCGCCACAAACTATATCCGAAGCTCCATCCGGAAATCATCGTGTCATCGTTATATTTTATTATGTATTATTTTGTATATTTTCTGCCATTTGTTGCCATTTATTGTATTTTATCGCTGTTAAAAACGCATTAAATCGCTATATTTTCATCGTATTTTCGCTATTTTTTCGCCATTTATTGAATATTTTATTAAATTTCGCCTCATTCCGGAAATATTCATAATTTTACTTGATATTTTGCATATTTAGGGGTATAATTATAAAAACAACTGTTATTATCTACCGTATAGAATGGTAGAGTAACATTTATTATAAGAAAGGACTGAATATCTGTTATGAAATTTTATGACACTTCCGCCCTACTCGATCTCGGTGCTGCAGCATTCACAAGTCAGTTCTTGATTGCAGACATGACTTTGCACGAGTTAGAAGATATTAAAACAAGTGGTAAAAAGAACGAAGAAACTCGTTAGAAGGCACGTACCGTAACCCGCCTGCTTGCTGAACACCGCGACGATGGTAGCTTCCGAGTAGTAGCCGTTCCCATGTCTTCCCTATTCTACATCTTGGATGGCAAGCCAATCAGTGACAATAATGACGCGACGATCATGGCAACCGCCTATTGGTATCTGGATGAGCTGTGTCACAATTTGAATGACGCGATTGAAGCCGGTCTCACAGACGCACAGCGACAGATCCAAGCTGATATCGATTCTTTTAAATTTGTCACCAGCGACTTAAGTTGTGCCAATATCGCCAGCGGTATTCTTGATCTACCGACTGAGTTCACTTTTCCTAACGCAACAGCTGCGAAAAACGACTATAAAGGATGGATAGAGGTCGCCCTAGAAGATGGCGGCGAAGAAGCGTTGGCTATGGCCTACTCTAAAGATGTCGAGCAGAAGAACTTGTTTGATACGCCCACTAACGGTTATGTCTTAATCCCAAATGCAGACGCTGATGGTAACACGGCTGGACTTCGCTGGGATGGCTCGCGCTATGTACCTATTAAGTATAAAAAAATCAGCAACCGCTTCACTGGGGACATTCGCCCTCTCAACAATCAGCAGAAACTCGCCTTTGATATGCTGCAGAACGACAACATCACCGTCAAGATGCTTGCTGGAACATTCGGCAGTGGTAAAACGATGCTCATGGTGTCATCCGCTATTGATATGATCGAGAAACATAAAATTGACAAACTGATCTGGATTCGCAACAACATCGAAGTCAAGAACACAAAAGAACTGGGAGCACTTCCCGGCACTCTACTAGAGAAGCTAGGAGCGGCCTCATTTGCTGGACCTCTTGCAGACCATTTGGGCGGAGAAAGCGGTTTGGAGTATTGGATCAAGAATGGGCAAGTAGAGGTGGCGCATCTCGGCTTCATTCGTGGGCGCGACTATAAGAATGCTATCTTGCTAGTATCAGAAGCAGAGAACTTGACAAAAGAACACATCCAGTTGCTGCTCGGCCGTGTAGGTGAAGGATCTATGCTGTGGCTTGACGGCGACTTGAAGCAGACGGATGAGGCGGTATTTGAAAATAACAGTGGTATGCGCAAGGCAATCTCTGCTTTGACTGGAAATCCGCACTTTGCTTATGTGTACATGCCGAAGACAGAACGCAGCGAGACCGCACAGCTTGCCGATCTACTCGATTGAGGCGTCGCGCAAGATGATAGAAGTAAAAATAAGCGGCCTGAAAGTAGCGGACTACTGGTCTCCTACCGACGGATGGAACTATGACGCCATTGATAGTCTTGCAAAAGAATTGTACGACCGCTACCGAGAAGCCGAAGCCGAACAGACAGTGGAGTTATTCAAGAACTACATAGAAAAAATGAGTATACTACATGAAATCGATCCATTCTCTATTGACTATATCCGCGATCAGATTGAGTGGATGATTCGTCCTTTGATGCATCGTGGAATGACGATGAAAAAACGGTTGCAGATAAACGCATTGACCTATGAGATCGTAGAAAAGTTGCTTCCCTCTTATCTTGATAATATGGCTATGCTACATCAGTTACAAAAAGAATTAGAAAATGCGGCTTTGCATCGATATTTGATTACGCCATTTGGCAAAAGGACAGCTGTATGGAAATAATGAATGAAGCTAATTTGAATATGTTCTGGGCGATTGATGAGTATTTGACTTATAAGATGTCGCGATACTTTAATGCGTATATTCTTCTGATTGGTTTAAAAGACGATTCTGGTTTCTTTATGAATTTTGAAGGTGGCAAAGGTGGAGTCGAAGGTCATTTATATAAAGAAAAAGGTCCAGCGGTATTCGCATTTATTGGCGACAATTACAAGATTCTACGAAATGACGATGCAAAGTAGATTGTAGATTTAGCATTAAAACTATGCAGTCAATACGAAGATCAATTATTTAATTGAATAGGAGGTTCCACAGGGTATGTATAAAATATTCGCTCCACGCGGCGGTGGCCGCACCTATCAAATATGTAAATACGCGATTGAAAACGACTGCGACATTATTGTGCCCGCTCTGAATTCTATCCAACACATTATAACGATCATAATGCAAATCTGCTATGATTCTAATGGTGAATATGAATATATTGATGACAATAACAATTTGCGTGATATCAAAATTAAAACACCAAACGACACGATTGTGATCCACGTTTTTGACGCTGATAGTTTCCGACATGCACAATTTGGCCCCGCCAGAAGAAAACCCGTGGTGATCGACGATATTGATGAATGTATGAAGCGTATTATAAATTCCGACTTGATTGAAGCTATTTCTATAGCTACATATGACCCATCTGATGTCGCACTTCATCCTAAAATCACAGATGCAGATGATCCAGCTATAGGAAGACCGGCACTGCAACCGCAACTGACCTGTAGGAGTTTACTATGACAACAGATATTTTTGGAACGAGTAATTTTAAAAAGAACGAAAAGGAAATACTAGACCTGGCTCGACATAAATTATATGCAGAACTTAGTGAAGAGCGTGGACGTAAAGTAGATTCAGTAACGATTTATGTTGATATGGATCGCAGATATATACATTATGACTGGGATTTAACTTTTACTCTTAATCCGAAATATTTTATCAAAGTCGGAATTATATCTGGGTTACGGATGGAAATTATTGAAGGCGACGCTGCAGAACTAATTTATAAGCGATATCTTGAATTGGTTAGCAAGTATACAATGCAATCTAAAAAATCGTTTGTTTGTAGGAGTTTGCTATGAATTACACTGTAACCGCCAGAGTCGCAATGCTGACTTCTGTAAATTATAATGCCAAAAATGGAATATACGTCCCATTAAACGATAATAACATGGTATGGGTCATGCCATTCAAATCGTACCGTGATTTTAGAGCATGGTATTTAAGAGCAGACGATAGTTCAAAAATATTTCATCAGATATGGTTTGGACCCGGATATACCTATGATTCCATGAGTGATGTAGCGACACGGCTTGCAAAAGAATTTGATCAGCTTAACAATATGGATTATTACCGACTTGTTAATAACGATAGTATTTTAGATTTGATACATCCTATCAAGCTTGACTATACGTGGACTTTCGATCATGTCGTAAAAATCACAGCGCCATGGTATGAACGAAATAAAAAGAATCTCGTATGCTACAGCCTATTGTAAACGTAGTGGGGAAGGAACTTCGTAGAATGACACGAGAAGAAACTATAAAGTTAGTTGCTGAGAGCATATTTAGCGATCCAAGTATTAAGGCAACTCAACGGCAAGATGATCTTATTAAAGTAATAACATGTATGGCTGTGAATGGTGTTGACCATGTTTTGTATAAAGATAAAAAATATAGACTTGATTGCGACGCAGGTTGGTTATTGTCTGACTTTATTATAAACGATTTTTATACATATCCGAAACCAATATACATAAATAAACAGCAGCCGCTAATTTGCAGGAGTTTATTATGAATAGAATTGATTTTCAAAATGGATCGTAGATTCAAACGATAGAAACCAATCACGACGAATCTCAGGATGAAGTAATTAATGTTTGGTCTGCAGATGGCAAACCAGTTAGAATCTGTCGTGAAAGCAATCCGAGCATTCAAGTGGTAAAACAATGTGCTGCAGATTATATAAAAAGATGGGCTGAAGTAAAACATTCAATTTCGACAATGCCTGAAGTATCAGACAAGTTTGACTATGAGTTTTATAACTACTCCCCTTCTCCGACTATTAATACGATTGATTTATTTAATCGAGAATATGAAATGATAGTAAATGCAGAACGACAATCACATAAAGAAGAGGACGATATGAGAATTTTATTTGTAAGTCCAGAAAAATACGATGCCGTATGTTCTTGGTATGATAATTTAGACACTGTACAAAAACACCGTAAAGTAATCGTAATATGCAAATCGCCGGACGAATTCCGTGAAAAGTTTGACTATAGTAAAATGAATGCACAGTGTACTATGTTCTACTTTGATGAATATCTTGGATTGGCTAAGTCGTTTGAATATTGCAAATTATTTACTAAGTTGTATGGAGAAGCTGATGTTAGATACATCTGTGGAAATAAAATGCGACAGATAAATATAGATGATTTAATGTGCCGCAATACATTTGATTGGTTTAAAGAGTTTTCTGTCGTGCCAGAATGCTTGGAAGATCTTATTCGAAATAGTAAGAGAGCCTTCGTTTGTAAGAGTCTATTATGATGTTTAATATAAAAAGCATTAAAGAGGTGAACACATTTGGAACCCATCAGAGCATACGATCTCATCAACGGTTACTTTACACCAGAAATTAAAACTAATTCGTTTGTAATCGACAGAGCTAAAAATGTACAAGATGAAATTGAAGATTTACGAAAACAGCTTATTGCTGTACAACGTGAGTTAGAAAAAATGAAGAAGCCCTTCCGTTGTGAATCGCTTCTATAAGGAGGTCATTTATGAAAGAAGATAATTTTTCAAAACAGGATATTTATAATATTGGATTCGCCGTAGTTGATGCGGTACGCGATTACGCAGTTACATATGAAAATATTATTGACGCAATTCAGATTTATGCTGAATGGCAAGAGTTAATTGGTGGTGCCTCGCTCCACGATACACTCTGGATGGATGATGGAACGCCAATGTCTCCTTCTTTGACGCGATATTTGTATTGTAAGCTATACGGGCTGAAAGAATATGATAACAACGACGAGGAGGATTATGGCGATGAGTGATCGCAAGCGTAATAAGGTTTCGAAGAGTACATATATGCGCGAAGCTCGTAAACAGCGCATGATTGAAAACCAGTTTATGCACGAAGTTGAGAAGGCTCAGGAAGCCGCGCAGCCCAAACATGATAAGTGGCAGCGTAACAAACGGCGCGAATGGGATGATGAAGAGTAAGGAAGGAGATGTATCGCAGCATGGATAAAGAGCCTAAAAAGCCGGGCGGAGAGAATGATACAGAGCGAGACGATATTCAGGAGATCCGTGTCAACTCTATTCCGCTGATGGTGCTTATCGCTGGTGTTTTAAGTTCCGTTGATTTTGTTGATTGGATGTTTACTATCGCAGAAATGCTGGTTGTATTCGTGCTTACATATCAGATTCTAGGGCGTGTGCTCTTTACTGCTCTGGTGGTTACGCCCATTTTGGTTGTGTTTATCAGCAGGTGTTTGGCGGCCTACGATGAGATCACGTATAGCGACGACGATATGGGCGGCGATAGCGAAGATAACGATGATGACCATTTTAACGACCACTGGAACAATTTGATTCATTGAGGAGTGATATTATTTGTTTAGTCCACCATTATATAGCGTACTAAAATTTAACTTGAATTATATCGTTTCTCATAACTATAATTTTAAACTGACACCAGAAGAGATGGAGCAGTATAAAGTCTTGCAGGGTGACGATATGCTGTTCAGACAGATTCGGCTCATTTCCGACGACTAGAATAAATTCCAGCGCTTTATTATCTTTGTTGATGCAACAGGCGGCCAAAACCACCCTGATGCTATCGATCATTTAGTAGAGCATGGATTCAAATTTAATGGTCAAAAATATCTGTTCTGTGAACGTAGTGCAAGTATGGTTCGTCAGAGTATGTTGAGTTTTGTTGAGCGACATATCTACCCTGAACTCGATCGCCGTGTAAGCATGGAACTGGATTTTTCTGAGACACCAACTGTCCTGAGCAAGTATTATGCATATCGTGGTTTGATGCTGAGCAGCTGCCACTGTCTGGAGAACTGGTATCCCAAAATGATTGTTGTTCCAGATTATATGACAACGATCAAGAATCAGTGGATCGAGTACCTGGTAGACAAAACTGTGACGTTTAATGACCGCAAAACAGGCAAAGAACGTACCTGGACCCAGAAAGATATCGCCACAAAAACAGTTGACATTGATATCAACGCCTTTGATGGTGCTGGAATATGCCACCCAAGTATCATGCGCGAATTTGAAAAGCGTATCGGTACTTCTGAACGGATGAATAGCTTGATTCTACGTGCTCCATATATCAAGGGTTGCTTACACGAGATTGATTACGAGCGTTTTTTTGAAGAGAACGGCGTTACAAAAATCAAGGATATCTGGGGTATGGAATATGATGTAACACCTGGCAGTGAACCAATGATTATTATTACTGCTTCAATGTACAAGGGTCTCAAATATTTCAAGAAAACTGGTACCTATTCTGACTGGGAGAGATACTGGGAACTCTTCAAGAAGTACGATAACTGCCTTGGTGTAGCCAAATGGAACTTTACGCTTGAACAAGAACCGCTTTCCACCCGTAGCAACTATCAGGTTATTCAAGACCTACAGCTTGACAATGAGTCTTTTAAGCATCTAGCCGACGACAGCATTACCTGGTATCAGAATATTGTCAAAGGCGACCCGATTTATACATACTGCTTCCTTGGTTTACTTGCCGAGAACAATGACCCGATGAATCATTACATGGCTGCTGCCCTGCGTAATCCAGTGATGGTAAAAGAGCCGGCAATCAAAGATTATATTCACTCGCTGCTTGATAAATATCGCAATGAGATGAAGTGCGGTCGGCTTTGGATGAATGCTACTTTTAAGTTCTGGGCTCCTGACCTTATCGCACTATTGCAGCATATTGGTGGCCTTCCTGTGACTGGCTGCCTTGAAGACGGTGAGTTCTACAGTTTCGATCGTCGTGGTGTGATGGAAGGAGACCGCTTAATTGAGCGCAATCCCCATATCTCTGTTGCTGAGCATGTAAAGGCCAAGGCCGTAGACAACGAATACACCCATAAATACTGCAGCCATCTTCAGAATGTTGCTATGGTGAATATCAAATCCATCGTGGCTTCCAGACTTAATGGTTCAGATTTTGACGGCGACCTGGTTTTAATCATCGACAATCCGCTGATGATGAGTGGTGTTCCTGATAATATCCCCATTACACTTGATGTTGAAGATAAGATCACTGCGTTAGCAGAATGTGATATTGTGAAGAACAAAGTTGCTTGCACCATTCGTGGATTGAAAAGTTCTATTGGTGAGATCTCAAACTACGCAACTGCATACCATAATAAGGTTCCGACCATGGAAAAGACCAAAAAGCTCTATCACGATAATATTTCGCTTTTGAGTATCTGCAACGGAAAAGCTATCGATTATGCCAAAACCGGTGTTCTGTATCCGATCCCGCGTAATGTAGCAGCTTATGGTCGTCCTCTACCCTACTTTATGAAGTATGCAGGTCCTTACTACGCACGTTTACATAATCTCAGCAAGGCACATAGCAACATGAACCTGCTTTGCATGAGTCTGGAGCGTTGGGAGCGCGGTGTACGGTGGCGCAAAGAGCCGGCAGGCAGCTTTGATTGGCATATCATGTACGACCCAGAGGTCTCCTATGACCAGGCAGTCTTTGATGAGATCGAAGCCATTTTCTTGGATTTCAACAAATGCCGCAAGGAACAGCTTGAGTTCGAAAAGAAATGCCGCAACTGGCAATTATATCATAAGGACATCGAGTCGCGTATTACCAAAGAAGAAGCCAAGACATATGAAACGAACTGGCAGGCGATCTACAATGTCTACCGTAACAAGTGCAAGCTGGTGTGTCCTGATGTGAGAGAGCTGGCGAATATTCTTGTAGTGCTTTGCTATGAGAAGTATCCAAATAAATTTAAGAAGTTCTTGTGGCACATGGCCGGCGCTGGTGTGGTCGAAAATATCAAGCCGGTTCTTGTTCAGTTACCAGTTCACGACCCGAACGGTGAGTATGAATATCTTGGCCAGCGATATAGTTTGGCTGAACCGAAAACTTATGAAGCGAGGGTGAAATAATATGGATAATTTGAAAGATCCGGTTACAATGGATAAACCCGAGCAAATGAATACACTTCATTGTCTATTTTGCTGCTCTACAAAAGTATATCCTGTTGTTGGAAAAGATATAAAATGTAAAAACAAATATCCGCCATATCAAGAAATTAAAATTCCAAGTATTGATGGACTATATTGCCCTGATTGTAAAACAGCTTATGCTATAGACAAAAATCTTGACGATGTAATTCAGCAGTGTAGAAATATTTCGGGTGATTTAAATTTTTATCCATCAGAAATAAAGGAGAAAATTGATGTTTAATCTATTCAAAAAGAAGAAACCACAACAGGAAGAAGCTCCACAGCAGATGGAATGCCCCAAGTGTGGCGGAATCATGACACTGACAAATGGACTAACATATACATTCCACTGTCGGGGGCAAGAACTCGAAGCCTCAAATGTTACCGCCATGAAATGCGCGAATTGCGGCGAAATGATGTTTAGCTGGGACGAGGCTCAACGTATTCAAAAATTCGCTCATGAATCTGTGGGCTGGGAGGATAAAACAGAATGAGTTATCAGTGTTTTAAGACAACGGTTGTCACTTGTGTAATTTTGTTATGTTCACTCTTAGGTTTGGGAATCTGGGCATCCATTCCACATAAAAATGATACTGGCGACAAGTCAGTTTGCAACACAAAGACCTTATATCGTATTTCGGATACAGAATTGATTTATGATGATAACACAAGGATCTTATATTATTGTTTATACAACGGTTTTATGTCTCCATACTACAATGCACGTGGCCAGCTTTGCCGCTATGTTAATGGCGAAATTGTACCAATCGAGTAAGGAGGTTATGTAAAAATGAATATGGCCGCGTTAATTGCATATTGGAGAGCTAGACCATTTTCGTTCATAGAAAAGTATTTTCATCTTCGTCTATATTGGTATCAAAAATTATATTTACGAATGATCTATGATAGGAGGTTAAATGGCATATACAACTTTCTACTGTAATGAAAATATGTTGCTTGATCATTGGCAGGACTATCACGAGTCAAATCTGATGTTGCGAAACCTGCTAAAGCGAACCTCCCTCTCCCCTATTGAATGCGCCACGTTTTATTATGAGCGGATGAAAAATCCTGAGTCTGTCAGTTATGATCGCAGCCACTTGATTCAGATGTTCAGCAGAGGTCGTAAAAATAACGCGCCTATATTTGACGTACATCAAGTTGTACTTTATCAGAAAGATCTGGACTATATTACAGAGGCGCGCCGAAAATATCATATCAACTACGCACAATTACGTGTTCTGTTTGGGGTGATATTCTTCTGCCGACTATACGGAAGTGATACCTTTGCTTTGGACACCGAGTTTAAGATGAAACGTTTTGGTGGCTGTTTTGAAGAGCAGACAGAGATCATGTATTGCGCTGGGAAGAACTAGGATGACGGCTATAATACAGTGCGGGGTATGAAGGAAATTTCTGACGACTATCATCTGCTGAACAGGACAGGTACTGACGACATTGGATGCTTATACCAGTACCAGAATTTCGCTCTTGATAAGAATGACACGATTGCGTACACGTTTAATGTGACGCTTGAAAACAATCGACTGAATCTAAGTGCCATAGTGCGAGAGTTGTTTGACCCGAAGGAATGTTATTGCATCGTGTGTGGCGAACAGTATCACTCAGAAAAGCCAAATGCCAGCAGATATTGCAAAGGGTGTGCGGCAAAAAAAGAACAAGCACGTCTGGCGAAAATCAAGCGAAAACGCAGCAAATGCACGAAATGAACTTTAGATTCTTAATATATGAAAGGGTGTTATATATTTCCCTTTCGATTATAAATTACAAAGGAGATTTATTATAATGGTTGAAATTACTAAAAACGAAGCTACATATCTGCGGAAGGTTATTCCCAATGTCCATATTACCCGTACCACACACAAGTGGTATGCTGAGGAGATTAAGTCTGTTCTGACTCAGCTTCCTGGCAATGTAGAAGCTGAAGCCGCTCTGCGTGAACTGAACCGTACTCAAAGAACCATTTCGAACTTCGAAATTTAACGAGGTGCTGAATGGACGAATTTAAAAAGAATGCTTTTCGTAAGATGGATGATGAATCTTTCGATGAATATATGATGCGGATTGGTAGCGCGTGCCATGAGCACAATTTGACATAGGATGAAGCTGCCGAGATTCTGAATGATGCAACAGGTTCTAACTATGGTGAATGTCGCTATCGTAAGACCTATAAAGCATGGAAGGCTGGCTACGACTATGCGCTTGAGCATGAATGCGGAGATGCCGTGGCTAATGATATCCAACGTCTGAAGATTGAACAGGTAAAAGCCCGCGATGAACGTGCAGCAGCTAACAGAGTGTACCGCAATATGGCCAGAACGGAGTCTATTAAAGATCTGATTGCTGCTGCGGTAGTTCCTTATGACAAGAATAATTTTCTAAATGTCGTACAATATGAATGCAGTGATCATGATGTGATTGTGTGTCTGTCTGACTTGCACACTGGATCTGGTATTGATACTGCATGGAATAAGTTCGATAAAGAAATTCTTAAGTCGCGACTTGAATCCTACATTGCACAGATTTATAACATCGTAGCTCGTCATGCCGCCGAAAAGATTCATGTACTATTGCTTGGTGATCTGATCAATGGCCATATCCATATGAATACCCGTATACAAAACAACGAGAACAGTATTGAACAAGTCATGATTGCAGCGGAGCTTGTGAGTAATTTTGTGGCTGAATTATATAAAGTGTGCAGTCATATCGATGTGTATGCGGTGAGTGGCAATCATTCGCGTGTATTTCCAAATAAGGATGAACAGGTTGCAGGAGATGAACTCGAAGCGCTGATTCCGTTCTATATGAAGGCACGGCTACAGAATCTGGCTGGCATTGAAGTAAAAACAGAGAAGCTCGATCCTACGTTTGGCGGATTTAAGGCTCGTAATAGTTTAGTGATGTATGCACATGGAGATAAAGACTCCCCTGCTAACGTCGTTGAACACTTGACCATGATGGTAAAACAGCCGATTGATCTGGTCTTCCTCGGACATCGCCATACAAACGGAATGACAACCGTGCACGGTACAAAGGTTATTGAAAGTGGCTGCGTATGTGGCACTGATAGTTTCGCGGTTGGGCTTCGTAAAAATGATGTTCCGCAGCAGGCCGTTGCCGTGATTGATGATGGCGGTCTGGAGTGTTTGTATGATGTCAAGCTGGAGAAGCCAGCAAAGATAGTAATTTAACATTGTAATTCAATAGATTTAGACGTTCTGGGCTTAACCGCTCAGGGCGTTTTTTTATTATAAAGGAGATTATTATGGACGACATTTGTTCTGTTTTAGCAGGTTCTAAACGTGAGGCTGTTTGTGCTGGTCCTGATAAAGACATTGAAACTAGTCTTAAAGGATTAGGGATTGATATTAGAAATGCTGATGGAGAATTGAAAACGGTTTATCAGATCTTAAAAGAATTGTCAGATAAATTCCACAATAGATAAATAAACAGCTTGTTTGAAAAAGCAAGCTTTATATGTCGCAGGTGACAGCGCCGGTGTGCTGGCCAGCCTCATAAGCTGAGACAAGGAGAAATCCAGATGCGTTCGACTCGCATACCTGTACCCATGAAATTAAATTGTAAAGGAGGTTCCAGAATTCAAAGATGGAAGAAAAATTTCACAAAGATTTAGGAGGCGATTACTTCTACTGTTATTCCCGCCGTTGTGCATTCTTTATTCGTGCAATGGGAATTTTCTATGAAGAGATTGGCGAGCATCCAACTACGGGCTCTGTATATACAAAGTTCCACAAAACAAAAAAGCTCAATGAAATCTTAAAGCTGTGGGATGATATCAAGTATCGCTTTGACAATATGTCAGATGACGGAACGGTGGTGAAGGACTATGGCCAGAACTGCCATTGAAAAGAAACCGCCACGCATTAAAGTGCCAGCCTCATGGAGTGGTGGCAAATGTATGTGCTGCGGAAAAATCTATGATGTGCGTAAGGGAAATTTCTCGAAAACACAGAGTCAATGGTTTATAGGCAATGATGGATATCTGCCGTGGTGCAACGAGTGCCGCGAACGCATGTTTGAATTCTACGCCAAGAAATACAATGACGAGGATGAAGCGATCGACCGTCTGGCTATGATGTTTGATACCTATGTTGATGATAAGCTGTTGGAGGCTTCTGAGCATTCTACCACATCCGCTTTGAAGATCAACACTTACATGGGACGGCTCAATATGCGTCAGCACGCTGGTAAATCCTATGACGATGTAATCGATCAGAAGAAAAAGGACGCACTTGCTGCCGGCGATACCAAGGGAACAAAAGTCACTCAGAGAATGATCAAGAATTAGGGGCGTGGCTTGGATGATCAAGATTATCTATTCCTTGAAGACCACTACCAGAATCTTATTACACGCCATGAATGCAAGACAGCCGCACAGGAGATTCTGTTTAAGCGCATTGCAAAGGCAGAGCTTAACTGCGAAAAGGCCGATGCGACTGGTGACACAAAGAAAATCAAGGAAGCCAATGATAACCTACAGAATCTAATGGGTTCAGCTCAGATCAAGCCGAACCAGACGAATGATAATGCACTGGCTGAGACGAATACTTTTGGCACGCTAATTCAGAAATAGGAAGAGGAAGAGCCGATTCCAGAACCGTCGCCCGAGTGGCAAGACGTTGATAATATTGGTAAGTATTTTAGAGTATGGGTGCTGGGCACTTTGCTTAAGATGTTCAACTTAAAGAATCCATATCAAGACGAATTTGATGAAGAGTTTGAACGATATACTGCTCATAAACCAGAAACAAATGAGGATGATACCGCAGATACCAGCCTCCGCGAAACTATTTTTGGTATTGGCGAAGGCGGTGGTTCCGCATGAGTAAAGAGAAATTAACAGATAAGGAAGTAGCGAATACAAAATCAGAAAAGATAATGAACGCAGTAGCTTTAAGAGCGTCTTTTTATCGAGCGAATCCTCAGCGGTTTGCAAAAGATTATTTAAACCTGACATTGAAACCATTCCAAGAGCTGCTATTGTTTTTGATGGTGAGATGCACAGGTTTCTGCTAGGTCGCCGCACGCGGGTTGGGCAAGTCCTTTTTGACAGCAGTTTTTTGCGTTATCACATGTATTTTGTGGCCTGGTTCCAAAGTCTGTATTGCGTGTAAAGTGCGAAGTCAGTCCATTAGTATTTTGGACGAAAAAATAATGAAAGAAATCTATCCGAACAGCCCACTATTAAGAGCTGAGATAAAAAAAGTAGATATCAATAATCAAAAAGCAGAAATAATATTTAGAAACGGTAGCTACATCAAAGTCGTTACTGCAACAGACTCATCACGAGGTTCGCGTGCGACTTTATTGGTAAACAAACATGCCAGATTTTATAGAAACATAAAACCTAGACTGGGCAAAATCGGTAAATGCTAAAAATTTATTTGAAGGAAGGAATAATTATAGCTAAGGTAAATCCGCGAAAGAGAACGAAAGAACAATTCCAATATCTACTAGATGAGAAATTTGGACCAATTTATGAAGTCACTGGAGAGTACGTTGATAGCCAGACAAAAGTCGGGTTACTTTGCAAGGTGTGTGGAAATATATTTTATAAAGTACCTAATAAAATGACTTCCTGTGGCGAGGGCTGCTATTTTTGTAGTAAGAAAAATTGGCACAAAACAACCGAAAGCTTTCAAAAAGAGTTAGACAATAGATTCCCAAACACATACGAAGTTTTGACTGAATATGTAAAAGCACGGAAACCTCTTTTGGTGAAACGGATTCCATGTGGACATATTTATAAAGTATCACCTGATAATTTGTTGCGTGGAAAAGGTTGCGCTTTATGTACAATACGTCAATCTCATTATATGGATATCGTTGAAGACTATTTTAAGAAACACAATATTATTTTTGAAAAAGAAAAAAGATTTGACGATTGCCGTAATATTCGTGTTTTACCTTTCGATTATTATATTCCAGATAAGAATTTATGTATCGAGGTCGATGGTGAATTTCATTATCCACATGTCACATACGAAAAAAGTGATTAGACACTCAAAGGTGCTTCCCAGTAGGAGGCAGTCCATGAGCGTGATTTAATTAAAACCGCATACTGTGAACAAAATGGAATTGATTTACTACGACTTCCATATTTTGAAGAGAAAAATTTTGAAAAAATTCTTGATGATAAATTCAATGCTAATACCGAGATAAATGAAGAAATTTCGCAAGGTTCTTCATCATTGTAACGCATAGGAGATGAATAAATATAATTCTCCCACGAGTGTCCAGCACAACAGTATATAGGACTGTTCGCAGAAATGCGCCTAACGTTAAACGAGGGTGAAAATATATGCTGACCTTACAGGAAACTGTAAGAATCGTTGGATAAAAAGCCGACGAGTTAACATATTGGTGTGATGAGTACCGTTTACTTTCTAAAGATGTTATTGATTTGATCTTGAAGAAGTTCCTGAATATTGTTCGTCATCCTGGATATTTGGATAAGCCACAATATACACATCTTGCAGAGCGAAACAAAGAATTCTACCTAAGTTCTGCTTGGTTCCAAAACCATTGGAGCTATGAAAAATGTCAGGACTATTTCGTAAATATGATCGACTTTAATAAAAAATATTTCTGCGTATCTTTCCCGTATCAAATGTCAATTAAGAGCGGTTTGCTGTTGAAAGAAGCTGTAGAGGACGAAATGAGTGAATCCAGTTTTTCTGATTTGACATTTGCAATGGAGAATGAATGTAAATGGCTTGGTGCTACTGAGGGTGGGCTATTCCAATTTGATGACATCAACAAAACACGCGTCATTGAAAAGGCGTTTTACGCACCGAATCTTTTACTTAATCAAGCTGCTATGGACGTACCAAAGAGGAAAAATGGCGAAGTACGAATTCTTACCGCAGATATTGCATTGATGAGCAGCCGCAAAAACGACAACGACGCAACTAGTATCTTTTTGAACTGTATGCTGCCAAATAAATCAGGGCGCTATACGAGTAATTTCGTTTACTCCGAGAATATAGAAGGTATGAGCATTCAAGACCAAGCGCTAAAACTGCGCCGCTATTTTGAATATTTTAACTGTGATTATCTTGGTATCGATGCCCGTTCAGTTGGTATTCCATTGATTGACCTACTCATGCGCGATATTTATGATCCTGAAATTGGTGAAACCTATCCAGCAATCAGTTGCTGCAACAATTCAGAAATCGCCGACCGTTGTTCAGATAAGGCTGCAAGGAAGGTCATTTGGGCTATTATGGGCAGTTCTCAGTTCAACAGCGATGTAGCCATTGGTTTGCGTAGCGGTTTTCAGCAGGGGCGCATTCACCTTCTGCAAAGTGAATATAGCTGCGAAGATCAGCTACGCAAGTTGTATAAGGGATACGATAAAATGTCGCCTAGCGAACGAGCTGCTCTACAAATGCCGTATATCAATACAGGTCTTGCAATAAACGAGCTCGTTAATTTGGGTTACGAAACAGTAAATAATGTAATCAAGGTCAAGGAGAAATCTGGGTGTCGTAAAGACCGTTACTCTTCCCTGTCCTACAATTATTATATCGCACAGCAAGTTGAGCGAAGTATGGAGAAACGGCACAATAAACCGAAGTTGCTCGATTTTAACTTCCGTGCGCCAGTATTGAAGAAGGGAGGGCTGTAATGGCTGAAAATATAATGAATAAAAAGGTCATGGTCACGAATTCCAAAAGTGGAAAGACCTCCTATGTTACATATTCCGACTTGGTAAGTGGAGTTTATGCTAACTTATCAAAGATTGGTATTCGTAACCTTGAATCCACATCAGAGACTAATCCGACATACACCAAGTATACGAAAGATCAAATCGTAAAATATCTTTCCAATCCAGCCAGCTACGAAAAGCAGCTACGAAATATGAGCAAATATCTGTTTAATATTTCAAACTACTATCGTCGGCTGATTCAGTATTTTGCGAATATGTCAACATTTTCTTATGAACTTGTTCCCTACGGACTCGACAGATCTAAAAGTATCAACCTAAATAAGTTTAAGAAAGCATACTACGCGAGCTCTACAGCCGTTGAATTGATGAATATTCCTCACGAAGCAATCAAAATCTTAACGATTGCATTTCGCGACGACGTTTATTATGGATACGCATGGGAGACAAACGACAGCTTTGCTTTCCAAAATCTCGATGCAGACTATTGTAAGATCAGCAGCATTGAGGATGGTGTATACAATTTTGCATTCAACTTCTCATACTTTGATTCTAACACGGATAAGTTACCCAACTATCCACCCGAGTTCCAGACCATGTATAACACATACAAAACCAATACACAGTTGTACAAATGGCAAGAGCTGGACAGTTCTAAGTCTATCTGTATCAAGGTGAATGAGCATGACTATATTCCAATTCCGCCGTTTGTGAGCCTTTTTAGTGCTCTGGCTGACATTGAGGATTATCGTGCCATTAGTAAAAACGCCAGTGAGGCAAATAACTATAAAGCCATTGCGATGGAAATTCCTATCAACGACGAAGATGGTACGTTTTTGATTGACTATGACACCGCTAAAGAGTTCTACGACATGATGAGTAACGTGTTGCCACCGAATATTGGTGCGATTCTCACCCCCATGAAACTTACTGACTGGAATTTTGACAAGAGCGGTGTAAATAGTGATACGAACGAGGTCGCAAAGGCCGAAGCAACACTATTTGCGCAAGCTGGTGTAAACAAAATCTTGTTTGGCGGCGGCGACGATCCGGCTGCTTCTACTCTAAATCTGTGTACTGTGAATGACCAAATGATCGTATTTGCAGTGATTCGTCAGTTGGAACGCTGGATCAACCGTAAACTCAAGAGCGTATCAAGTTCTTATAAATTCCGTATCAATTTCTTGCCTGTGACACATTATAACCGCGCCGAAATGCATGAGCGCTATTTAAAAGATGCTCAGTATGGTATTCCAACCCGTAGCGCTATTCTTGCAACTGCCGGGTTTGCTGGCACAGACTACGAAAATATGGCTTATCTCGAGAACGACGTTCTAAGTTTGAATACTGTTGAAGTTCCGCTTACAAGTTCCAACACACAGTCTAGTGCTGTTGATGAGGGCGGTAGGCCGTCTAATGCTAGTGAGGGTAAACAGTTAAGTGATGCTGGCGAAGTAACAGCAGATAGACAGGAGGAGTAACATGACACAATATCTATGCGAAATAGTCGTGCATGGTTCTCGTGCCGCCGGGATGTCGAAGTTTTTGACAGACCGTGGCGCTCTCCTGCTACGAAAAGATCCACCAAATAACTATGTATTTATCAATGATAATGTATTTGAAAATGCTCTGGCTGAGTTGCAGATTGCAATTCGCCAGGGCTTTTATTTTGCGGACGAGGAGGTGAAAACAGAATGAATCAACGATATCCAATCTCTTTTTCAAAGAAGAACGAATATGAAACTTCTGATTTTCGCTTCATTGATGTCTATATTGATGTGATGCATACAGGGACAAACCTTAACAAGACCAGTTTCACGAAAGACGCTATCAATAAGGCCGTCCCAACTATCGCTAATATGCCGATTCTTGGCTATGTGGTAAACGAACTAGATGACGAGGATAAAGACTTTAAAGGTCACGAACACGAGCTGAGGATTACCGATACCGATGTTAAATATCTGTATGCTGGACAAGCTTATGGCGTAATTCCTGAATCCTGCAATCCACGTTGGGTTATTAAAGATGACGGAACCGGCACAGAACGTGAATATTTGCGTGTTGACGGGTTGATTTGGACAAAGTTTGGCGACCCAGTTGATATCTTCACTCGTGATGTGACAAAAAACCACAGCGTCGAGCTGACAGATATGATTTGTGGCGTAAAAGGCGACGATGGGATTACCCCTGTTTTATCTTTTAAGTTTGATGGTTGCTGCATTCTGTCGACCACTGACCCGAAGATTCAGCCTGCAATGACTGGGAGCTGTGTGACGGCCAATTTTTCCGTTGACGATATCACATCTCAAATTCGAGAGCGACTCTACGAGTATCAGGCTCTCACGCAGAATTATGCTGCACAAAATGAAAATCCATCCGATGAGGAGAAAGGAGATAAAACACCAATGAATGAAAACGAGAAGAATACGACCGTGGCTGAAAATCCTGAAACCGTGACTCCTCCGGCAGAAAATACAGTACAGGAGCCCGACGTCCAGACTGCCGAGAATACTACTTCGGCAGATGGCGAAGGTGAGACTCCTGCGGCTGAAAATGCTGCAAAAAATGAGGGCGAGGATGAATCTGCTCCGGCTGAAAATACAGCACCGGCATCTGAAGATGAGCCCACCGTTACTGGAAACAAGGAATTTACTCTAACTACGGTTCAACTGATGGACGAGATCGGTACTAAACTTGCCGAGCACACTCATCCTTCTAGTTGGGATTCTGAGTATATGATTCCAGATTTCTATTTTGAAGATCTGATGCCTGAGACAGTGGTGGTTCGTTGCTCCAAGACATGGCAGCTAATGGGCATTCCCTACTCTATGAATGGCGACAATGTTGTTCTGGATTATGAGAATATCAAGCGCATGAAGGTTACATATGAGGATTGGGATGAGGGTGAAGTGATGCCTGGCACTATTGCCGCCTTTACTACCCTGACTGACAAACTTGTTGAACTGTCTGATAGCTTTACTAAAGCAGCCAATGAAGTTAGTGAAATCAAACCCAAACTAGAATCATATCAGAAGGCCGAAGCTGAGGCAGCCGCCGCAGCAGAAAAGGCTAAGCGTGATGAGCTGTTCTCTATTATGGATGAAAAGCTTGGCGCAAATGCGGAATATACCGCACTAAAGGAGAATACGGAGATTACTTATGCCGAGCTGGAGACTAAGTGCTATGCACTGGTTGGCCGTCAGTCCGCTGAGTTCTCTTATGTTCCCACAACTAACAACAAAGGAACTGTCCGCTTTGGCGTGGGTGGCACCCAGAACGGTTCAGACGCCGCGTATGGTGGCCTGATGGAACACTATCTCGGCAAGTAAATAATTCAAAATTTTAGGAGGTACATAATTATGGCAAATACTAAGCATGCTGTTGTGCGCACTGATAATCTGGGTGGCACCAAGAATGGTGAGCAGCTGGCAAGTGTAATTTTCTATTCTAGCGATGCTCCCGCAGCAATTGACAACGGCAACATCGTTGTTCTGGGCGAGAAGCTGGGTCGTGAGGCTTACAAGGCTACCGCTCCCGCTGCTGGCGCTGTGGCTGAGGATCTGTATGTGATTGCAGAAGAGGAACTGTTCTATGATCAGACTGTCGCTCACTATCTGACCGAGTGGGTCAACGAGGCCGGCAAGACTATTCGCGCTTATTCTCTGGACTCCAAGGGTGGTTTCTCTGTGACTGCCGAGGCTTTTGACGGTACTCCCGAAGTTGGTAAGACTGTTGGTTTTACTGCTGGTTCTACCAAGATTAAGGTCGAGGATACTAAGGGTGATGCTACTTTCGGCACTATCCTGGAAAAGGAGACTGTTGGTTTTGGTGAAGGTAAGTACACCTACTTCTACATTGGCCTGAAGTAATCCAAAGTTTATTATGAAATCTACATGAAGCCGTCCGTTTGTCGGGCGGCCTTATTTTTGTTTTAGGAGGTTTAATTATGGCTATTGATTCTAATCTGATCAAGCTGGCTGTCGATGGTTACAAGGGCCACGTCGCTGGTGACTACTCTGTTGGAGATACTCAGGAGGCTCTGCGCAATGCACTGGTCGAGGCAAATGGCGGCTCCACCAAGCTGGATCTGAAGGCAATTCGTGATGGTAAGTGCAATGGTGTGTTTGCTATCGTTGAGGAACTGGTGAATGTCATCCATGAGGAAGGTCTGAAGGGTGATGAGTTCTTCATGAATATGGTCGAAGACCGCAATACGTCTCTGGGCGACACTAACAAGTTCCATATTGAGAAGGAGTGCCTGTTTGCTATTGCAGATATCGCTGAGGGTACTCAGGGTGTTCGTCGTCAGCGCATCGAGGCTGGTACTGACGTTACTGTCAACACCCAGCTGCGTGCCGTTAAGATCTATGAGGAACTGAATCGTGTTCTGGCTGGCCGTATCGACTTCAACAAGTTCGTTGACATTGTTGGCAAGTCTTTCACCAAGCAGGAACTGGATGCTGCTTATGCTGCTTTTGTTGGTATGTTCTCTAAGCTGCAGGCTCCGTATACTGTGACTGGTACTTATGATGAGGAGAAGCTGCTGGATCTGATCGAGCATGTTGAGGCTTCTACTGGCGAGAAGGCAACTATTATCGGTACTAAGAAGGCTCTGCGCAAGATCAAGACAGCTAATATGTCTGACTCTGCCAAGGAACAGGCTTATGCTATGGGTTATATTGGAGCTCTGGCTGGTACTCCCCTGGTGGCTGTTGCACAGCGTCACGCTTATGGTACTGATGACTTTATCCTGGATGACAACACCATCTACGTGTTTGCTGGCGATACCAAGCCCATTAAGCGCGTTACCGAGGGTGATGTCACTATGCTGATGGGTAATCCCATGGATAACGCTGATATGACTCAGGAGTTCCTGATGATGAAGCGTACCGGCATTGCCGTTATCTTTGATCGTGACTTTGGCGTGTATAAGCTGTCCTGATCATCAAATTAAAATGTTACATGGGCGGTAGGGGCTTCCCCGCCGCTTCTTATTATATAGGAGGAAATAATGGCAAGACGTGCAACTACAAAACCTGCGGCTCCAAAGGCAACTGCTGCAAAGACTCCTGTTGAGCAGCCAGTTGTTTCTGCTGCAGAGATTACAAATGAAACTATGGTCGAGTGTCGAAGTGGCGTCTCTGGCAGCCTGATCTACAAATCCTCACTAAACCCCGGCTATGTAGTCGAGTGGAGCGGTCTGGGTGAAATTCAGGAGATGGAGTATCGCGAGCTCGTTTCTATGCGTGGCAATCAGCGCCGTTTCTTTGAGGAGAATTGGATTTTGATTGATGATCCCGCAGTTATCAAGAAGCTGGGTGTCGGTCGCTACTACCAGAATAGCCTGTCTACTGATGACTTCGAGGATGTATTTAATATGTCTGCTGATGAAATCAAGGAGATCGTGCCTACTTTGCCTGGAGGCACTAAGGATGCCATCGCATCTGAGGCCAAGAAAAAGATCGATTCTGGCGAGCTGGACAGTCGCAGCGCTATCAAGGCGCTGGAAGACTCTCTGGATATTGAGTTGGAAGATACTATCTAAGTAAAGGAGGCGGGCTATGGCAACCACTTTTGAAAGTATCTATGCCCGCTGTCGTGGGCGAATCAAAGATTATGACAAGGAAGGCTACACAGACGAAATGTTTGCGGCTGTTGAAAAAGACCTGCTGCAAGCAGCGATTGATGACTTCGTAGATATCTGCGCTCAAGATCTGACCGATTATGATGAGGAACTCGAAGAATTCAATATTACGCTGACCCGTAAAGAGCAGAGTATTCTCGCGCTAAGCATGATTGTTCATTGGTTGGAGCCTTATGTCTATAATTCCGATGCACTGAAAAACGCCATGAGTACAAAGGATTTTTCTATGTTCTCCCCTGCTAAACTACTCGAACAGATGAAAGGATTGTTAGAGTAGTCACAGAAAAAGCTGAAAGCCGAGATGAATCTATATTCATTCAAGGTCAACAGTGTTTCTGCGCTGACTGAGTAAGGTGGTGGACTATGACGCGTTCACAGTATCGAAAAATACTTAATCTCAATGGTTCAACTCAGCGTGATAGAATTATTAATAAATCAATACACGACCAAAACAAACTGGCACCTGTAAGCCCCTCGTATAAAAATGTTACAATTGATGATGTCCCGCGCAAATTAAACATTATCTCTTCTACTGTCATGAATCAGAAAATTATACATACTCTTCCAGGCGAAGACTTCGTTATTGGTAGTATTGTCTATTAGAGCAAGAGCCACTGGTTAATTACCGAGCGCGACGCAGAAGATGAGATTACCGTGCGTGGTCGTATTCAGATCTGTCAAAAACAGATTACTTGGCAAGACGACAATACACATGAGATACGATCTCTGTGGGCTACAGTTGAAAAGCCGTATTATTCCAATCTGGAGGAGAACAAAACACTTAGTTATTCTACACGCGAATTCCGTATTCAAATGCCTTTTGATGAATATTCAGCAAATTTAAATATTGGCAAGCGTCTGATGTTAGAGATCGTTAATGGTGTACCTAAAACATATCGTATAACTTCAATTGACCAGATGACAAGTCGAATTGATTACAATGGTGAGCAGGTCGGATTCCTTTCTTTCAATGTCGAGCAGGATTTGTACAACCCTGATACCGATAATACAGAGAAGATGATATGCGACTATGTCCCCATTGACGACGCAAAAGAAGATCCGCCTGAAATTGTATATCCGCCCGTGGAAGATGATACGTCTGAATATAAACTATCGATCGATTTTACCGGAGCACCTACTATTCAAACTGGCGGCTTTGGAAAATTGTTTACGGCAAAAATCGATGATGAAGTCTGCGAAGAAGCCGTTTGGACTTTGACAGGTGACCATGTTCCTGATGAGATACATTTTAAAAATGCGGCTGATTCTGTGTCTAACGCAAAATGTAAAGTAGTTTGCGCTGATAATCCAAAATTGATTGGGACGGCTATTATTTTAAGAGTTCAGTCTGGCAAATTGACCGCCAATATAGAATTGGAGGTGATCTGACGTGAATCTTGAAGAAGTCGGTTCTTTCAAAAATAAAGTCGTATCAAAACTGATAAACGATGACAATGTTCTTGATGTGCTACTTGGTGACATTGATAATGTTGATGACCCTGAAACTATCCTGCTTGGCAAGGATGGGTCAGGGAAGGGCGGTTGTGTGTTTAAGTATGAGTATGTGCCCGATACACAAGAAAACTCTAAAACCTTTTTGTGTATTGAGGTTGTACCGCAGGAGACTGATGGCGATACGATCACAGATATGATTATTTACGTATTTATATATTGTAGTAAAAACCTCATGCAGACATATCACCGTAAAGGACAAGCCGGCACTCGCGTTGATATTCTCGCCAGTGATATTGATAAGATTCTAAATGGTAACGCAGAGTTTGGAATTGGTCCACTTGAATGGATGGGTAGTAGTATTTATAAACCCGCACAGCCCTATTATGGCCGTATGCTCATTTATCGTGTTGGAACTTTTCGGAGGACAAAACGATGATTCGACTAACTTATATGGACCATATTAGTCCCTATGGCGTTGCTTTACGAAACATTGGGCGTATTCATTCTCCCGTTTTAGATAACGTATTAAAAATGGGATATAACCAATATCAAAGAATATTAACATTATTTTTATATACCCCAGAGAAATATTTTATGGACGCTTCTACTGAAGCAAAAATAGAAAATCCATAGAATCAATTAACAAATGAGCAAAAGAACAATATTACGATGTACGATATTCTGACATCAAATGATGAAACCAGGTCCGAATTGATTTCGGGTCTGGCTCTTTTTGTTTCTGGAGATCTTGAGTGGGATGAAAAGCATCAGGCTATTTTAATCAATAAGGAAGTTGACGATGAAGGCAAAATGTCTGTTGGTGGTCTTATTGATAAGTCGAACTATAAAATTGTCATTCAAGTTATTTTACAAATGCTTGATATTTCAGATGACGACATGCCTGAAGAAAATCCAAAATTTAAAAGTGAAAAAGATCGTTTGTTTTAGGAGCGGTTTCAGAAGAAAAAGAAAGAATTTGCGAAATCAAAAAAAGGCGACCCCAATTTAGAATTGCCCAATATGATTTCGCTTTTATGTACATTTCATCAAAGTTTGAACTACTCGAATATTTGTGAACTCACCATTGGGCAAATACGTGATACGTTTTCCCAACTGATGAAGGCAAAACAATTAAATATTGCAGAAATGAACTATTCCGTTTGGGGCGGTAAATACGATCCGTCACAATGGATAGAACGAATTGATAAAACACAGGAGGAAAATAACTATGGCTAATAAAAATGCAAATTTCGCCAACCGTGAAGTTGCCGATCTGATGCTGATGGACTATTCCACTAAGAAGATGTTCCTGAATGTGGATTGGGCTAACGTCACCTCTACTTCTTTTGAGGGTGATCGTGTGTTTGCTACCGGCGGTCAGGGCGCTCCCAACCGTGTGCAGTTCGACGGCTCTCGTACTGGTACTCTGACCATCGAAGCTCAGGTTTATCCTGTCAAGGTCTTCCAGATGCTGTCTGGTAACGATCTGGGCACTGAGGCCAATTTCCTGAAGCGCGAGAAGGTTACTGCTGCTGATGCTACCAAGCTGACTCTGACTGATGCTGCAGCAGGTACTTACGTCCAGGTCTTTAAGGCTGACGATGATCTGGGTACCGAGCTGACTGCTACCGTTGCTGATAAAGAAGTCACTGTTACTGTCGAGAGTGGTGTTGAGTACGTTGTGTACTACTACAAAAAGGCCGCCAAACCTCAGGTTGTCCGCCTTGATTCCAAGCACTTCCCCAAGGCATATCATATCGAAGGCTCTGTTCCCTACAAGACCGAGAACGATGAGATTGTCGAGGCACATCCGATCTGGTATAAGGCCGCTCCTCAAGCTGCTTTCGAGCTGTCTTGGCAGAACACTGGTGACCCCGTCTCTCTGACCATGACCTTCGACGTTATGGCCGATGCTGATGGCAACATTTATGACATGATCTATGAAAATGGCCAGGAGTAATTCCTAAGCAAATACATCAGAGGTAGAGTCTTTCGAGGCTCTACCCCTTTTATGAGCGCACGAGTAATGCAACCATATACAGAATTCGCGCGTTGATATGAGGAAACTCACGAAGCCAAAAATAAAAGGAAGTGTTTATTATAAAAATCTTAGCTTTTGACCAAGCACTGATAAAGACCGGTGTTTGTACATTAGATAACGGCACTGTATACCATTCATTGATTGATCTAAGCAAAGTTAAAGACCCAGCCGAACGACGTATTATTATGCGTCAAATGATACAAAGCCGTATCAAAACCAATAACCCTGATCTTGTCGTAATCGAAGACGTGGCGCTACAAGCATCAGCCAAGACGGTAATCCAGCTCGCACAGTTGCAAGGTGCGATTATTGGAGCGTGTGAATTATTCAATATTCCTTATGAAATCATAAAACCGGCTGAATGGCGTAAAACGCTCGATTTTAAACAGGGACGACAAGTAAAACGCCCAGAATTAAAACAGCAAGCTATTGATTATGTGGCCGAATATTACGGTGAGAATGTCTCTTCTGATGAAGCGGATGCGATGTGTATTGCAACTGCTGCACTGATGAGACTTGAACAAGATAAAATTACACAGGAGGACTAAAAATTATGAGTGAAAAATATAATCTAACTCTCAAGGAGCGAATTGATTTTGTAGACAGTGTAGTGGATCTGTCTAAGCGTGATGGTTATTATGATCCAGCACTATATGACTACGCATTCCGTATCGCCACTGTAGCGTATTTCACTGATACCAATGTTAATGATTTAGATGGCGAACAATTGAGCAATCTTGCTTTTTCCGATGACACAACTAATCTGATGAACGAAGCTCCGCGCAAGTATATTCTGGGTACACTGAATAAGGCTTGTCGTGAGAAAATTGAGATTGAGCGTCAGCAGTATATGGCATTGTTCGAGACGACCGCAAAAAATCAGCCGTTTGAGGATCTGATGCAGCTGGCAACCGATGTACTAAATGGTATTGGTGAGCAGTTTAACATGAAGGAAATAATCAAAACTATCTCTGAAGAGAACATGAAGAACCCTGTGATCGATAACGATTATAGTATTAAAACTCCAGAAGGGATGCTTGATGGAGCTCCCGTCACAGCGCTTGTTGAAGGCAAGGAGTAAAGCTATGGCAAAGTTTACAGCTACTACGGTTAACGCTCTTCAGACTGAGATCATGCGGCGAGTGAATAAAGCTATGAAAAATAGTGTCGCTCCTTATGTAGAAGATAAACTCAAACAGCATGTTGAAAAGGACGTATATTCGACTTACTCCCCTGTCGAATATGATAGACGTGAAACCGATGGTGGTTTGTTAAACGATTCAAAAGATTCTGGTATAAGCAGTACATATCGAACAGCTGACAGAACGTTAACCGTGTTTGAACGAGCGCCAGTCGATCCGCCCAAACTTGAGCACAAAGAATATAATGCTCCTGATGGATTAGCTAGATTAATCGAAGAGGGTGCACATAATCCTTGGAACAATCGACATTATAAATGGGAGAATCCACGTCCGTTTGTATCTAAAACGCAAGCAGATATTAATGCACATAATTCTGCAATTGTTAAGATGCTAAAAAATCAAATTGAGCACGATAAAGAATAATTAAAGAGAAGAGCAGACTTATTGAAAGCCTGCTTTTTTTAGATTCGGCTCCAAAAGGAGGAATGTGATATGGCGCGTGAACCAGAGTTAAGCATTAAAGTCAAAGTAGATCCACAAATTAACCCATCAAGCTTAAAAACGAATATTGAGCGTCAGGTAAAACAAAGTGGTGAAAAGCCAAAGGTTGAGATTGATCCTAATGTTGATGGTATTAAGGGTAAAATTGAAGAAAAGCTTAAGAATGTCAAAGCGACTGCAACTGTAACGCCGATTGTTGACACTGAAAAAATTAAAACAGACATTCAGCGACAGATTAACAGCATTAGCGATATGCCAAAGGTTACAGTTGGTGTCGATGTTAATAATTTTTCAAATGAGTTAAGTAAGCAGCTAAAGACACAACTGAAAGAAGTCAATCAGCAACTAAGTTATTATTTGAAGAATCTGACAAGAAATACAAGTAACCTTGGATCTTTTGCAGAAAATATTTTTAGCATTAAAGGAGTCGCGCCTGCAGCACAAAAGGCTGTGAAAAATGCCGTTGATGAGGCTACTCGAGCAGCCAAAACATCAAAAAAAGAATTTAATATTAACGATTTGTTTAATTTCAAAATTTCAGACAACACAAAAAAGAAAAGCTTATCTGAAATTGAAGACTTGACAATGAACGTTACAGAAGGACTGGACGAATTAAGAAAGAGCGTAGAATCCTGGGATCAAAAAAAAATATCAACAAAAGAGTTCAATGATGGTCTTACAAAATTAAAATCTAATGCTTTAGAATTAAAAAGTATAATTTCGTCTTTTAACACCGCGCTTAATTCAGATAATTCAGGCGTAAAAACATTTTTGGATTTGCTAAAACAAAATGGCTTTGATTTAGCAACGAATACTGGTTCTTTTCAGAACCTCGAATCTCTTCTTGAATTATTAACAAACTTCGATGAGAATTTCAAAACTCCAACTGAAGCATTTAAATTTGTAGATTCTTTAGACGAAGAAGCGAAACACTATGACAAGGATTTACGAAGGCTATGTCAAAATGCTATTTCCGAATTCGGAGATATCCAGGATAAATCTGCTGAAACAATCAATAATATCAAAGCAATAAATATTGAAACAAAAAAAGCGCAGCAAGAATTAAAAGTGAATAAAGCAGATGATAAATCTGGTTATCTTGATGCTTCTACGATTGAAGCTTATGGCAATGCAATTGACAGAGTTCTTGGCAATATTGCTCAAAAGCAAGAAGACATCAATGCAAAACGACAAGAAGCCATCAATCTTGAAAAAAATATCCTCTCTAATACTGTCTCAACTCGCGAAGGTCTTAGTCATGAACTTGAAGAATACACTAAAGTTCTAAATAAATTTGATACTGAAAAAATCACTAAACTTGCAGCGAGTCTAAAAGATACAAGAGTAGAGGCCGAACAATCTGTCCCAAAAGAATTAGTCCAGCCCGTGGCGCAGCCTTCCAAAAAAGAACCCCCCAAATTTGCCGGAGGTGGCATTCCAGATTTTAATGAGGGATTAAAGAATAACAAAAAAACTGAAGAAACCGTTATTCCCATTAAGGGTAAAGTAACAATCACAGATGCTGATATCACAGTAGATGTAAAAAATCCTGTCAAGATTCCTAGTGTTGCAGTTATTGATTCAAGCGCCGCACAGATTGGTAATACAGATGATTTAAAGGTAAGCGCAGATGCTCTCGCTTCGGCTAATAAGAGCTTGAACGGTATTGCTAGTAAGACGGATAAATACGTTTCTAATATTTCTGCTCTTGGTCCTGCATTTCAGTATGTAGCGCAGGAAGTCGATAATCTCAGCCATTCTTTAGAGAACCAGATTATTGACTTCGATCGAATTTCTGAGCAGACAAACGCTTATATTGGCAAAGCTGGTTCTATTCTAATTAATACTTCCAATGTTGCGATTACTGGTGAACCGACAACTATTGATGGTAAAGTTATTCTTACCGCTAACGACATTGTACCACCCGAAGAACCTGTTGATATCAAGGGACATGTTGAGCTAAAGGTTTCCGATATCACTCCCCCGTCTGAACCTGTTGAGCTTCAGGGCAAGATTGCAAAGACGACTATGGAGTCTACGGCAAAAGGTAAAAAGAAAAAGGGACAGGATGTTGAAAAACCTGATGTTGTCGAATTAGCTGGTCATGTTAAGCTTGAGGACAAAGATATTGAGCGACCTGATCCCGTCAAGCTCAATGGTGCCGTTAAAATCAAAGACAGTGACATCAAGGTTGGCGATATTGAAATTTCTAAAAAGAAGTTTGATATTAATGGCAATTTAATTCTGAAGAATGCTGAGATTGTCGATGCGGTTAAAGAAGCGGCTGGTGAAGCAGCAAAAGCCAAAAAGAAAAACAAAACTACAGAGAATAGTGGTGGAGGATCAGAAGAAAAATCACTTGATTTTGATCGTAAAGCGAAAGAGGCTCATCTTGGCTGGCTTATTTCCAATATTGGAGAAAATAGAACATATTTACAGAGTGCAATTTCAAATAAAGATTCAAACAAGAGATCTTGGTATGCAGGAAAAATTGCAGACTATGAAAAGGATTTTGAAGAAACAACAAGAGAACTTATCGAAAATCTTACGGAAGAAGAGCAGGATTGGATCGAGTCCTTAAAGGGTAAAAAAATAAACCTCAATGATCCAAAACAAATCGATGAACTCATGGCAGATAAAACAATCTTGTGGCCATGGGAAGAAAGCGGCTCTTATTTAAACGGTACATTAAAAGCTGCCAATATGGCAGGATTTTATAATGTTTCTGAAACTGATAAAGCTAAAAAGAGAAATAGCTATGAAAAAGAATATGTCGAGTTAATAAAACAAAAACCGGCATTGATTAAAGCTGCCGCAGAAGCAAGAAAACAATATGGCGAAGACAGTGACGCCTATAAGGATGCTGTAAGGGCAAAAAAAGAAAATGAAGAAGCTTTACGTGCTATTAATCCTGATAGACAAAAATCTAATGTTCCAAGAGGAATTGTTGATGGTGGCTATTCAAACTCCCCCGCTGTCCAAAGCACATTGGCTGACATTCATAAACAGGTGCAAAAACGGCGTTCAGAGCTACTGTTGCAAAAAACAAAAGATTCTAAAGATGTTAATGATAAACAAACTCAACAAGCAAAAAAGATTTTATCTGATGCATTTATTGAACAGGTAAGAGCTTATGCTGATGGTTTAAAAGAATCTTCAAAGTACAACGATGATGACGTTTCTGAATCTGCAAAAACTGCCCGCAAACAGATGCAGGATGCTTTTGATTCTGCCAATGATAAATTTTTAGAATTGCTTGATGTTTTTTCTGGAGACGAAATCGATCAGCTTACATTAAAAGCAAAGAAGGAACTTGATTCTGCTAATAGAATTGTAGATCGCCGAATTGCAAATCTCACTGATAACAATAATAAACAAAATTTATCTGTTGAAGATCGTCAGAAAGCATTAGATCAAATTCGAGCTGCGATTGAAAAGAATTCAAACAATATGGACCGCGCCAGGAAGAATGGTTCAGCCGGTAGTGATCTCTATAGTCAATTCAATGCCAAACAGACCATGTACAAAGCACTAGAAGGTGCAGTATCTTCTGGATCTGGCATTAAAGATTGGGCGAAGACATATTTTCCTGCTAAAGTTGACGATATCAATAATGTTACCGATGCTCTGAGGGAAATGCGCGGCGAGTTAACAGAAGACCAAATCAAATTAGCACAAGTATCGGCTGATAAGTCAATTGAACGTTCTACTAACAAAGCAGCTACTGCGGTTGCAAATTTAAAATCTCAAATTCATGACTATCTTGAAACGAACAAGAAAATTCAAAATAGTGAGCTGGCTCAGCCTTTTAGAGATCTAATGAATGCATTAAATTCTAAAAATGCTCCAGAAAAAATCGGAGAATTACAGAAACAATTTGCTGAGCTTCGTGCGAGATCTAAAGAACTTGGACTTGAAACCGAAAGTTTGATTGATAAGTTCGAGAAACTCTTCGGAACGCACTTGAGTACAATGATCACCATGGCAGCGTTACACAAGATGCAAGACGCCCTACGCTTGGTGTATCAGAACGTGGTCGAGATTGATACGGCAGTAACCGAGCTGAGAAAAGTTAGTGAATATACAGGCAAATCTCTCGAAGAATATATGGGACGTGCGGCTGAACAGGCTCAAAAGCTAGGTGTCTCTATCAGTGATTATGTCAATTCTACAGCCGATTAGAAGCGGCTTGGTTATTCTGATGAAGACGCCGAGAATTTAGCAACCTACTCTACCTTGCTCAAAAACGTTGGCGATAATATCGATGACGTTAACACCTCGTCTTCGTATTTGATTTCTACTCTGCAAGGTTTTGGGCTGTTAGCCGATCAAGCAGAAGATGTCGTTAATAAAATTGACGCTGTGGCAAACACGCAGCCTGTTACTGCAAAAGACCTTGGCGAAATCTTGACTCGCAGTTCTGCTGCTATGTCGGCCGCTAATAATACGCTGGAAGAAACTATCGCGCTTGGTACTGCTGCAAATGCAGTTATCCAAGATGCAGATACGGTCGGTACAACTTTAAAAAGTTTATCAATGTATCTCCGTGCTGCTAAAAGTGACGCAGAGAATGCAGGTATTGAAGTTGACGGTATGGCCAATTCTGTGTCTGAGCTCCGCAGTGAACTGAAATCTCTGACTGGCGTTGACATCATGCTGGATAGCAAAAATTTCAAGAGTACATATCAAATCATGAAAGAGCTGTCTCAAGTATGGAGTGGTCTGTCCGATGTAACGCAAGCAAATGTCACTGAAATGATTGGCGGGAAGAGAAACGCAAATGCAGTTAGTGCTATTCTAAACAATTTTGACGTTGCTGAATCTGCTATGGAATCCGCTGCTAACAGCGCCAACGTGGCATGGGAAGAGAACGAGAAGTATCTCGACAGTATCCAAGGCCGCCTTGCGCAACTCAATGCAAGCTTCCAAGTCCTTTCTCAAGATGTCCTCTCTTCCGGTCTCGTGAAGAGTGGAGTATCTTTCCTCACATCAATTGTTAAACTTCTTGATAAAATCATTAATCTCACTGGTGCCCTTCCTGCTGGACTGGGTATCGCAGCATTTGCAACTCAGCTGGGTGAACCCAAAATGACGGGTTTCATGATTGTGCCCAGCAATACTCCGGGTGGTGACACGGAACAAGTGCTCCGCAGGTATTATATTATATATTCGCGAAGCATGAGGGAGTATTTAGTAAAACCGACGAACATGGTGACATAGCCACGGCGAGTTTGGGTAATTCTCGTCCGGGAACCGAAAGGAATCCGCAGGCAAGCTCTGTATACGCCTACATTATTATAATAGGCGCTGCTAGAGACGCTTCAGAGAGCATAATGTCGGGGTGGATCTTTTATGTGTTGCTTCCACGATTTTGTTGACGTCAACAAAATCGCTCGTAACAATACTATAGGTTCACTATGGGGTGCTCCAAATCAGCTGTCGCAAGATAGCAAAAATTACAGGCGGTCTCTCCCCTGCTGTCAAAAGTGGAGAAATATTTTTGTTGACTATCTTAGTATTTCTGGCTATAATAAAAATATCAAAAACAATACACAAGCAAAACGTATGTAGTGGAGGTATTTTATTATGGCACGTCCTAAAGGAAGCAAGAATAAAGCAAAGGTTCTCGATGGCGTCGATTATGCAGCACAGATCGCTGAGAAAAATACTGCCGCAGAATCTCTTGCTGAAGAAATTGCAGCACTTGGCACGAATATTGCCGCGCTGAATGCTGAGAGAAAATCCAAAGAAGCAGAACTGAAAAAGCTCAACAAAGAAGTTACGAAGCTTGAAAAGAAAAAAGCTGAGGCCGATGAAAAGATTGCAGAAGCTGCGAAGAAAGCTGAAGCTGAAGACGTGCTCAAGAAACTACTGTCCAGTGGTATGAGCGCAGATGAGATTTTGGAAAAGCTGAAATAAGGTATCATCATAAAACAAGCCCGACTTCCCTACTGCTGGGAGGCCGGGCGTTTTAATTTATGGTTGATTTTGGTAGCAAGCTATGATACACTCTCACAAAAGGAGTGTTGAATCATGGAAAATAAAAACAAGGCAAGCGTAAAGCAGCCTACTAATAATCCAAATCACGGACAAATTAGACATGATGGGCATTTTAGCTATCAGCCAGCACCAGAGAAGCCCAAATCTCCAAATACTGTTAAAACAAAATTCAATCCTAAAAAGAGGTGATAAAATGAATCCAAAAGATTTAATCTCTATTCTTCCGGATTTTTTATCTTATTTTATTCCCGGTGCGACATGTCTTATCATTTACAATTTTTTGTTTTTAAAGAAATCAGATCATGACAAATTCTTGTTTTGGTCTATTATAATCAGCTATACTTCAAAAATTTTCATTGATACTTTTATCCATAGCCGATTCAATTTATTTCTTCATGCTATCTTTTGTATTTTTGCTCCAATTCTATTATTTAGTATCAAAAGAGTCGGTATTAGCGATTGGTTTGATAAAATCACCGGCTTATCTAGCGAAGAAAACATTTGGTTAAAAACTATTGACTGGGGTAACGATAATTATATTGCTCTTCATCTTTCGGACAATTCCATATATACAGGTATCATTTATTCCGTTGATTGTGACTGGATTATCTTGAAATCTTACGATGACGACAAAGGGAGTAATTCCAGTGATGAAGTCGATTATAAAATTCTTTGTATCCCGATTTCTAAGGTTGAGCGATTCGAAATGTCGTATATTGACAATGACAAAATGAAGAAAAAATTCTATCCTGAATAATAATTTCAAGTCCGTATGAGCATTATGCTTGTGCGGGCTTTTATTTCTATATTACTACGCAGCTAATCCTTGATTTCATTATCAAGACGTTTGATATAATCTGCTTCCAGCTGGTCGAAGTTTAAATTATAGCGAGTTTCCAAGTAGTTCAGCACAGAGTCCAGTGCACTTCCTATGAAATATTTGTTTGCACCAAATTCATATCTCAGGCTCCCAATCGTTTCTGGCATGATTGGATATCCATCTCTTCCGTCAAACAGGTCGTTATTACAAGCGGGATTTCTGTAAGCAACAGGATAATGATAAAACCCGCCCTTGCCGTAGTTATTGGACTTGTTATATGTCCACTCAGCAGCAAAGTCCTCAAGTATCGCTATAAGTTCTGCACGTTCTTGTGACATACTCATAATTGATTTCTCCGTAAAGAATTAGAAATTCGAATTACAGTTTTTGCAATGCCATTGTTTTCCGATTTTCCCGCTGGCAGCGCCCACGAGAGATACAGACACTGTGCGGCTATGGACGTTCTAGTTTTGCATCGATCGTTTTCTTCTGTGTGCAATAATCCAATACGTATTTCAAATCATCTCGAACTTTTTTAGTCGCATCGTCGCCGTGCCAACCCGTATCGAGATATTGTTCGTAGAAGTATTGAATTATTTCCGTTTCGGTATGTTTCCCTGTGTCAATAAAATCTCGGAGGATTCGCTGTCTTTGTGTTGCTGACTTTGTTGTTGTGTACCCATCTTTATTTATAGTTGTTTGTTGGGCAAAGTCGTCAAAGATTTCGTTCTGATCTTCATAATAACTCGCCCACAATGCAAGTTCTCTACCATGCTTAGACATAGATGAGTCAAACTCAGTCGATAAATAATATTGATAACTGCCACCTTTTGCAGCAAAAATTTCTTTTGTTACAAAATATTTGTCGCATTTATCACAGTGAATAACATCAACAGTGGTTGGATCGGTGAAAGCCTCGTATTCCGGTTTAGGTTTAATTCTAGCTCTATACGCCGTGCAATGGTGCTTCTGTCTGAAACATTTATTTGATTTAAAATAAAATATAACTGTGTGGAGTTTATCATCAGTCCAGTCGATATCTTGAGGTATCTGATACTGGGCTGCCAATGCTTGATCTACCTGTTTTGTTTCAAGGATAGTGTATTTTAAAGTCCGTCCGTCTTTCTCGATCTGAAAGGAATCTGCTCCTGTCGCAGCTGCTTTCATAGCCGCATCAAACAAATTCTTCATCTTTTCATCGCCACGCAAAACAAACACGGGATATTCATAGCATCCAGGCTCTGGCAAAACACTAAATTCGTAATCCGACAAAATTATCTTATAAATTTCAGGATCGTCTACATTCTCATCCTCTGAAAAGTAGGCATATAATATCGCATAGACTGGATTATATGCTTCCATGATTTTTCCTCGATATCAAAAGTTACTATTACAATTCTTACAGTGCCATTGTTTACCTAACTTCGGAGACGCGATACCGAATGCGTAAATTGATATACCACGGCTTACTCCAGAGATCTTCTCGGTATTTGCGGACTTACAGTAGGGGCAGACGACACGCTTGCCGTTGGCGAGGTCTTGCTGCTCTTGACGTGCGGCCTGTTGCGCCTCGGCTTCGTGTTGCTCGTGAAGATGAGCCATTTGTTGACGATGAGCTTCTTTGTTCTGTCTACGGATTGCTTCTTCTACACACAAAATCCCCGGATGATCTTTCTCTCGAAGTTGGTCATAGTAGAATTGAAGAAACTCTGAATTATTTCTTTTATAATGGATTTTATTGTCTCCAAATAATTTTCTATTGCTTGTTTTAATTTGTTTGTAGCGTCCTCTCAACTCTTTATGATCTTTTAAAATACAATCAGTTAAATATGCCCTTGTAACATTTTCATAATACTCTTCTAATGTTTTTGTATCAGGGTCTTCTTTTAGATATTCATAGTCCGGGTATATTTTAAGAATTCTTTTTGCCTCATTCCACCAAGATAGCCTTTGAAAGTACCCTTCTGGTTTTGGAAATGGTATATCTTTTTTTATGATTCCTATTTTCATAGCATCCTCTCAATCGTGACAAATAATCTTAACCGACCATTTTGATTATTATACGATATGACAGTCAATAAGTCAATGATTGAGCTTGGAAATAGCCTTGACGGAACAATCAAAAATGCTGTTGACTCTGTAAAAAAATTAGAAGGCATTCCAAAGGCATACCAGAAATTCATGGTATCTGGAGATTTTGTCTGGGGAAATGGGCAAAAAGTTGATATATCTTCTTATGGAAATAGTTCAAAGGAACTTAACAATTATATTGCTCAAGTTTCCACATTAAACAAAGAGCAACAAAAAGTCGTTTTCTCTATGACAAATTTCAGTGATGGGCAAAAAGAAATTATCACTAATACATTGAATGAAATTTCAACAGGGGAAAAACTAAACGGCATCATCGCAGAGCAGGTGTTAAGAGAAAAAGGATTTGGCGAAGCTGCCGTAAAAGGATTGACTTCTATTTACAAACTAAGTGACGGAGCTGGAAATTATGGAGTTGCTCTCACTTCCAAAGTTATTCCTGCAATGGAAGGATGGATTAACAAGCATACAGAATTAATTGATGCGAATGAATTATTAAAAAACAACATCATTACTGGAACTGCGGGGAACTATAAATTTTCTGATTCTTTTATTCAACTTATTTCCAATGAACAAAATGCCGTTGTTGTAACCAAAGCACTTACCGCAACTCAAAAAGCGTGGAATATTGCAACACAATTTAGTAAACAACTTCTCCTCTCTCTTGGCGTAGCCGCTGTTGCCTTTATTGCAACCAAAATTGTCGATTATCTGATGAACCTAAAAACTCGTTCTGAAGAACTTGTTGATGCAATGAATGATTCTCACGATGCTGCACAGCAAGCAACTAAGGATGTTGAAGAGATCCAGTCTAAAATTGACGAGCTGAACAAATCTCTGAAGGACGCGGGCGTTAAAAAGATTGAAGACATCGTTGATCCTGCCGAGCGCGAGCGTCTGCAAGCCATCAACGATATGTTGCAGGCTCAACTCGAACTCAAGAAGCAGCTGGAGAAGGATGCGAACGATAAAGCAAATGCCGACACAAGTGCTGTTGTGAATGATAAGACAGAAGACAGTATTGTGAAATCCCGCACAGTAAATGTTTCTTATGCCGAGGGTGGTGCAAATGCTGGCACTCATCAGGTTGCAGAGAAAGTCTCTAAGACTGAATCTCTTGAAGAGCACGCTGCTGCACTTAACGACCTAATCGATAAACGGCGCGAACTAGCTACTGCTGGCAAAGAAGATACTCAAGAGTACAAAGACAATGAGGCTGCAATCGTGTCCGAAACCGAGAAGGTTGAAGAGCTCTCCTCTGCTGTGTCTGAGCAAATGGACGGTTATGAGACAAATGCCGACAGTTTCGCTAGGTACAAAGATGAGTATGTTACAGGCACGAATGCAATGACTGCAGCCACTAAAGCTCTGGCGAATGCACAAGATAATACAGGCATTGATACTACCAATCTTGATATATTCTCAGAAAAAGTAAAACAAATCAAGAATGATATCGACAATGGTGATTCTCAGCAAAGCGATTGGAAAACATTCAATGGGCTTGACGCATTTAGTGGAATGACTGGCGAGGCAATAATCAACATCGATAAAGACTCTTCTCATCAAACCGAGACCGAAACAGCTGCGCTTGAAAAACTCCATAAAACTGCAGACGAGAATAAAATATCATTTGAGTCTCTAATTGGTGTGTTTGAAAGTTTCGGTCTTGTGCAAATTAGTAACTCTGCAACTGCTGACGATTACGCCGATAAACTCGAAAAAACAATGGGCGTCATCGACAATATTCAATCAGCATACAAAGCCTGTTCTAGTGCTGTTGAAGAATATAACCAGTATGGATACATGAGCGTTGACTCGTTGCAAGCTCTTTTGCAAATGGATGACCAGTATCTTAATACTCTTGAACTTGTTAATGGAAAGCTCCAAGTCAATCAAAGTGCGTATGCAGATTTATTGGCAACTCAATACGCAGAAGCTCAAACGGAAGCTATTTCTCAGGCGATATCAGAACTAAATGCGATTGCAAAGGGAGACGCCGCAGAAAAAGCCGAGACATTTACTGAAGCAACTGAAGATGAAAAGAATAAGCTTACTGCTTTATGCCCCGCTTTGAAAGATGCTACTGTTGGAACAGGCGAACTTGCTGCCGCATTAGCCGCTGCACAGGGAGCAGCCAACGGGGAAGACGCTGACGCTATTCAAGCTAAAATTGACGGTGTTATGAACGCATTAAACACCAGATTAAAGCTTATTGGAAATAATATGTCTGCCGCAATGAATGGCGCTGCCGGTTTACGCAATCAGCTCGATGGCTTTAGCAATTCTTCGAACAAGGCTGCGGATTCTTCGAGAAAGGCAGCGGATTCTTCTAAAACACTTCTTGACGCATGGTCTACCCTTACCTCTGCGATGAAAGAATACAACGAGCAAGGTTATATCACTTTCCAAACCCTGAAGAGTTTGACCGACCTTGAAGATAAGTATTCTTCTATGCTCAAAAAGAATGACGTTACTGGTCAGCTTGAAATACGCACAGATGACTTTTATAAGTTAATGAAAGCCGAGCTGAAAGAAGCGCAGATAAAAGGTGACGGTGCAAGTGAAGCACAGTACAATAAGATTCTTGAGTGGACAAACCGTAACATCAAAAATCAGATCATGTCCTACTGGGATCTGGTCGCTGCAATTGAAGGTTACACTGCTGCTCTCTCAGGTGCTAAAGAAATCACTGACACATTCAAAGATGCATGGGATAATGGCAAAACTGTCAAGGAAAAGCAAGAAAAGAGTCGTGCCGGCGCACTTGATTATGAAGGTACTGAAGCACAATCCTCTGCTCTGCAAGCCCTGATGAAGTACAGCGAATATGACCCTGAATTGATTGGCAAGGCGTTCAATAAGGAAACTGGCAAAATTGATTTGAGCGGAGACATGCTGAAAACCGCCGTTACAGAATCGCTAAAGCAGCAGGCTGCCGCAGCTCGTACTGAAGGTGGAGCAGCTGCTGAAGCTATTGCTGCAAGCTATGAGAAGTCTGCCGAGAATATTGAGAATGACGTCATTTCCGTACAGGATTATTTTGACGGTCTTGGCTCTACGATCGAAGAAGCCAACTCGAAGATTGATGAGCTGCAGAGCGCGTACACAGATCTCGAAGATACTGCCAGCGAATATAATACTTATGGCGGCTTAAGCGTTGATAGTTTGCAAAAGTTGCTTACAATGTCTCCTGAGTATCTTGCATGTCTCGAAATGAATGGCGATCAACTTGTTTTCAACCGTGACAAAATGCAAGAACTTTTGATTCTCCAGCTTGAGAGTAGAAAAGAATTCTTGACATCTAAGAAAGAAACAGAAGATCAGGCTCAGATTATCCAGGCCATTATAGATTCTATTCGAACTAATGGTGTCAATGCTATTAAAGGAATGGGCACAGAAGCCGGACGAGTAAAATCAATCCTTTCAGATATGAAAGACATCTTCTCTTCCTTTCTTGATCTGATTGAAAGTGCAAACTCGAAAAAGGATAACGACCTCAAACTTTGGGGCGAGGCCATGACCGAGGATATAGATAAGCGAATCGATGCCCTAAACAAGCAGAAAGAAGCTCTTCAAGAAGCCAATGACGAAGAGGAACGCGCGATTACCCTGGCTAAGCTAAAGGCCGAACTTGAAAAGGCTCGCACTCAGCGTACTGTTCGCAAGTTGACCAGCAATGGCTATGAGTGGGTTGCTGACGAATCCGCAGTCAAGGAAGCTCAGGATAATCTGAATGACCAACAACGTGAGTGGCGCAAGGAAGATGCCGAGAAAGCTATTGATGACCAGATTGATAAACTGAACGAACTGAAAGATAAGTATAGCGAGATTATCGGTCTAATTGGAACTGACTGGGATGACTATAATAAAAAGCTGAAATATGCATCCGAAATCGCCGATATGACTTTCACAGAAATGGAAGGTCGTGTCGATGTTTTTAAGGGCAATGTTTTAGCTTCTATGCAAGCCGCCAATCCAATTTCTACTATTAAGAAGATTATTAGTGGACTTGAGTCTCTAATTAGTACGCTTGAAAAAGTCGGAAATGTCTTAGATAAGCTGGATGGCGGTAGTGGCAACGGCGGAATTACCACTTTATGGAATAAAATCACCAACTTGTTTAATGGAAAGAACACGAACAATACGCAGACCGCTTTTGGTAATTTCTGGAATAGCCTTAGTCAGGTTGGCAGAAATGGCGTAAATAAACTTCAAGAAGTAATTTTTGGTGGTTGGAATAAAATAACATCAGGAACCAGTGGTTTTCTTTCTAATGTAGGAAACTTCTTTGGTGGAGCGTAGAATAAAATTTCAACTTCGACCAGTTTACTGTTTGGCGATATTGGATCATTCTTTTCTCAGGGTTTTAGTTCATTAGTTGGGCTTGCACAAAACGGATTAGGAAGCGTTGTATCTGTTGTTGGTAGCCTCTTTACTCCGATTGCAAATGGAGCTATGTCTATTGGCAGTGCAATAAGCTCTGGCATTGTATCGTTCTTCCCTTCGATTTTTATGGCGCTTGGAACATTGGTTTCTACTGTTGGTGCTGCAATGAGTGGCATGTTAATGCAAATTGCTACCGCATTAGCTTCAATCCCGGTTGTAGGATGGATAGCAGCAGCAGTTGCAGTTGCAGGCGCTGTTGCTCTAATTGCGTCCATCGCTGCTACTGCATCAAAGACTAGTAAAACAACAGTAGATCAACCGAAGCCTTCATTCAAAGCAAAAAAATATGCGAAGGGCTCAAAAACAATTGATAAGGATCAGTTGGCTAATGTCGATGAACAAGGTTCTGAGCTTGTTGTTCGTCAACCAGAATCTGGTCGTTATACATATTTAGAAACTGGTGATGGTGTTGTTCCGGCAGACATAACATCTCGGTTGTTTGAAATGGGAGGAAATCCCGACGAATGGTTCAATAAACAACTCGCAAAGCACGTTGCGTTAAGTAATGTTCAGAATCATACCGTTGGAGGAGCAGTCTCTGTTGGAGATATTTATATTCAAAATCCTGTTGGAAATACAAATGAACTCGCAAAAGAGATTGTTTTAAAACTGCCAAATGCCTTGCTGCAATATCAAAGCAAGCGATGAGTAACGGAGGTGTTATTTATGACTGAAGTTGAACGTGCAGTGGAGACTCTTACAAAATCGATTATTCAAGGAGCAAAACATGAAGTAAATAATGCTTCTTATGACGTAACATCGTTTGGTGTTATAAAAAGCAAAGTAAATAATGGTTATGTAGTTACATTGTTTGGATCTGATTATACAGTAAGGTCTTCACAGGACTTCCAGCCGTGTGAAAGAGTGGCTGTTACCGCTCCGCAAGGGAACTATAATAATTTACTACTCCACAAAATATAATCGATCTATACAGGTAGTTCCGTAATTGCGGATAACCCTGTATTTTACTTAGGAGGTGAATACCTATTGGCTAAACCAGTTTTATCCTCGATTGATATTTTTGATGCGTCAATTGGCGGAAGAGTTAATTTTCAGATTTATACAAGTAATACTGAAATTAAGAGTTACGAATATGAGATTTATAGTGGAAGTAATTTTATCCTTTCACATTCTGGAGAATCATCCGATCTATCTTATAATTCAAACACGGGATATAGTTTTGCAATTATCCCAAACGAAAAATTAAAGAATCAATCTTCAAACTATTCTATTAGAGTTAGGGTAAAACTATCAAGCGAAGATACGTTTGGAACATATAGTTCTCTAATGACGTTTTATTGTAAGAGCAGGCCAGTTTTATCTTTTAACGGTCTTACTCCTACAGGAGAGAATACTTTTGAAACTTCTTCTATTATTTTCGAATTAAAATATTCTTATGCTTCATCCGAAAATGAATTGCTCAAAAATTATAAATACCAATTATATAACGCAGACAAAATTCTACTTGATGAATCAGATACGTATTATGGATCAATATCCAATTCGTTTTCTGCATATAATTTAGAAAACGGAAACAAGTATTTTATTAGAGGTATTGGGGAAACCAGAAATGGTTATAAACTGGATACTGGATTTTATTTGGTGAAAATTGGATACTCTGGGAGAGATAACACATTCGCTTTAAATGCAACAAATAATAAAGATAACGGTTGCATTGATATCACGAGTCATTTTATTTCAGTCACAGGTGTACCTAATGGAGAATTTTCTTACGTACAATCAGATGATGGAAATTATTATATTGACTTGACAAATAGGACATCAGTTACGTACTCAATTCCATCAACTTATAAAGAATTACATGATTTTGATATTAAATTATTCACAAAATCCAGTTCCCCTAATGAGTTGGCAACGCTAGTGTGGCAAAACGATTCATACAACGTGGTTGGGAAAATTAAATTAAATACTAGAAAATTTACTGATCGCGACTCAGATTCAAACTTAACATACGCTATCTTCCAGTTGTTTGTTAACGAAAAGCAATATTTGATCATTCAAAGCAACTATTTAGAAAATCATGATAGTTCTAAGGTGGTGCTTATTGATCTTGCGTTACGTGATAAGTTGTTTGACATTCACATAAATTCAATCAATTAAATATTACGAAAGGAGTGTATTATGTTTCTTGGATGTGATATTTTAAACGATTCCACTTCTTTCAATTACAAGGGTTTTAATTCAAAATTATTGTCCTTTTCTGTTAAAAATGCAATTTTTGACAAGGTTTACCTATCTTCTAATTGTAACGATTATAAGAAGACAGACATTGAATGGAATTCAGATGTATTGGTTTTGGCTACTTTCGATTCTAAAAACTTGGAAGGTGGAAATATTGGAGATTTAGGCCCAAAACTACAGTCGATGCAGTTGAAACGTCGTGAAGTTGGAAGCTCGAAGTGGACTTCTTTAGCGGGATATCTCATAACAGACTTAGATAATTTAAATTTTGCTTTTGCAGATTACTTTGCAAGAGGTAGAGATACAAAATATGAGTATTCTGTTACATACGTTTTAAAAGACGGAACTGAACTTCCGTATATTTCAGCATCTGCTGTTAGTGATTTTTACGGAGCCGTAATTTCCGATGGAGTAATTTCTTATCATATATTTCTCGATCCTAAAATCACTTCTGTTACAAGAAATCGCGAATCTAATGTTGTTACGACATTAAATAGTAGATATCCGTATGTGTTTTTTGGAAGCGAAGCAAACTATGATTCTGGAACATTTTCCGGAACCATTATAAAGCGTATTGGTTATGATAATTGGGACATTGCTAATTCATATCAATATAGAGAAGATTATGTTGATTGGTTAACCAATGGACAGGCAAAAATTTTAAAGATCGAAGATGGTAGAGAATGGTTGATGACCGTTAGTGATGAGGTTACTATTGACAACGAAGATCATCCTGACAAGGTAAACATTGGTTTTAAATTTATCCAAACCGGAGATTACAATAGCACTGATGATCTCGCTGATAGCGGCTTAACTTCTTTTGACGAGCAACAATATGGAGTTTATTATAGTGTGACTTACAACCTAACAAACACTTCTTCCACAAATAATATTGTTGCAGTTAAGAGCAATTCTTCTTTTTCAACTACCATCTCTGCATTTTTTGGATATGCTATTGCTGATGTTTCTGTAGTCGTGAACAATACTGTTGTTACGAACAATGTGTATAATGACGCAACTGGAGAAATTAGCATTCCAAATGTTTCTGGCGATATAATCATTTCAGCATCTGCGATTAGAATCAAAGCAAGTAAAATTGCATTAAACTACACACATTTATACTTAAAAAAGGGAACCAGAAAAGAATTCAAATTATATTACTTGCCTGAAAATATAAAACTCAGCAAAGTATCATGGACATCCTCTAACACAAATATTGTTATCGTTGTTGATGGTAAAGTACAGGCAATATCTGAAGGTTCTACGTTTATCACAGCAACAGTAGATAATATTTCCGTCAGATGTCCAATTGATGTTATTTCTGTAGATTCCGGCGTTCGTTTGGATGATCTTTCTGAAGGAACAGTGGTAGGCTTTACTGAAGAGGGGCAAATCGCAGAATTTTATATTGCAAAACATAATTACGAAGAGAGTCTTAACTATACAGGAAATATGCTTTTAGTTAGAAAAGACGTATATTCAGAAACTGTAGAGTTTGATAAAAATAAGAGCATTGAATATTCGTCAAGTACAATTGATAAATGGTGCTCTGACTATAAAACAAAGCTAGACAATTCCGTTTCAAGTAAAATCACACCAACGTCATTTTATTATACACCTAAAAACAATTACAATTCAACAGATCAAAACTATAAGCCCGATCAAATTGCAACTTTAACAAGAGATGTTTTTATATTGTCGGTTACTGAACTAGGTGTAAAAAATTGGACTGGCTCTTGTAATGTGGAAGGCTCTTTATTGCCAATTGCCAGCAAGATAGCAGATGCACCTGACGTAGGTCTTTGGGGAGAAGATTATGGCGAGCAGCTAACTCGCTCTCGTATAGTTAATCAAGGAGTTTTTGGACTTGGTGAAAATTATAAAGATAGATATATTGCAGTTTCAAAAATAAATAAAAACACAAAAGATACCTATGTCGAGCCGATTCTTCCAACGGGTAAACTCTATTTCCGTCCAGCATTTGCATTGCCCTGCTCGTTTAGAATAAGCTCAGAGAATTTTATCGGAGTAAAAAATATAACAGCTACTTCAATTGGGTATGCATTGGCGATTGGTGAAAGTAAAAAGATTACATATACACTTTCTCCTGCGGATGTAACGTATCCGATTCTAAACTTTCAGACATCAAATCCTTTTGTAGCGACAGTTGACAAAGATGGTATGGTTACTGGAATTGGAGTCGGAGAATGTTTTATTACTATAACTCTTGATGACGCAAGTACAACATGCTCTGTTAAGGTTGTTTAAAATGGGAGGTGATGTTTTTGTATACTCCTACTTCAAAAGAATTGCGCCTCTTAAAAACACATACCAAAGAATTGCACTGCAAGTTAGAGTTGTTAGATAAAAATTTAAACGTGATCGATTCTCTTGAGGGTATTGCCATTGATGGTTCATTATCTATAGATGCAAACTCTGACATCAGAAGAACTTTTTCAGGTACTATTCATTTAAATCCAAGAAAAAGAATAAGCAGATATGAGATCAACGAATAGACGGATAAGATGGTACGAGTATATATAGGCATGAGTGTAAATAAAGCAAATATTTATTGGTATCCTCAAGGCGTATTTGCTTTTAGTCAAAATGGATTTACGTATAGTTCTTCTGAGCATACTGTTTCTATTTCGTGTGTAGATCTCGTTGCGTTACTTGATGGAACTCTCGGAGGAACACTTACTGGTTACAAGACAACAATAAGTATTGGTACAAACATTCGTTCTGCGATTGAGGATACTTATAAATTAAGTGGTATGACTGATTGTTCTATTGACTATTAGAATCGTAAAGTTCCAAACGATATTGATTTTCAAACGGGAACAACGATTTGGTCTATTCTAACACAGTTGCGCGATTTGTATTATCCATTTGAGATGTTTTTTAACAACACTACTTTTGTATGTCAAGAAATTCCGTCTGGTTTTGATGACCCTATCGCTCTAAAAAACGATACTTTCCAAGATCTTGTTATTTCAGAAGATTGTACAATAGATTATAGCGAAGTAAAGAATTGTGTTGAATTGTTTGGCGCGAGTATTGAGTACGATCAATTTGTCTCAGATGATAAAATGGAAACTTCAAACGAAGAGGATACGACTAACATTACACTTAATACTGTAGACCTTGAAACAAATAATGACGTGCTAATTGCATTCACAACTCCCCTCCCTGGTCTAACCAAGCGTATCAATATTACGATTGTCAATTCAATGACCGAGACTGATGATGACAACAACACAAGTGTAAAGAAATATTGGCATGGTCCTTATACTTTATATGAAAGTGACGTTGACGAAAATGGACTTGATGTTGCTATTGATGGAACTACTATTCCATGTGATACGATGGTAGTTGTAAAATATAGTCCATCGAATAAAGCTTTCTATTATCGTGGAGAACAACAAATTCATACCATGGTGAAGCTTGTAGATAAATATCCTACCGATGATGAAATCGAGCTGGATAAAAAAGAGGAATCTTGCAATTATATTAAATATATTTGTTTAACAAATTCCGAATCTAAATCTTTAACTGATGTAGATTCATATTTTACCATCGATAAAATCGGAAGACGAAATCTTGTTTGTTCTGGAAGTGATTATGAAATTTACAATACCAGCGCTTCAGCATTACAATGCACAGAGTATGAGCATTAGAAAGCTTGTCGTTTAACTGATAGTGTAAGTGTCGAATGTCTCCTTGTTCCATGGCTGGATGTTAATCAAAAGATATCTTATATTCCCAAATATATAAATTCAAATGATGAAGAACTGGAATTCATCATAAAACAAATTAATATTTCTTTGGGTTCAGGAACGATGAGTTTAACACTAAGCAGGTATTATCCGTATTATCCATATATTGTCGAAAATAAATATTAAATACTTTCGTCTATAACAATAGGAGGTGACTTCATTGAGTTACGAAAAAAATCCAGATGGTACATATGTAGATTTGGAATTCACATCATTTCCCGCTCAAATAGATAGTTAGCAAAACAGCGAAAATGTAAGCTCAGAGTTGCTATCGGATGTAAACGATTATAAAAAAGCAATTCAAAATGGAAATTATGCGCTTGCACAAAGTATTTTAGAAGCGAACCCAAAGATCAAGAACACAATTATCGATGCAACCGATATCAATGAGCTGAAACATAGCACAATGGCACTGGAACGAATGTTCAAAGAAGACATTGAATTGTATATTGAGAGTTTTACAAACAAAGCAAGTGATTTTTCAGCAAAAGCTGCAACGTCTGCTAATAATGCGGCATTATCGGAAAGCAATTCAAAAGAAATTCAAAAAGATCTCACAGCTCGATATGATAATATTCAGGCTACTCTTGATACTGCTAATCAGCTTTCTACTGAAGCAAAAGATAGCGCAAAAAGGGCTGAAGCATCCGTAAAATACGTCCAGCAGTATGTTGGTGGTTATTATAATTCGTACACTTTTGAGATTTCACCTGAAAATTAGGGAACATCTTCTTTTGAAAGTTTTAAGTATCAGTACGTAGCTTCTTGTGATGCCGCTACAGAAGATAGAATTCCGATGGCGTCAGTTTATCCCGAAAATATGGATGTTGCTACAGCGGCTGGCGTATGTCGTACATGTCTAACTGGTGATAAAACTATTACTTTCTATTCCAAAGAAATTCCAGCTAATACAATTAAGATTCAAGTGACGTTGTTTAGCAAAACAGCTTAATAAGGAAGGAGTGAGCAAATGGCACTTTCTTTTGAGCAGTCCAGACGTATAGTTGCAGAAAATTCAATAATGACGATAGAGGCGTCTATGGAAGCCGCTCGTCCAGTAGTTGATTCTGATGAAGATGTAGATGAGCTTGCTGTAACGGAACAAACCTTTACCAGAAGCGGCAATTATGCATATCGTGATCATAAGATGCATGATTTGTTTTTAAAGAAGAAGCTTGAAGAGAATCAGATTTCGTCAGACGAGTATAAATATATTGTGGTTGGGAAGGAGGTGTAAATATGTATACATTTTTAATTAACGAGGACAACACGTTAACTGCTAGTGTTGTTGAACGCATCATGCAAAGAAGTAAACTTGTTGATAATCTTCATTTTTTGGCTGACACGACCTATAAAGGAATCGATATGTCCAACTACACTGTAATGCTAGAATACGTTCTACCTGTAAGTAAAAATTATAAAACTGAGATTCTACAAAAATCTGCAGAACTGTACAAGAATAAGTTAGAATAGGTTCTTCCTTTTGATACAGAGTTAACAAGTGAAGTTGGTGATATTGAGATTCAGCTTACCTTTGCAAACACAGAAATGGACTCCGAAGGCAGAATCACACAATATGTTCGCAAGGTTGGACCAGGTGTGATTCACGTTGTTTCTATCAATAACTGGTCTGATATGATTCCTGATTCGGCACTTAGCTCTTTAGATCAACGACTTCTGGTGATGATTAGTCAGACGAAGGCTTTAAATGACCAAATGAATACTGTCATCAACAACAAAGCAGATGGACTCAGTTACAAGAATAGTGTTTTACGACTTCTTTCTCAAGGTAATCCGATTGGTAATGCAGTAAAGTTGTCTAGCGATTCTTCGGGAGATTCTTCTGGTGGACAAGATGGAACTATCCGGGTGGTTGAATTCTAATCACCCTTTTATTTTGGAGGTGATAGAATGGCAACTCACTCAAAACTTGGTTATGGCAACTCTACTGATGTAGACAGTGCAATAGAGAATGGTGTGATTGATGGCAAGGACCTTGTCATCACAAAAGATACATCTGAATTCATTTATATTCGTGACGATAAAACAAAACAAATCATTCGTCCTAGAGAAAGGTTATTCGACACTGAAAATGCAGCGCTTGTAACGCTAAATGCAGATTCAGATACCTATGCCGGTCAAACCGTGAAGATTCTTGGAACCAACGGGAAATATCTTCCTTATATCGTTCAAAAGTCTTCAACGGGTAAATTTATTATTGAACCATTTGCTGCCGAAACAACCGGTTTCGTGTGGCAAGAATTTTAATGCTATAAGGAGGATTATATTATGGCATCTGTTAAATTTTTGTATGGCACTAAAGCTAATTATGACGCACTGCAGGTAAAGGATAATGATACCCTGTATTTCCTGACTGATACTCTGCAGTTCTTTAAGGGTACCAGCGAGTACACTAAGAGCGTGAAGAATGTAAGCGCCCTTCCTTCTTCTGGACAGATTCAGGGCGTGATCTATTTCCGTATGACTGATTACACCATGCATATCTGGAATGGCACTGAGTTCATTCAGATGAATAAGCAGACTGTAACTCAGATTCCTGCAAGCGATGCGACCGATGACAATGTGCCTACTACCAAGGCTGTTGCTGATTACGTTAATGCTAAGATTGCATCTGTCGAAGGTATCAAGGGCAAGTTTGTTACTGATGTCACCTATGATGCTGGTGTTTTGAGCGTTGCAAAAGGTGGCGAGCCTGTTACTACTACTCTGACAGGTGTTGTTCATGAGCCCACCTATGATTCTAACACTCGCACAATTAAGCTGCCCGTGTTTGGCGGTGACACTCTGACTATTGCCCTTGGTAAGGATCTGGTTGTTACCAGCGGAACTTACAATGCAAAGGATAAAAATATTGAGCTGACCATCACTAGTGGTGACGTAATTAAGATTCCTGTAGGTTCTTTGATTGACATTTATGTTGGTGTTGCAACTTCTACTGCTGAGGTTGCTGTGTCTTCTGATAATAAGATCAGCGTGAATGTTCGTGTGTCTGCAAAGGCTAACAACTCCATTGTCATTGAAGAGGATGGTCTTTATGTGGCCGTGCCGGATGCTTACACCAAAGCCGAGATTGATAAGAAGATCAAGGCAATCAACGATGCTGCTACTGCTCATACTGGTGATAAGGTTGCACATATTACTGCAGAAGAACGTACTGCATGGAATGCCAAGATTGATGCAACTCAGCTGGCAACTGCAAAGTCCGAAGCAATTTCTGCCGCTGCTGCTGATGCAACTAAGAAGGCAGATGCCGCACTGTCTGGTGCTAAGACCTATGCTGACGGTCTTAACACTGCTATGGATACCCGTATGAAGAGTGTCGAAGGTGCGATTACCTGGAAGACTATTGCTTAATTAAACTTACATTACCTGCCATGTCAATTTTGATGTGGCAGGCTTATTTTTTTATATCGAAAAGGAGTATACGATGTCAAAGTTATCGTTATTAGAGATAGCACAGTCTCAACTCGACACGACTCCAGTGGTTGATGGACAATTGATTGTCTGCCTTGACACCGGAAACGCCTATCGAGACAATTCTGTAGCTCATGTAAAAATCGGCAACGATTTAGAGGTTGTGAGTGAACTTCCTTTGGCTCCTCTCGCCGAAAAACTTTATTACTTAAAGCCGGATAAACTGTATTTAAACCTCGGCGGCAACTAGGTTTTATTAAATGAGCGTTCTGTTATTCAAGATAATCTCACTTCAGATAGTTCAACAAATTCTTTGAGTGCAAAACAAGGCAAGGTATTAAAGAATTTGATTGACAAGAAACCAGACGAAATGAAGCTCTACCCAATCACGATTCCTGCAGAAGGATGGAAATCCGATGGTTCGATATCGTATCCATATTATATCGATCTTCAAATTTCTGGTATTAAGGAATCCGATTGTATTGCAGTTACGATTTCACCAGAAGATATTGACGTTGCTAAAGCAGCTTATTTTACAACAACAGAAGCAAAAAATAATGTACTAAGACTTCGTGCAAAATATACTCCCCAAAAAGAAATTAGTGCTTTTTATTATTTTGTACGTGAAGATGTCGTGAAAGCTTTCGGGTTAGAAACTTTAAATGTAAATCCTTATACTCTTCCACCTGCAACAAAGAGTGAACTTGGCGGTGTGATTGTTGGCAATGGTTTATCTATAACTAATGCAGGCCGTTTATCTGTTTCGTTTACTTATAAAGATATTATGCTATTAGCGTATCCTGTCGGAAGTGCATTCTTTACTATCAAGGATGATAACCCAGCGGAGCTATTTGGCGGTACGTAGAAAAAAATTGCAGAAAATAGAGCTATCATGGGAGCATCTGGTACCCATGCAGCAGGCAGCACAATGGAAGCCGGTCTGCCAGATCTTAATTTAGATTTATTGTATCGGCAAGATGCAACTTCATCTGGTTCGTATGATAGTAAATATGGTCATGACGGTATGACTGTATCATGGAGTAATACGAGTGGAACGGACGAGTATATGCAAAGTATAAGTAACAGCTATACTAACGCTCCATTAGGATTGGAAATCGGAAATCCTATCTATGGACGCAGCAGTACCGTGCAGCCACCAGCTTATTATATGAACATTTGGCTTCGTACAGCTTAATAAAGGAGGTAATTTATATATGGCATTTGGTCCAGTATCAATCGGAGGTAGTTCATACGTATTACCTCCTGCAACTGCCGACACACTTGGTGGTGTGGTCATTGGCGATAATTTAACTGTAGATGAACAAGGAAAGGTTAATTTGCCTGTTGCCGCCGCGACCACGCTGGGCGGTATTAAATTAGGAAAGGGTTTGAAAATCAGTGCGGATGGTACGGCATCAATTGACGCTTATAATACAGCTGAAACAGACGCCATGCTAGATGAGCTGCAGGAACAGGTGTCAAAGATGGGGGCAAGCGGCCAGCCTATCGCGGTGTGGAGCGGGTATAAATCTTTCAGTAGCTTACATCTTCATACATTCAATATTCCAGACTCGGTTGATTATATCGTCGTAAAAAAAGATCCAAGTATGGATGTGTCTCAAGTTATCGTCCCCCGTGGAAAAAGCGGTGTAATGGGGTATTTCAGCGTCGACTTCTCAGATAGCAAAACCCTTAAGCTATATGCTGACAGTCCTTCAGGACATACTCTGTACTTTGTAGGATACCACTACCTGACTGCAGCTGATGGCGTGAAATTTCCATATGCTGTCAATACAAAATCGTTTGAAGTTAACCAATATTATGGAACATCTTTTACCGTAGATGCTAACGTCGATTACATCGTAATGGAGTGGACTACAGAACAAAACACAAGTAACAACAGTGATTCTGTTACAGTGCGCGCCAGATATTCAGAGATTATCGTGAGAGGAACTCTTGATAATGCTACGGACAGCTTTTCAAGCTCTGGTACGGTTAAAATCTGGTCAAATGGCGGCAAATACGTCAATATCACCATGTACCACTACGCAACGCCCGAGGAACTGAACAATAGACTCATCGCTGCAGAATCCGCACAGGCCGACGCCGACGCGCTGAACCTTGACCAGGACTACCGCCTGACTCTCTTAGAGCTGGGCGCTTCAGAATCTGAAAACGAAAAGATGGAATAACAAAATGGAGATTAGTATATGAGTATTTATGAATTATGTAAAAGCGTAATTGCTTCTGGTAAAACAAACGGGTTGACTGAAAAGCTCGATACTTTTTATTTGGCGGGCAAATTGACAAAAGACGAGTATACAGAGCTCACAGAGAGTAACCCTGAAAACACATTGGAACTAAGTAAGAACAAAAAGGTCGAAAAATCTAAAACCGCGCTCGCTACATATCTTGCCGAGCATCCGTTGCAGTAGGTTGATGGCAAGTATTATAGCGTAACAAGTGAAAAACAAACTCTTCTTACTTCCAATCTAGCTCTGTACCAACTTGCCGTCGCAAGTAATCAGCCTTTTGTCTTAAAATGGAACACTACTGGTGATGAATGTACCGAGTGGACCTATGAAAATCTGGCCGCACTGGCTCTTGCAATCGGAACTTATGTGCAGCCTTTTGTATCTCGGCAGCAGGAACTTGAGCTTGCTATTAAAGCATGTAAGTCACTGGAACAGGTCAACGCTGTTAATATTACGTATGATGATGTCGGTCAGGTGAGTTAATATATGTCGATTCGACAAAAAGAATACTTAAAATGCGCCATTCTCTGGTTGATCGGAGGGGTGCTTTATTATTGCATCGAGATTTTATGGCGAGGTCATTCACACTGGACAATGGCTGTTGTAGGTGGTACTTGCTTTGTGGTCATCGGAGGCTTGAACAATTATATTCCATGGGAAATGGCGTTGCATAATCAGGCAGTTATTGGCGCATTGTTCGTAACTGCAATGGAACTTGTCGTGGGTATCCCGCTGAACTTGATGCTGGGGTTACACATTTGGGACTACTCTTCCCTGCCCTTCAATCTGCTAGGTCAAATCTGCCTGCCATTTACAGTGCTATAGTTCTTTTTAGCTTTATTATGCATTTTCATCGATGACTGGTTAAGGTACATTCTTTTCAAGGAAGAACGTCCACACTATCACTGGTAATAGAAAAGACCCAGAGTTGTTATACTCCAGGTCTTTCCTTTTTATTGTCATTCTCTTCCTGCTCGATGAAGGGATAAGACAATTTTAATATACCATATTGTCGAATTTTGTCAATAGAATCGAGGTGATGAAAGTTAAATGGAAGAGATTCTTGATTTTTGTTTAAATCATCTTGGATCTGTTATGGCTGGTAGTAGTGGTTTGATTGTCGCAGTTATGTCTATTATTCAAGTATCGAAAATCGAAATCAATCCGTAGTCTTGGATAGCCACCCAATTGGGTAACGCTCTTAACGCTGGTGTAATGAAAGAAATTAAAGATATCAAAACAGAACAGGAAGAAACTAGAAAGAAGCTTGACGCACACATTGAAGAAGGTGAAGAACGTAAAGCGGATAATTATCGTAGCCGTGTTCTTCGTTTCAATAATGAGCTTGTCAGAGGACTTGGACATACTGAAGAGGACTACGATGAGATTCTTGATGTTATTTGGAAATACAATGAATATTGTAAAACGCACCCCAAGTATAAAAATAATAAGATGCCACATGCCATCAAGAATGTGGAGCGTATGTACGATGAAATGCTGCACACGAATGGATTCTTAAAAACAGAAGAATAAACACATGAATCGTTGACCCGGTTGGCTTAGTGCCACCGGGTCTTTTATTTATCAGGAGGTATATTATGATGGATTATATGAATCAGATTATTTCTGTTGTTGTCAAACTGGTTATCACTGGTGCAGGCACTGCTTTTATCGCCTATGGGATTCCTTACCTGAAGCAGATCGGTATGTATAAGATTGTCCAGATGGCTGTCCGTGCAGCTGAAAAGCTTGGCCTTACTGGAGCGATCAAGAAAGCCGATAAGAAGAAGTACGTTATTACTATTCTGGAGAAGATGGGTGTAAAGGTAACTCCTGTTATTGAGATGATGATTGAAGCTGCCGTTAAAGAGCTGGACATTCAGAACGAAAAAATTGAAACCGAACTCAAGAAGGATTGAAGGTGTGGCTCTATGAGCATTATTACATATTCTATGAAGAAGGACTGGAATAAAAAGCTGTCCAAGAACTTCTGCGCCTATGAGTTTGCTTGCAATGACCGGAGCGACGAATTCAAGGTGGCAACTGAGCTGGTGGAAACTCTGCAGCAGATTCGTGACCACTTTGGAAAGCCGGTTCTGATTAGTTCTGCCTACCGTACTCCTGCATATAACATTTCAATCGGTGGCAGTTCTCGCAGTCAGCATTGTCTGGGCACGGCAGCGGATATTCACATCGCTGGTATTGATCCAATTCGTATTGCACTATACGTAGCCTCCCTCCCCTACTTCCAGAAACATGGCGGTATTGGCTATTATAGTCGTGCACAAGTGACGGGCGGCTTTGTTCATGTCGATGTACGTGAGACTCCTAGCCGTTGGATCAGTAAAAGTGGCACAGCATATCAGGTCGTGAGTAAAATCATGCCTACGATTCGTCAGGGCTCTAAGGATTGCACTAGTGGCGTGTCTTATGCTGTGACCGTATTGCAGCGGCATTTAGGCTTGAAGGCAGATGGCGTCTTTGGCGCTGGCACAAAAGCTAAGCTAGTGGAATGGCAGAAAGCACATGGATTGGCGGCTGACGGCATCTGCGGAATGGCAACATGGGGTTCGTTTTAATGGCAAGTAACCAGAACACATTGCGTGCAGGAGACAAAATTAAATTAGACGGAGTATTATTTTCAAACAGCCAGACTCACTGCGGTATGCGCCGCAGCGGTGAGTAGTTCATCTACGATGGGAAACTAGTCAATGGACGCTATCGAGTGACAAATCTTGAAAGCCGAATTGGCAAGTATCCAATTTCGATAAATGTGTCGGGTTATGTCGAACCGAGCGATATTGAACTAGTATAAAAACGAATGGGGTATTGTTCCTTAACTGGACCAGTACCCCATTTTTTAGCGTTTATTTCTTTTCAGCGTAACTACAGAAATCGTCAGGTTTGGTATATATAGGTCTGGAATCATCTAGCGTGAAGTGAGCACAGCTACATAGATTTCCCTGTTTGTCCCATGCGTTCCAAAGATCGCAGTCCTTACAACAAATCACTTCTATTTTATTCATTTTATTTCCTCAGACAGCCATTCCTTCCATCCGCTCACTGTATTTGGGCAGTTATCCTGCTGTGCAACGAGCTCATTTAAGAACGCGGCCATTTCTTCATCTGACAGCTCGCGGATGGCTTGTGCTTTATTATTTTTACGACCAAATTCATCCCGGCTATGTTTGTGCAGAACGAAGCCGAGTGCGATATCAAGGATTGCTGGATTATTCATTGGAGTTGTCATCTCCTAATATTTTATTGATTTCTTCTAACCGAGCAAGAAGTTTTTCTCTTTCGATAATAAGACTTTTATAGTCTTGAATTTTGTCATCTTGTATTGTTTTATAAGTGACACCATCCGGTAACTCGCTGTCTAATAAAGTCTCCGGGACATTATAAACGGTAGCGATTGCACCTGCTGGAATAATCGTTATATAGTTTGCCCGGCTTCCTCCACTGGTTGGTTTTCCCTCTGTAAAAATAACATCCTCGCCAACCATTGCGCCAGTATCACGCCCTCGTGCTCGTGCGATTTCTTTTTGGAATATTAAAATAGGAGCACAAGAGTTGCTGCGACACTCTTCATCAAAATGGAGCTCTACTGTCACGTATTTTATATCCTCTGGTAAATCGCATTCGCCATAGACCTGACGCATCATATTTCGTGCCAGATCAATATGCTCTGCTGGAATTTGCCATACCTTTTTTGATGGATTCCAACGTGCCGCACCAATTGTTTTTATTTTGCTGATAAACTCTGTGTTATATGGAGATTCTATATATGCGAGCGTCTTATCATCATTAAGTGTGATTTTCATTGTTCCACCTTGTGAAATACAATAGGAGCGTCTTCTGGGTCAGCTGCAACCGCCATAGGAGACAACCATTTTAATATGAGTTTTCTCTCTTTCGGTTTTGCTTTAGGTCCAGTCCAAAAATGATGCCAATGACCACGACGCATATGAGGGCGTGGACTTGCATGACTGCCATTTTTATTTTGATTCTCTGTGTTTCTTAATTTTTCCGTTTCTTCATATAAACGAATAGCGGACCCAGTACGGAAACCAACATCCCACTTACGAATCTCAGAATATTTATCTTTAATGATTACCCCGCGTTTTGTGATAGCTTTTTGTTCTTCATCAGGGGCGATTTCTGCGTTTTGAGCTAAAATATAGAGGACAATTTGCATAACTTGTTTTATAAATGTAATCGTCTCACTATCTTTTGCAGGATCTGATTTGGCATACTCTTCAAGTTCTTTATCTCCTTTAGCGTATGCGACAAGCTGATCGTTTAGTTTTTTAATACTTTTTTCAATAGATCCAGCATCAAGATCAATTGGATAGCTGAAAACATCTTCCTTTTCAGAAAGAAATGTCAGTTTTAAATCGCGTTCTTTTAACTTAATATTATAATCAAGAGACACAAAGAAACCATGAATTTTTTCACTATCAAAATAAGTGTTTGGTAGTTCAATATAAAAGCATTGATATGGAAGATGAAGTAAAATATCAGTAGGAATCTCCACATCGTCTTTCTGCTCAAAGAGAAGATCCTTTATTTTTTCATCTATAATATAAACTTCTTTACTGAGACGCCACGGAGCCAGAACGGAAATTAGTTGCGCACACGATACAACTGCACCTTTCTGCTTTGGGGTAAGCATGTTAAGATTATTTCCATCAGAAGCAATTGTTAGTGCTGCTTCAATTGGCGCGTAGCACCAATCAGGCCAATTCGCATAACTTGATGTTCCATTCATATTATGGAACTCTTCCATCTCTTTCCAAATAACAGGATACAGTTTGGTAAGATAGTTAATCATTTTAAGCGGAAGATAAACATTTTGTTTCATGATATTTATACCTTATACATTCTCTTTTGCGGATAACATAATTTTATGACGGAATCCATCATTAAAGAGAGCACCTTCCCACCATTTATGCAGCCCAGAATTTTTAAGTTCTTCGATATCTACATAACCAGCGCATCCAGTAAGCTTATCATAGATTGCGCATAGTCGAACGACTCTATTAGGTTCCAACCCAATTTCGCGAGTTGTACGGCCATATTCGTCAAACTGATCTTCACACAACCATTCTAGTGCGTCAATAAAATTTTCTACAGTAATGGAGGAATGTTCTTTCCAATTATTAAAAATTCTACTGTTTCCAGCCAACACAATTTTCTTTTTGATTTCAAAATTTGTTGATTGTTTCATTGCAGGACACCTCCAATTTGCTTTAATAATATTGTAGCACATCTTGTAGCGCTGTTCAAGAAAAGTAAATGAAAAGGCGCAGGTTGCCCCGCGCCTTTAAAAGTACATCGTTTCAAATGCGATTTTCAATTTTAAGAGCAAGCTAAGATTGTCACATCGGAGCTCTTTGGTTTAAGACTCAAAATCGGATTTGATGGCGTAACGAGTAAATTGGTGTAGTAGTGGTGTAGTAACAGTCGTTTCTGCCAATGTTTTATCGCTGTTACGTTATTTTTGAAAAATTGGTTTTATTATACTGAATTTTCCATAAAAATGCAAGAGCTTCTATAAAA